ACACGTCTGACTGGTGCCCGCTGGGTCGACGACGATAAAGGGAATGGCAGCATCCTCCGCTTTCCACTCCAACATCGCGAGAAACTGGGCCCAGCCAACATCGCTAATACTTTTAGCGAGTGCGTGGTTGTGCATCATGTTGGCGATGCGTAGACGCTCCACCGCAAGGCCACCCGCACGGGCGACGAGGGAGTTAGCGGTCTTGTGGTGAAAGTCCAGGCGCTGCCTGCGCACTTTGCGGTAGGCCCTGTGCACCAGACGCTTTGCCTTGGTTCGTCGCCGACTACCCCGTTTCTTGCGCGCAAGAGCCTGTTGACGTTGCGCTAGGAGTGCGGCTCCATGCCGCAGATGGCGGGGGTTGGCGACATGCTCGCCCGTCGAGAGCGTGGCAAAGTGCTCCAGGCCCACGTCGACGCCTAGTGGTGGACGATCGGGGGTGGCAGGCCGGGAGCGCTCCAGGACGCAGGAGAAGCAGACATACCACTCATCACCATCGCGACGGACCGTGACCGTCTTGACGGTGCCCTCCAGGGGACGACTCCACCGGACCTTCAGCGTCCCGATGCCGCGAAGGTCCAGTCGATTCCCGGATATCTTCCATCCCTGGCGGCGAAACGTGAACGAGTCGTAGCGCTCGCGCGAGCGAAAGCGCGGGTATCCGCCCTTGTGTCCCTGGCGTACGCGCCGGAAGAAGCCCTGGAATGCGCGGTCAACGCGCGTTAAGACCTCCTGTAGCATTTGCGCGTCCAGTTCCCGGTATTCGGGGCGCGCGTCTTTGATCGCGGGTAATTGGCTCTGCTGGCTATACAAGCCGACACGTGCGCCATGTGCATGCGCCGTGCGCCGCTCCTCCAGCGCGGAATTGTACAATTCGCGACACAGGTCCAACGTACGCAGTAGCGCCTCGTTCTGTGCGCACGTCGGGTACAAACGGTAACTAAACGTGCGTCTCATCTCGCCCTCAGCATACGGTATACTGCGTCCTGTGCAGTGTCCGCCTGGCGTCCGGCCCAACTTGGGGGCAAGACAGTCGGATGCCAGGCGCGCCGCTCGACCGCGCGCACCGAGGACAACCGTGCGCGCTGGGGGCTATGGGACACACAAGGCTCATAGTATGATGACCTCCTCCGATAAAGCGCTCGACCGGGGCCGCTGGGCGCGCGTCACTTTGCGCCTCTTGCCCGAGGAGCACGATCACTTGGTCTCCTTCGCCGCCGAGTTGGGCGAAGACGTCAACACCTTTGTGCGCGGCGTCGTCTCCAGCCTGTTGCCGGACCTGGTGGCGGCGCGAGCGGTCTTAGAGCAGATGGACCTAGAGGACCGCTACGACACGCGCGACCTCTATGAGGCCCTCGCCCAAGTCTACGACCGACGGGCCAAGCGCTACCGCACGCGCGCCCGTAGTAAATAGAGCCACATGGACCCTCACTCGTCATCCTCAGCCTGCAAGCGATAGCCGGCGCTGCGCCAGAGAGACGCGATGTTCTCCAGCGAGCAGGCGAAGGCCGCATAGGGCAGATCGCTCTCGACGGGCGCGTAGACCCGCCCGTAGGGTGCGTTCGATCCCGTCGGCAAAAAGACGGCCCCATAGCGCGCGATCTTCTGCGCCATATTGCCGTCCGCCGAGCGCACCTGTAGCCCGGCGCACGCCAGCGCGAGCTGACGGAGGGGAGTGCCCCCGAGCAGGTGTACCGGCCAGCCACGGAAGAAGAAGGCCGGCAGGGGCGTGGACCCGTAGCGGCTGGGCACGCTGTAGCCCAGGATCACCTCCTTTCCACCGACCTGGCGCGGCAGGCGACCGATGATCCCGTCCATCTTGGGGATGAACACGAGGGCGCGCGCATAGGGGGCCACCTCCTCGGCCTGCTCAAGGGCGCGCCCCACCTGGCCCGGCGTGAGGATGTCGGGTATGACGACGACATCTGGGCGTTCGCATCGGGCCAGCGCGCTGTGGCGTGCCCACCGGGGCGCGTGCACGGGTGCATCCAGGAAGTAGAGGGGACGATGCGCGTCGTTCACGTGGTGGCTTGAGGCTGCCCCGCTGCGCCAGCCCGCGCGCCGCGCGATGGCCATGTAGCGCTTGTTGCCCCCCGCACAGTAGACCAGGGCTACAGGGTGATCTGCCACAGGATGACCTCGGACCCCCGCCGGGTGCAGGATGTTCCCACGCGCCGAAAGCCGCGCGCACGGTACCAGTCGTTGGCTCGTAGCGATGCAGGGCAGCGGGCCTGCACGGTGTGCGCGCCGCGCGCCCGTGCCTGTGCCATCACCGTCTCAAGCAGAGCGGTGCCGATCCCCTGGCCCTGGCATGGCGGCAGGACCAGGATCTCGCTGAGCGTGGCAATGCCGTCCCGACGCACGTAGAAGCGGGCCAGGCCGCCCTCGACCAGGACAAGCTCGCCCCGCTCCGCGCTCTCGGCTAACTGATTGAAGACCATCGTCGTCAGGCGCAGGTCCACCAGGAGGCATGCCCTGCGGCGATAGCGCGCGCTGTCTCATAAGCGGCAGCCCAGGAGTTTTGTCTTCCCTTTGCAATGTCGATGGGTAGCGCCCAGGAGTCCCAGGTCTGCTCGTGCCATTGGTAGATCCCTATCGCGAGTCCACCGTCGCCCACCGCAAAAGGGTCTGTCCCACTCTCGCACCAGGCGATGCGGTCCAGCCAGGCTTCCGAGATCCCGTAGCGCAGGGCGGCGTCGTGTATTGCGAGCAGGCTGTGCTGGATGGCCAGGCTCGTATCGGCCTGCGCGGTGCGCACGGGTGCCGTCCCCCCGCCTGACCAGGGTGGGTCGACCGGCGAGAGGCTGGCCCCGAGCAGCACGAGCAGGAGCAGCGCCCCCTGGACGATCCGTTTGGCCAGGGCCGACCCCCGATAGGGGGAGCGCCCTCGGGCCATGCCGGGCCGCTGCACGCCACAAAGCGCACGGGGACGGCGGCAGCGGCAGCGGGGGTGCGCGGCGATAGCAAAGCGACTACGGGCACGGGCTGTCTCATGCATCTCTTGGTCTCTCCTCCTTCTCCTTCTGTGCGTCGATGATACCTCGCCAATAGCCGGCGCGCTCCAGGGCAGCACGCCGGCCCCAGACCTCGTCCAGCACGACCTCCTCTCCCGTCCGAAAGCGCGCGGCCACCAGCGAGGGCGCGCCGCCTGCATCTGCGCGCTCCCGACCTGCCCTGTTCGGGCAGCCACGGCTCTGTCGCCCTCGGCAAGCGCGATTTGGTGCTCGATCCACGCCGACCAGGCTTCCAGGTTGGCGTGCTTGATGACCGCTTGGGCCGGTCCACCCCGCTCACTCTGCGCGCTCACAGCCGCCGCTCCACGATGCAGCGTAGGTCGATGCCCAAGGATGCCACCTCAAGCGTCATCACCTGGCGCGCGAACTCCTCGGAGTACCCGGCCCGCAGCGCCGCCTGCACGGCGAAGAGCGGGCGGAAGCGGTTCTGGGGCATGCGCTCATAGCCCTTGCCGCCGCCGCCCGACTCCGTGCCTGCGCGCCGCGTGAGCGGGACGATACCGCGCTTCGCGGGCGCGGGACCCACGCGCGGCGTGATCTGGTACAGGCGCACGGCGTCATGGCCCTCCCTATCCTCGCCGTAGAGCACGAGCACCTCGCGCCGGTAGTCGGGCGGCAGATCAACGACCCCAAGGGGCTCGCCCGCGGCGCGTCGGGCGAGCCAGTCGCGCAGGAAGGGGTCGGGCTCTCCCCCTGGGTCGCCCTGCTCAGAGACGGTCGTGGCCATCCAGGCTTCGGTGGCCACGACCGCCGCCTGGACGGGGTAGGGGCGGCTGGCGATCAGAGCGCGCGCCAGCGCCGCATACTCAGGACCCGCCCCCGGGGTGGCTAGCAGGATCAGCACGACCGAGCCATCGGGCAAGAAGAGGTGCAGGCGCGGCGCGCACAACTCCTCGGGGCCGAGCGCGGCCTCTTCTACGACGGCCACCTCCTGTAGTGCCTGCTCCAGGGGCGGCGCGGCCCGCCTCTTCCAGTGCTCTGCTCGTTCCTGCTTGGTGTGCGATGCGCGCCCCACGCCTTCTCTCCTTTCTCGTCGTGTGGGTCCTCTGCGAAGCGACCCTTGTGATGCAGGTGTACCCGATAGGGGTCGTCCATCTCCCCCGGCTCACCGGGCGCTGGCCGCAAGAGGTCCCGCAGACGCTGCTCCTCGCCCCATCCGTGGCTCTGGCTGCTCATCCCGCCCCCCCGGACGTCCCGGACGCGCCCTCCCTCTCCCTCTCTATCGTGATGGCCTCACTCTCGATGGCCCCTTCCACGGCCTGCCGCACCACCCAGAGCACGGCTTCCGTCGCCGCGATCGCCTCAGTGAAACGCGGCGGCCCCTCCTTGACCAGCTCCTGGTCTTCTGGCTCATAGCGGGTCGCCGCCCGGTGGCGCACCGTGTGCACCTGGTAGGCCACCACATCCCTGGTGCCCCCCAGGATGGGCGCAAGGGTGGTGACGCGTTCGACGTCGGCCACCACGCTGGTCTGCTTCTCGCCGCCTTTGGTCTGCTCGTAGAGCAGGTAGCACAGGTCCGGCTCCTCGCCAGGGGCCTCGGCCACGAAGTGCTGGCTGAGCTTGGCGGCGTGGCACCCTTCAATCAGGTAGCGCACGCAGCGCACCCGCCAGTCGGATAGATTCTGTCCCTGCACGGTCTCGCTATGCTCGACGCTCATCTGAACCCTCCAGCGCCCGCCTTCTGGGCGAAGCGGCGTTCAAAGTCCCCAAAGCGCTTCTTGGGGAGCTTCGCACGCCCCTGGCCACCTTTTGCCGCTTTGCGCTTGCTTGCTTGTGTGCGTTTCATAGCGGCTCAATCTGTCCATCCGGGTACACGATCCCCTCCAGTATCCCGCTGCGCTCGGCGGTCGAGCGGTGATGGCAGTACAGGTACTCGGGGGGAACGCTCCTGATGCGATAGACGTAGAGCGTCTGGCCCTCGGCCACGGCGATGCGCGCGGCTTCCTGGAGCTTGGCCTGCGCCAGGCTTGCTTGGCGCTCAACGAATCGGGACATGTGTGCTTACCTCCTCGCCTCTTTGCGCTGCTGGGCCAGCGTCGTGCCGACCAGGCGCGCCAGGGCGCGCGCGCAGGCGTCGCAGAGGAAGATGTCGGGGCGCTGATCGGGGGACGCCAGGTAGCCCTCCTCCTGCAGGCGTAGACAGCAGGAGCACTCCAGGCTGATGCCGGCGCGCACCGCTCCCGCTAGGCGAACCCAGGGCAGAACGCCGCCCAAAGAGTCATCCGCGCTCACGAGGGCGCTCCCTCAGCCATCACGACGCTGCCAAACCCCGCGCCCTCCAGTGCTTGCACCATTTGAACTTCGTCCAGTGCCGGCAGGCCCGCTTCGGCCCGCTCGGCCCTGATGCGAAAAATCTCCCGCTCCACCCAGAGTTGCTGGATCTGGCCCGCTAGCTCGTTGATCTTGGCGTTGAGCACCGCCGTGTCAGCCCCACCCCCCACGGGCGGCGGCGGACCAACGAGCCTAAGGTGTTTGCAGCTGCGACGACCGTCCCCAACAGGGAATTGGGCTAGGCGGAAGCGCCAGTGGCTGCAGGAGCAGAATTGTACCGCCGTGTCGACTCTATACTCCGGTTTCCCTGGCTCTGATCTTACGGCATAGATAGAGCCGCCGAGATGGCGCACGCGCGGGTCACCGTGCGCCTGGGGTGTTGTCTTGGTAGCCATGGAATCTCCTGTGTGTGTGGCTGATCGTCTGCATTGTAACAAAGATGTGCCGCTTTCGTGGGCGTCCGCGCCTGCCACCGAGCCAGGTCGGTGGGGTCACGCGGACGCCCAACCCCAAGGATATAGAACGTGCGGCCTAGGGTGCGGCCTAGGGTGCGGCCCCGTCCTGGTGGTCCGTCGGTCCCTGATCTAGGTCGCCCACCAGGCGGGCCAGGAGGGCCTGGTTGTCGCGCAGCTCGCGCTCGCGCTCGCGTAAGGTGAGCGTCCAGGCGTCGATCTGCCGGCGCACCTGCACGTCGCGCCACTGCGGGTCGGGGTTGCGTCGCTCCAGGGCGGCGAGCTGGCGGCTGGTGCGCTGCACCTCGCCCTGGAGGCGGCGGATGCGGTGCTGCAGGGCCGCGGTGCGCTCTCGTCGGCCTGGGCCTGGGTCCGTCGCTGCGTGCGTTATGTCGGGTCTAGCGGGTTCTGCGGTCTCCTCGGGCTCCTCGGGCATCGGGGGTCTCCTTCGTGTGTGCCGTGTGTGTGGATGGATGGGCGGCTCTAGACTGACGCGTGGCCTGCGCATGGCCGAACGGATACCGGGGGGGCAGGGCGCTGCTCGCGTCCTGCTCCCCGCGCACGCCTCGCCTCATTGGGCGCGCTCCCAGGCCAGCCGAGCGTTCAGACGCCCAGCCAGCGCCTCGGCCTCCTTGTAGGCCCGGGCCCGGTCGCGCTGATCGCCCTGCGTGAAGGGGAAGCGCCCCCGCTCGTACCGGTCTGAGCCGTAGACCTCGCTATCCACGACCACCCAGGATGTCGTGTGCTCCACGCTGCCGCGCGGCTCGGGCAGCACCAGGTAGCGCGGCCGGTAGCGCTCCTGGGCGTGACGGTCTTTGGGCATTCTTACCTCCTTTATCCCTCGTATGTTGCGCTAGTTCATCAACATCGTAGACGGGTTGGGGCCTCCTTGGTACTATGGGGATGACGGTCCGCAGCCAGCGGGTCCGGTGCTCGGGCAAGAGCCGCTCCCCTGCCTAGTGGGGGCGCATGTGCAGGAGAGGAGGTGCCCAGGCATGGATGACCTGTCGTCAACGGCCAGTGGACAGTGGGAGAGGATGACGCATGCTCTCGGCCACGGGGTGATGGAGCGATCCCCTCCGCAGGTGCGCCAGGCCAGGCCCTTGGCCGGGTCCTGGGTCAGGCCCTAGGAAGACGTGTGAGTAACACCTTTGTTCGTCGATCACTTTTGACCCAAGAGCATCGCGGAGGCGCTGGCATCATGCGCCCGGGGTCTCCTATGCAGCGTTCCCCGCTGTCACCCGACCCCGAGCAAGGCCAGCGCCTCCTTTTGCAGCCGCTCCACGCGCGCCCCAACATCCAGAAAGTGGGCCTCCAGGATGTCCCCGTAGACCTGCGCCCGGCCTTGCAAGAACTCGAACGCCTCCAGGCGCTGCTCGATCGTGCTAGCCTTGACCTTCTTGCCCGTCTTGGTGTCCTGGGCGAACTCAGACAGTTCGGCCGCGAGCTGGTCGAGGTCGTCCATCAGGCTCTCATGCAAGAGTTCGGCGGCGTTGGCGCGGAAGAGCGCGTGGTTATAGCTACCCGCGAGGTCCACGCGCGCGCCGTTCTTCAGGCCGCCGGCCCGCTTCGGCCTGCCCTGCCGGTCCAGAGCGACCTGGCCCGCCTGATCGAGCACGACCCCACCCTGCACGGCCTGAACCAGTTGATCGAGCAGGGCGAGGTTGTGCCCGTGCTCATCCGCCGGCACGAAGTAGATGCCGCCGCGCTTGCGCCAGCGCGCGCCCATCATGCGGCCCCGGATCAGGTCCGTGACCAGGCTCTGCGTGATGTCCGACCCCGACTGGACGCGCAGGTGGTGCTGCACACCGCTCTGGATGGCGTACTCGTACTGGGCGGCGTCGGGCCCGCTACAGAAGACGCGCACGCCGTACTGATCGACCTGGATCTCTGAGCGGAAGCCCACCTTGGGCTGGGCCACGCCGTTCTCGTAGGGCACCATCGTCACGTCCCACACCCCATCGCGTCCCTGCGGATGGGTCTTTTTCACGTTCTTCATGCCCCTGGTCGCGTCATCGATGGCGCGCGTGTGGGCGACTTCGGGCGAGACGGGTTCAGGGCTATAGAGGGCGCGCCCTGTGCCCGGACCCTGTGGCCCATCGGCGCGCCCGAAGGCGGTGCCAAAGGACGCCTGCACGACGTCGTCGGCCACCTCGCCCGCGATGTCAAAACTGACCAGAACGCCCAAAAGCGCGTCCTTCTCCTTGATGGCTGCGAGCTTTAGGTCATCAAGGCTCTCCGTTGCGGTCATCTGCACCATGGCTCTCTCCTTCTGTGTCTGCGTGTGTTCTCTGTGTGTCGGTGGTCGTGTCCAGCTTGTGGTAGCGCCGAAAAGCTAGGTAGTCCAGGTAGCGTAGCACCTCCTTTCTCTCGGCGGCGCGCAGCGTGCGCCAGCGCCCCAGGAGCGCGCGCTCCCCTGGGTCGGGACGCGGGGCCGGCTCCAGATTGAGCGATCCTCGCCTGCGCCGTCCTCGGCGGCCAGGTCATCCAGGGGTACGCCGTAGACGGTGGCCAGGCGATAGAGCGCGCGCAGCCCCGGCGTGCGCGCGCCCGTCTCGTAATAGGAAATCATCTCGCGCGAGACGCCCGAGCGGGCTGACGCCTCCTCCTGGGAGAGGCCGACGGCTTTGCGCGCCCGGCGCAACCTCTCGCCCAGCCCTAGGCTCATCTGGGGCGTGCCCGCCCCAGGAAGCGGTGCCGCAGGTACCAATAGCCATCGGGGTGCTGATGCACGTCGTTGCCACGCGCGTGCTGCTCGCGCCACTCGCCCAGGGTGTACTCGGCGATGACGCGCACCTCGATCTCCAGCCAGGCGGGGGCCTCCTCCACCTGCACCTCAGAGGAGTACTCGTTCAGCAGGATCACCACAAGCTCCGCTGGAGGCCCCCGGCTTTAGCCGTGGGGAGGAAAGCGGATAGGCGTCCGATGGACATCTTCTGTTGCATTGTGTCAGTTCCCTTCTATCCGTGTTATGATGGAGTCAGCGACTCCGTAAGGCACCGGCCCCGTGGCCGGACAACGGTTTGCCGGAGTGGCTGCGCGTGGTGGGTCAGCAGGACGATCCTGCGGCGAGGCGGTTAGGGCCGAGAAATCTGCCGGGAACGTCAGGCATGCATGGTTCCCCTCCGTCCTCGTGGAGCGGCGGCGTCTACGGGCGCTAGGGGCAGTGCCGCCCTCTGTCAGGCCGCTCAGAGGTCCGTGCCGGGAGGTCGTTGGGTCGATGGCGCAGGGCTCCCCAAAACTCGTGGCCACAGCCGGGGGTACAAGCCCCTGGCTTTAGCCATGGGGTACCTGACCACAGGGGCATCGCTCGTCATCAGTCTCCCTCCAGGATCAGGTCCCAGTCGATGGCCGCCATGACGCGCGCGGCCCACGCCTCGGCCGCAGCGACCGCACGCAGGTCGGCGTCCGCCAGGGCCTCCTCCCGCCGCTCGTCTTCCATGGAAAACCTCCAGGGGACTGGCGCCTTTAGGCGCCAGAGGAATGGAGCGTGCTGCGACGAGCAGCACGCTTCTGTCGCAATCTGCCAACAACGTCGGGACGGTGCGATACTGAAAGTGGAGTACCGACGCGGACATGGCGGCAACGGCGCTCCTGCCCAGCGTGGCGGGAGATGCCTCTGGCCTGGGGTGTACTCGCTCACGCGGGTTCGCTCACCCGCCACGCGGACGGGAAACATGCCTGGAGGGGCAAGGTGTGTCGCAAGGCATCCGGCGCGTAGTGGCTTGTGCCGTCCGCTCCAGGCGGGTCGTTGTGGTCTAGCCAACCCGTCAGCCGGCCTGATGTCTGGCATGACCGTCGCCTCCTTGCGTGGTGCCGGATCGCACGGACAAGCCGTCGTCTTTAGGCGACGGTTGCTGACGGCGACCAGGCGGTTCTGTACGTAGGTGCGCGTGGCCTGGTCCCAGGTGAGGCCGTCGCCCTGCGCCATCTCCTGAATGTAGCCCTCGGCGTCGGGATCGGACAGGATCGTGAAGGCCATCTCCGTTGCCTCAAAACTCTCGATGGGGTCCATCATTCCAGTCCTTCGTTGAGGGCGAGCAGCGCGTCCAGATGGACCGCCGCCGCACTCACCGCGTCAAGGTCCATCTCCGTCCACTCCTCCACCAGTGGGTCCGTGATGGTGAGTGCCGCCTGCACCTCCTCGTAGGGGTTGTGCAGGATGTCACGCTTACGCTGCGGGGGCAGGATCAGGTCGCAGAGCTGGCGCGCCGCCACGCGCAGGGGCATCGCCGTATTGACGACGGCGATCTCACGTTCGTCGTTGAGGAGCACAAATCGCCCTTGATCGTCTTGTTCCAGCCCCGCTGGAAAGTCTGGGTACGTCTCGGGTGGTCGATCGATCACCCGGATCAGGATATGGTCGCCCGCGCACACCTCGGCGGGGGCCCCCTCGATGGTGCCGATGCCGCCGGTGATGTCAATGGTCAGGACATGCTTCATCGTCCTCCTCCTCCTCCTCCTCCTCTTCTCCCTCATCCTCAAGTAGCCCTAGGGCAGAGGCGATCTCATCGATACGCTCAGGCAGGCCGTCCACCCACGCGTACTCCTGGGATAGCTCGGCCAATGCGGCACGGACCTGCCATTTGTGGACGTAGTCTCGGTAGAGGGCGTCAATCTGCATCATCGGGTGTGCTCCTCTTTCGTCGTGATGCGCGGGCTGATCTGGCAGGCCCCGCAGTCATCGCAGAAGTACTCCTCGTCGCCAATGGTATCGACCAGCTCGTCCAGCACGTCCAGGTCGTAGGAGAGGTCTCCGTTCTCGACCTGCACGCCTGCGGCGCGGCGCTCCGTGAAGTGGACGCGCAGGCGGGACGACCCGCAGTAGGGACAGGTTGCGACCATCATTCCTCTCTCTCCTTCTCCTTTGTGTGCTATGCATTAGCGCCGATCATGACGGGGCGCGTGACCAAGGCGCAGCCAGACGCCTCCACCCAGGCTGGTGCGCTCCACCTCCCCGCGATTGCGTTCCGCCGTACGGGCGAGGGTTGACCATGCTGGATCGGACCACTGCTGCACGTCCTCATGCGTGAGGATCACGTGCCCGCCCGGATTGGCGAAGTGTTGGCGTAAGAACTCCTCAGCCTCTTCCTCGCTCAAGAAGAAGCCATAACTCGTCGCCCACTCGCGCCAGTCAAAGGCTCCGCGCGGGCAGTCCCAGTTCTGCAGGACCAGCATCCAGCGCCTTGGCTCCCACTCGACGATGGCGCACTCTAGGCCCGTGCTCATGTCTCTTGCTCTCCTTCGTGTGTGCGCGCAGCGATGCGTTCCTGCAAGGCCCACAAGAGGCCCGAGAGGCGCTCCACCTCCGCGTTGTTGCGTCCCTTGATGGCCTCCAGGATGGCCCAGGCGACCGGGGTGCGCGGATCGCTTGGGTCACCCGGCAGGTCCAGGGGATCTGCTGCGTGCTCCGGCTCCGCATGCGCCTCAGCGCGCGGGTGCATCCTCGCGTGTGTCATGGCCCGCTCCAGCCCGCTGTACTGCGCTTCTAGCTCAGCGATGCGCCGCTCCTGCTCCAGGACGATGCGCTCCAGGCCGCCAATCGCGCTGCGCATCCACGACGCGCTGCGCGAGTAGGCCCGCCACGCCGGTCGCTTTGGGTCAGGGCCGTCCTGCTGGCCTGGGGCGTCCTGGCCAATCCACTCCTCGACCCGCGTCTGTGCTGGGTCGTCTGTGCTGCGCACCACGCGCACGTGGCCAAGGGGGTCCTTGGCCACCACGATGGGATCGCGAAATGCCTTCTGAATGTGGCCTGCCACCCTACTGCTCTCCTCTCTTGGTGTGTGGTATTCTCCAGGCGTACAGACCGATGTCCCTGGGGTGCACCCGTGGGGCGTACGGCCTATCCACCTCCTCATGGGCGAGGCAGCGCCGATCGTGTTGATGGGCCACGACCGGCGCTGCTGTCCCTGTCATCTCGCTAGGCGTCGCGTAACTCGCGTGAGGGGAACGCCTCATCCCATTCAAGCATGTGCTCGGTCAGCGACCCCTCGTAGAAAAGCACCGCGTCCTCTTCGCTGATGGCCTCCAGGCGATCCCGTTCTCCTTGCCACATGGTCAGATGCTGGATGAAGAAGCGTCCGTTTGGGGTGCGGTAGAGATACCGATTGCGCCCATGACGCTCGAAATTGCGGCCATCATGGTAACAATCGTGGGCGATTAACGTGGCTTTCTCCGTGTCATACCGAAGACCGTCAATCACCTGGGTCATCTTATAGCTATTCATCGGTCGTGTTCTCCCTCTCGTGTGTGTCTGTGGCGTCCGTGTCCAGGATGCGCACGAACTCCTGGACTGCAGGACGCATCTGCTCGGCCTCTTCGGCGCAATCGGGGCAGAGCAGGCTATCTCCTAGCACGCGCCAATGGCGCAGATAGAGCGTGCGCGCCGCCTCGCCCACATCCTCCCAGTCGCTATCCTCTTCCTCATAGTCACAGGAAGAGCAAACGGCGTAGTACTCCGTGCGGTGGTAGACCTGCACCCGCTCGGCCAGCTCATCCAGCACGGCACGGTCGACGTGCTCGCTCATGCGACGCCCTCCTTGCGCACGAGTCCAAAGTGCGCGCACACGTTGGCGCGATACGGCGCCAATTCCGCGATGGTGTCGTCGATGTCGATGATCAGGGCGGCCAGGTCATGCCCCGTGTGCAGGGCGTCCTGCCAGTTGTTAATGATCGTTTCCACGGCGTCTTGCCGCGCGAAGCTGGCCAGGTCGGCGCACGCGGCGTTCATCGCGCGCAGGACTCCGACGATGGCCTCGATCTCTTCGGGGTCTCGCATGGGGGGTCTCCTTCTGTGGGTGGTGTGTGTGTGTGGTTAGTGGTTACTCGCCCTGCGCGCAACGGGGACAAAACACCTTGCCCCTGCGCGCTCTCCAGCCCTCGGCGTAGCTGAGCAGGGCTAAGAGGTGAGCCATATCTGCGCCGTCGCCCTCGCCTGCGTCCGTGCGCTCGCAGGTATAGCAACGCAACACGTAGGCGCGTTCTCCGAGCGTCGGGTCAGGCAGCGACATCTGGGCGGCCAGCGCGTCCGCGTGGTGGCGTTCGTGGGCGGTGCTCATGGTGGGGGCCTCGTCCTTTCCAGTCTTCTCTGTTCCTTTCTCCTGGCGGGTCAAAATCCCTCCTGGCGCAGGACCGTTAGCGCCACCCCCGCGTCGCGCGCGTGGGCCCCCGCCCCGTTCCAGGCGGCCAGGGCCGCGCTGTACTCCGCCTGCACCGTGCCCAGCGTCCCCTGATCGTAGTCATCCGCCACCACGCCCAGGTGCCCCCCCGCCGCCCGAAAGTCCTGGGTCATCTGGACTAACTGGACGACGAGGCGGCGCAGCGCTGCCACCCGTCGTAGCGCGGACGGGATGGGGATGCGGGCGATTTTTACGCTGGCCGCCCCGCAGGTCTGCTGCGTGGCCCGGGCATCGGCGCGCAAGCCCGCCGCGTTGGGTGCTACACCGGCATCAAAGTCCTGGGCCAGGATGCCAAAGTCACTGTCCAGGGGAGGCAGTGTTTCCGAGCAGCGCTGGACCTGCACGCTGCTGGATTGCAGGATCACTTCAGCCTCTTTGACGTGCAGGGGCGCGGGCCGACCCTGCGCCCCGACGGCGTGCGCGGCTGCGGGTGGTACGGAGAGTGCTACTGCTAGGCATACAGGTAGCGCCGCGTAGGTTGTGCGCTTCATGCGCGGGTCTGCTCCTTCATGGTCTGGTGCGCGCCGCGCTGTTCTTGTCCTGGGTACCGTGAAAGGGGGCTCGCGGGGTCCAGGGAGGTGGCGCGGCGTCGCTCTTTTGTTCACCTCCCCATCATAGCGGCAGGGGCAACTGCACGGGGCGCGCCTGCAGACCGAGCACGCGCTCCCTCCAGCGCAGCGCATAGCGCAGGCAGTTGGCACAGCACTTGTGACGCACGCAGCCCGGCAGCGGTGGCTCGCGCCGCGCGGCGTAACTCCAGGCCATCGAATCAGCCGAGCGCAGCGCGCCCATCGCGTCTGGCAACCCCGTGATTTTGAACCCGAAGCCGTGCAGCGGCAGGCCCAGCCCATACAGACGCGCCAGGATCGCGCGCGCCTCCTGGGTCCCCTGCCGGCGGCACAGCGTGCCAACACCGACGCACGGCACCGCCCATAGGTCAATGCCGGCCGCGGTATAGAGGTCCAGGCAGCGTAGGTAGTCGTCCAGGGCGAAGCCTTGCAGCACGGGCATCCACGGTAGATGCGGAGCCAACGCGCGGAGGTCCATGTAGTTCTGGACGGTGCGCCGCATATGCTCTGCAATGGAGAGGCCCGTTTTCAGGACGATGTGTGGTTCGCACATCCAGTCCTGCGGCGCGGCGTAGGCCAGGTGGCCGACCTCGACGCGATAGAGGTCGGCCAGCCGCGCGTACCGCGCGGGCGTGATGGTCCAGCATCCGAACAGGCTGAGTTCGGAATAGCCGCCCGAATCGAGCATCCAGGGGCTGATGGCGTGGGGGAGCGTCTTGCGCCCGGCCAGGCGACGGCGCGAGACCATCAGCGGCACGCCCGCGCGGGCGAGCCAGTCCACGTGGTGCGTGCCTAGGTAGAACGTGAACGGCGTCATCGTCTGCATCATCCGCATCGTCGCTCAGGCCAGGCGGGCGCCCGTGTCCCTACGGGAGTCGGCGCCCGGGCCGGGGGCGCGCAGCCTGTGCCGAGCCAGGTAGACGAGGGGGATGCTCAGGACGCTCATCGCGATCTTGGCCGCATACTGCCCGACCACCAGGCGCAGGCGCACATCGGTCGGTAGAGCGGCAAAGGCGATGCCGACGAAGACAAGGCTGTCCACAAACAGGCTGAGCGCGTTACTGGTGAGGACGTAGCGCCAGATCGGCAGACGCAGCGTCACGGACTGCGCCGCCAGATCGGTGAGCGAGGAGCAGGCCAGCGCGATGACCCCGGCGACGGCGATGCGCGTGATGCCGCCGCCAACCCACAAGCCCGCCGCGACCGAGCAGGCGAACCCGAGGGACACCGCCGTCAGCGTGGGCCCCAGTCCGCCGAAGCGGCGCAGGGCATCGTATAGGGTAAAACTGAGCGCAAAAGCGAGCGTGCCAGCCGGAAAGATCAGCCACCCCACACTGATCAGGTAGTGTGCGGCGAGCCAGTTGGCCAGAACGTCCAGGACGGCGGCCGTCAGAACGATGCCCGTCATCGTTGCCTTTGTCATAGGTGAAGCCCTCCTCTAATCGATGACCCGGTACACATTACCATTCATGCAGAACTCACGGGGGCCAATCCACGCCTCACGCACGCGGATGCGCCGACCCCTATTCTGCCCGTAGCGCTCGCTACGCAGCGTGCGCCAGTGGCTGCGGCGCTGGTGGGGGCGCTTGCCCATATGGCTGCCTTCCTCGGGGGGCGACCCCTGGGGCGCGCTCGAGGGCGTCCTGGGCGCGGCTAGGTGCTGTGGCGGCAACAGGATGACCCGTGGCAAATACATGTAGCACCACGGCTTCTTGTCTTTGTCCGGGCGGGGCTTGCGCGGTTGCTGCGCGGGCCGCTCCTCCACCAGGTAGTCGGTGCGCAGGGCGAGGTGGTAGAGCAGCACCTTGCAGAAGAGCACGTGGCGCTTCTGCTCGTTGACCATCATCTTCTGCTCCTCGGGCGTACAGCGCGCGTAGGTGGCACGCTCGAGCGGCGTCTGCAGCACGAGCGAGCGCCCGCTCGTCGGCTCGATGACCGTGGTCTCGGGCACCGGCAGGAAGTGGCCGACATCCGGGTGCAGCGCCCAACATTCGATGACCACCGCTTCGCCCCGCCGGTAGTCCGTCGGGACCCCTAGTGGCCGGCGCGAGTCGACCACGCCGATGCGGCGCGCGCCCGCGACCTGGGGAGCTGGGCCTGAATCGTGATCAGCCGGATTTGGGTGCTCCGGGCGGCCTGGGTCCAGGCCCATCTGCTGGCGTACCTCTTTCGTGGTGATGCGTAGGCCCTGCCACCAGGGGCGATCGCGGGGGTAGGTCTCCTGGAAGCGCCAGATGCCCGAGACGCGGAACCAGTAGTGGCCCAGGCCCGCGCGCTCGACGTCGAAGATCGTGTACCCCCGCGCGTCCAGGTCGAGCACGAAGTCCTCGAAGGGGCGCTCCGTAAAGCCGCGCATCTGTGCGTCGGGGTCGTCGCGCAGGGGACGAGTCTCCAGCGCTTTGGGGGGCATCTGGATCAGGGGCAGGTCCTGCCAGGCCCGCGCGATGAGGGGATCGTAACGGGTCGCGAGGTGCCTCACTAATGGTGCGTCTGAACGCAGATGCGGGGCGCTCATGGACGCGCTCCCCGGTCCGTGGGGTATGCTGTGGCCATGGTCGTCGTGCTCCTTTCACGATAGACCGCAGGCGTGGGTAGGGGTCGCAGTCCTACCCACGTCGCCAGTATAATCGATTCCTCTACGCGCCAAAGGCCGCGTCTACCACCTTGTCGGCGTCGGCCAGGCTGTTCATCTCCAGGAGCACATCACTAAAGGAGAAGAGCAGCGTCCCCGCCGGTGTCAGCGTCCCATCAGCATTGTTGGCTGGCTGCCCCACCAATACCGTGACGACTCTTAAATCGTGCTCACGCTTGGCGGCGAGAAAATCCTCCAGGGTGTCCGAGGGGATCGAGCAGAGGCCGTCCGTCAGAACCAGCAAATCAGCATTGCGCCAGGGCTTCTCGTTCTCGGCGGTTAGCTCCCGGATCACACGCTTCATCCATCCGGTGTAATTGGTGCCGCCCCCCTGCGTGTGCGTGATGGCCTGCAGGACGACGTTCGGGTCGATGCCGCCTGGCGCATCAGGATCTAGCTCATAGACCGGCACGTCCTCTGGTCGGTGCTCGCCACTGAAGGGCAACACAAGCAGCGGCCGTCGATCCTCATTGACCACCGTCGCTTTCATGGCCAGCGTGATGGCCCCAAAGACGGCGGTCGCCGAGATGGGCTGGCCCGCCACCGTATCGATGGGGCTGAACGTTGACCCGCTCGTGTCACGCGCGATCATCGCCGGGCCGCCCTGCTCGTGCGCCGCCTCCTCATCCATCTCGACGTTGAGCAGCTTGCCCTCGCTGAAGTCAGCAGCCCACAGCAGGTTCTGGTTCGGGTCGGCCATGCGTGCCATCTCGCTGCTCGTCTGACGGGAGATATCGCGGCCCAGCGTGGTATCCGATACCTCATCCATACCATGGACCTTCTTCTTACCTCTTGCCGAACGAGCCCGTCGCTCCAGACGGCCGAGCACCTTGGCCACCTCCATGAGGATGCGATGCTGCTTGACCATCTCGGCAATACGCAGCTGCTGATCGAAGGGTCCGCTGTCTACCTTCCCTCCATGGCCAAAGGGTGACCAACCGGACCCGCCCGGTTGGCCCCCATCAAAGCCGATGGCTTCAGCCAATTCTTCAGCCTCCTGCACCTCCTCAATCTGCTCACTGGCGTTGGTGCTGGCGGCGCGTCCGGCCGCCCGGATGGCTCGGCCTTCGTCCTCGGCGGCCTCCTCTTGCTCTGCCTCCAGGTCTGCTAGTTGTTGCATGATCTGCTGCATCTGCTGCGCGAGGGCGCGGGCCTGCTGCTCCAGTGTGGGCTGGTCCTGGGGCGACCCCTCGGGCGCGGTCTCCAGGATCTGATGCAGGGCCTGCGATAGATCCTCTAGCTGGTTGCCCAGGTCCTCCATCTCCTGCTGGCGGCACCGCTCGTCTTCGGTATAGAGGCGCTGGTAGATCTCGCGCAGTTCCTCCACCAGCGCGCCCGTGCCCAGCGCCGCGTAGTACAGGTCCCCGACGGTGGAGCGCCGCAAGGCTACCCATTCCTTCAGGCCCATCACCTCAGCCATGACGGCGCGGTGCACCCGGTAGCGCGGCAGGAGCCGCCCCGCGTCCTCTAGCTGGGGATCAGACTGGTCCAGGCTATGGAACGCCGCCTTGGCCAGCTCGGTGAACGTGGGATACTCGGCGGCGATCTTCCCGACGCTGCCCGAGAGGTCGGGCGCGTGCTTGAGCACCAGGTCCCAGCGCCGACCGTCGATGCTGTCGCAGACGACGGCATCGATGCTCACCGGTTTCTGGAGCCTGGGCACCTCGATATCCTGCCACCAGGTTGCACTCTCACTGGCGGCGACGGCGCGGATGATATCGGACATGTCTATGTGATCTCCTTCTGCTGTGCGTGTGTGCGTGAGTGTGCTAGACCAGACCCGCTTCCTCCAGCGCGTCGTAGCGCCGACCCATGTGACGCGACTGTACGGCCTCCAGCGCTTTGTAGAGGTGCGCCAGCGTTTCAGCGATGTCTTCATCCTCGTCGTCGGTGAGCAGGCCCAGGCAGCGTGCCTCGTAGAGCGCTCGGTCAGCGCGCCAGATGGCTAGGGCGAGATAGTACAGAGCAGGTGGTAGGGTGACCTCGTCCTTGTCCTTATCCTGCGCGCTCATGGTTGTCCTCCCAGGCGGCTGTTGACCAGGCTGCGGAAGCGGTCGGGCGAGATGCCGATCGCCGCCGTCATGCCACGAGCGCTCGCCATGCGCCAGTCGCGCACCTGGCTGATCACCTCGTCCACCTGTGAGGTGTCCTTGCCCTCCCCCTCAAGTGTCTCCTTGATGGTCGCAAGATCGTCCGTCTCAATCTTGGTGAGGCGCATGTGCTGCGCCTGCAACGCGGCGGCGCGCGCCGGACCCGAGGACGCGGCTGATGGATCGTTCTGCAGCGCCGCGAGTGTTTCAAAGCACGACTGGGCCTCATCGCGCAACTCCGTGATCCTGGCCCGGTAGCTGACCTCGTAGCGGGCCAGTACCGCCCTAATCTTGGCGGCTTCGTCCAGTCGGGTCGGCAACACGTACTCCAGGATCGACCACGATTCATCGGTCACGGCGACCTTCTCGATAGGGCGCTCAGGCGGCGCGCTGAGGAGGGCGTGGGTGCGCAGCAGCGAGAGTCCCTGCACGAAGCGCCGGTCGCTAACGGTGATGCCCTCACGCGCCAGGTCGTCTATTATCTGGTTGTACCGGGCGACCATGCCGGGTGACATCTGGACGGTGCGGGCCTGCGCGCCCAGGGCCTCCAGGTCGCCAAGCGAGAGACGCGCCGGCTCCTCCTCGGCTAGGTCGCGCGCGGTCTGCCCGATCTGGTCCAGAGCCAGCCTCTCGCGATTGGCCGACGAGAGATAGCCCACCTGCAGGCGCAGCTCGAAGCGATCATTGAGCGCCGCCGCTTCATCGCGGCTCGTCAGCTCCTCGTTGGTCAGGCCGATGAACGTCCTGACAGGCAGATCGATCTCCTTGCCGCCATCGAAAAAGGTGTGTTCGTTCATGGCGGTGAGCGAGGTGTTCAGGATCGCGCTCGACGCCTTGCCCACCTCGTCAAAGAGGATGACCGTTGCCTCGGCGGCCCGACCCGTGAGCACGCGCTCGTAGCGTCCCTCTTGCAGGGCCCGTACGTTGGGCGGGCCCCATATTTCGCTCGGGTCCGTGAACTTGGTGAGCAGATAGAGGAACATCTGCATGCCCACCAGGTGGCGCTTGACAAGGTGTTTGGCCAGCATTGTCTTGCCAGTGCCCGGACTTCCGACCACCAGGATGTTGGCCTCATCGACTAGGGCCAACAGGAGAAGGTGGACGAGCGCGCTTCTCTCGTAGAAGCGCCGGCTCAGCTGGCTCTTGACACGTGCGAGGGTGCGACGGATCAGTGTTAGATCGGCGCTTGCCGTGATTGGCTCACTCATCGGGTGTGTGACTCCCTTGTTTCCTGTGTGTGCGGGCTGTGCTCATGAACGAGATCAGCTATTGTGAGGTGTTATGACACAGACGCACTCCTTCCCTTGGTACGTGATCGTCTGGAACGCAGCCTCCGACAGGAAGCCCTCGACCAGGGCATCCCAGCGCGGGTCCGGCCCAGACGCGATCTCTTGGCGGAACGCGCCCTCCTCGTCGTCCAGATACTCCTGTGGTGTCACGACAGGAAGAAGCTCGACGTGGTGCGGGCAGCCCAGGATCATGGCCTGGCCAAGGAAGCTATCGCTACTCTCGCACCAGACCGGCTCGTCGGTGACCTCGATCTTAAACATCGCCCTGCTCCTGGCCCGTGCTCTGGCGGCTGTAGCGCTTCATGACCTGCTCGCGGTGCGCCCGGATGCGTTCCTCTTTGGCGGCGACCTGCTCGGGCGGTGCCGTCGTCGTGGCCAGCGTGGTGCGCTCCTCCTGCTTCGTGCCCTCGGGTGCGCCAGCCTGCGCCGCACGCGCGACAGCGCGCAAGAACCCAGCGGCTTCCTGGCCGCGCAGCACCAGGAATGCCTGGGCCTGGCCAAGCATATCCTCACCTTCCCAGCGCGGCTCAGACGCGGTGATGTAGACGCTGACCGACTGTAGTGTGCCGTCTTCCCGTCGATAGGTCAGGTAATGGGTCACCCGCTCCAGGTTGATCGAGGTCACTCCTCCGTTGTACCAGTGCATCGGGTATTCTCCTTTTGCTTGTGTGTCTTGGGTCCTATAGGTCGAGCCACACCAGGTCGGGACGCAGTTCGCAGGCGATCATCAGCAGGATCTCTCGCCCTAGGTCCGCGCAGTCCTCCTCCGAGAGGACACCCTCGTCCGTGTTCCGGGCACGGTCGAAGATGAGGTAGCTGATGGCCTCTTCGGCGGTGATCTGCGTGTTGCCCTCCAGCCCCGTCTCCTCTCCATCACCCGTCCAGGTGGCGGTGATGGGTTTAGCCCAGATGGTCTTTAGCTGCATGCGCGTCCTCGTCCTCCTCCGTCTCCTCCTGCGCGCGCATGAGCGCCGCCTCGACATCAACCCCCATCTCTGCGGCCCGCCGGATGGCGTTCACGAGTTGCCCCATGATGGGCGCGTAGCGCTCCAGCCACCAGACAGCCGCCTGCGGGTGGGCCACGCCAAAGGTGACGTGCGTGCGCGGCTCGAACCAGACGGCGTGCAAGGTGCCGTCCGACCGCTCGTTCCAGTACGCACCCAACAGGCGCAACTGAGCGTGGGGCACGCCTGTCTCCTGGTCGATCACCGTCTCGCGCTGATAGAAGCCTATAGCGTCGGCCTCGTCGGGCAGACCTAGCTGACGCAAGACCTCGGGATGACGTTCCGTGTGCGTGCGGTGGTGTGTCTGACCAAGAGGCTCGTGGGCGTAGGCAGTCAGGTCCGCTTCCAGAATCAGCCCCCCCGCGATCTCCTCGGAGAGGCGCACCGGAAAGGGAAACTTTTGCTTCTGGCGCCCATAATCCTCGCTTTGCTGACCCGGTGTTTTCATCGTGATCCCTCCTTTCTGTGTGCTACGCCACGTAGTAGCCGTCCTCGGGTGTGAAGCGCCGCAGTGGCGGCGGCACGTTGTAGAGACTGAGCATCTGCAGGATAGACTGCGGGATGCGTCCATGCACACGCGCGAGGTGGGCGATGATCCCGCCAGCTGGCCCGTCACCCTCGATCTCGGCCACCGTACCAGGCGGTGGAACGAGGTACAGGTTGCCCGCTTCGTCGGTGATCCACTGCCAGTCCTGGATGATGGTCGGGTTGTCCATGTAGACGCCCGCCTCGTTGTCGTATGGTCCCATCGTTGACTCTCCTGTGCGTGATCTACCGCTACTGCCCGCCTCCCCACACACTTGGTGGCGCTTCCATGTCCTCTTCGTCCTGCCAGCCCTGATACTCTCTCCCCCCGCACCCTGGGGGCGCGGGTCCAACGGATGCCAGCGCGCGCAAGAGGCTCGCTACCACGGCCAGCGCCAGGGCCGCTAGAATCACTATCACTGTCACAGATAGCAACATCCTGTCAGCCTTTCTCTTTATCCGCGTCCACGAGATGTCCACCATCAAACGCATCGTCCTGGGAAGGCGGCACCCATCCGTCGTCTTCGGGGTTATGGACGAGCATCTCATTGACCCAGACGCGCAGCACGGGCACGCCGCGCGGCTCGATCCGATCGCCGCTCTCCACGTTGGCCGTGTCGATATCGATGACGAGTGCCCCGTCGTCGGGCGAGCGATGGATGACGATGTCCATGCCCAGGATCGTCAGGTGGGCGTCGCCCTCGGTCACGACGAACTCGTTAGCGGCTTTCTGCATGGTCATAAGGTCACTGCCTTTCTTGACTCCGTGAGGGGGCTAGACAAGCCACCCTCTCATGGAGTATGATGGAGATGTCACGGAGCTTTCCAGGTTGGGGCGTTTTTCTATGCCTTCGCGTCTCCCCTGGCGCTCCGTGACACGACGCCCGGAGATTGCGGAGGCTCCTCTCTATGGCCGGCACGCGCACCGTCCACCGCGCATTCAAGTACCGGATCTATCCCACGCACGCGCAAGATGCGGCAATGCAGCATATACTGGGTAGGTGCCGCGAACTCTACAACGCCGCACTCGAAGAGCGCCGTGAGGCGTGGCGCATGCGCCACCAGCGCATCAACTACTATGACCAAGCGCGCCAGTTGCCTGCTATCAAGGAGGTACGTCCTGAGTACCGTCTCCTCGACGCGCAGATGGTGCGCGATGTCCTAAAGCGCGTGGATCTGGCCTTTGCCGGTTTCTTCCGTCGCGTGCGTGCCGGACATAAAGCCGGGTATCCACGTTTCCGTGGGCGCGCACGCTACGACTCATTCACCTTCCAGCAAAATGGATGGAAGGTGAATGACGGTCGGCTGCACCTACGGGCTATTGGGGCGCTCAAGGTGCGCTGGCATCGCCCTCTAGAGGGCACGGTCAAGACCGTCACGGTGCGACGCAGCGCCGACCAGTGGTATGTCTGCTTCTCTTGTCTTGTCGATATCTCCGTGCAAGAAGCTCCAGATTTGCCCGCTATCGGGATCGACGTGGGCCTGGAGCATTTCGCCACGCTCTCGACGGGCGAGCACATCCCCAACCCCCGCCACTTCCGGCGCGCAGAGGCGACCATCGCACGCCGCCAGCATGCCGTGGCGCGCAAGGCACGTGGCAGCAACAATAGCCTGCGGGCCAGAACGCTGGTCGCCAAGGCGCACCGCAAAACACGTGACCAACGGCGCGACTTTCACCACAAGGTGGCCTGCGACCTGATCGCCCGCGCAGGGGCGCTGGCCGTTGAGCGCTTGCAGGTGCATAATATGGTGCGGCGGCCCGCGCCCCGCCAGGACGATGAGGGGTGTTATCTTCCCAACGGCGCGAGCGCCAAGGGCGGTCTGAACAAGTCGATTCATGATGCTGGTTGGGCACAATTCCTCACCATCCTCACGTACAAAGCGGCAGACGCTGGGCGTGTTGTGGTGGCGGTTAACCCAGCAGGCACGAGCCAGGAGTGTAGCGGTTGCGGGGCCAGTGTCCCCAAAGACCTGGATGAACGCTGGCACTCCTGCGCCTGCGGAACAAGCATCCAGCGCGATCATAATTCCGCACGCACCATGCTTATCCGGGCTGGGCTGGCCCGTGTCGGGGTCCCCTGACCCAGCGGCAGAATCATCGCACCTTCTGGTCGTGGTGATGGTCACAGCCAGTGGTTCATCAGACCACATTCACGCATCACGCTCGTCCTCGCTCATATCATCGGGGAAGCCACCGATCCTAAACGCCTCGCCCAGCGCGTCCAGGCCAAAGAGGCACCCCGGCCCATTGCCCTCAGGGTCGGCGGCGGCGTAGAGCACCACGCCGTTCTCCAGCACCAGGGCCATGGGTCGGCCATGCACGCGGCTGGGATACCAGCCCTCGCCGGCCATCTCCTCATCGCTCAGCGGGCGCAGGTCGGTGATCCTGACCCCCACGATACCGGCCCCCAGGACGGCGCGCTCCTCGTCACGGTCTTCGTCTTTGTCCTGATTGTGGCTCACTCCTCGTCTCCTTCGTTGCTATCCAGATGCGTGACCTCGGGAAACTCCTCTTCTAGCGTGCGGATGACCTCCTTGTCGTGAAGAAACGATTCATCGTAGGCGCGCTGGTTCACCTCCCGCTGCTTGTTGCGCCAGTGCGACTCCTCGGGCGTGGTCGGGGGGTGCAACAGGTCTAGCTTGAGCCAGCCCCAGTGGTCGGCCATGTGGCGGGCGGCTTGCGCTTGTGCGATGCGATAGTCGAGATGGGCGCGCCCCAGGGCAGAGAGCCCCTCCGGGACCAGGGCGCTCTGCAGCCGCCAGACGTGCGCGCGGGCATAGTGCCACTGCGCGCAGGCGCCCAGCACGGTGGGCGAGAGGGCAGGATCGCGCTCGGCAGACAGGCAGGCAGAGAAGAGGCGATCGTAGACGCGGCGGCGCATTTTCTCCTGGGCACGGGCGCGCTCCAGGGTCGCGGGGGTGACGAAGGGCTGGAGAGGTGGTGCGTCTTGCTCACGGCGGCGGGGCATGATCGGTCTCCTCGTCCGCTTCCCCCATCGGTTGGGTCTCGCTCAGATCAAGGGCGTAGCGCCACTGGGGGGAGAGGTCGTCTAGATCGTAGCCCCACATCCTGAGCAAGGCGGCGGCGTACTGCGGTGGCGCGGGTTCGGGTGGCGCGGGAATGAGACTGCTGCTGCCGCGCAGGCTGATGTGGTGGGGGATGTGCGGCTCCTGGGCGGCCAGGACGTCGTCGAGTACGCGCAGGACCACGGCGGGAACTCCCTTCCCGAGCAGCAGGACGTGCGCGGTAATGGTGGCTTCGTAGATGTCGGTCATGGCTGTACGTCCTCCCGTAGCGCGCAGGTCAGCACCTTGCCCACGGTCTGGGCCAGCATGGCTGGCCCCATCGTGTAGTAGATGCGCAGGGCGTTAGCGATCACAGCGACCACACTCGGATCTTCTTCCCACTCGCTGCGCGTCCAGGAGCAGATCTCGGTCTCCTCCGTCCACATCTCGGGGTCGTCTACGGTCAGGATGGCGATGCCACCCTCGTCAATCAGCACCATGGCTCCTCTCTCCCTTCGTGCGCGATGCATGGTCAGCAGCGATCTCGTGATCGCCTGACCACGGCGGCTCATTGGTGATTCTGTCCAGGGCGGCGGCGACCTGGTTGTCTCGGACGTAGATCACGCCGCGGTCGTCGGAGTCCTCTCCCTGCCAGCGCACCTCCCCGTTCAGGCGGTAGCCCCAGGGCTCAAGGAAGTGGCCGATCAGGTACGTGAGCCACTCGACGTAGAAGTAGAACTTCTCGCCCTCGTCCCAGACCAGGGCCGTGCCGTCCTCGTTCGGTGTCCACTGACACCACAGGCCCGGCTGCCCTGCGGGTGGACGGTTATAGTCGAGAATGTCCGGGGTCAGGTCCTGGCCAAAGGGACCGCGGGCGCCAACATAGTAGCCGCCCTCCTCGCCGACCGGGAGCATGGCGCGTTCGCGCAGGCCGTCGGGCATCTGGGCGGTGAGCACGGCGTTGCGCGTCATGCGCCGCGTCTCGTTAAAGGCGCGTAGGTACTGGGCGTGCCGCGCTTCGAGCGGCGGCGTGATGGTCCATTCCCCTGAGAAGCTGGTCGAGTATCCCATCTATGATCTCCTGTCTGTGCATGGTTGGCGGTGCGCGCGCCTAAAAATGCGCGCACCGCCAACTCACTCAATTAAACAGAGATGCTAGACTGACGCCGCAGTCTCATCGCGCGAGGTGGTGCCGGCATACTGCTGCTGCAAGCGGTACGCCTCCTCACGCATCGCGGGCGAGAGGTCGGGGACCTGGCTGATGTCTACGCCGTCGTGCACGAAGTAGACGACGTTGCCCTCGGCGTCGCGCAGGCAGTCGCTCTGCCCCGTCGGATCGATGAGGCGGTACCCGAAGGCGCCGGGGTGGCGTGCGGGGGTCAGGTTCTCGGGGTGGGCTAGACCACGGATGATGGCCTTGCCCTTGCCACTCGGGTTGGGGATGTCGATCACCGGGCCGCAGTCGGCGTACTCGCTTGGGTTCTTGCCTTGGTGATGGTCCAGGGCGTAGATGACCTTGTTGAGCGGGGACGCCTTCTGACCGCCCGATCCGCCGTTCTTGAACGGGCTGCCTAGGCGTCCGTCACCGGCAGAGACGCGCTGTCCCGGCGATCTGGTCCCCTTGGTCGCGCCTGAGGGGGCACCACCAGAGGTCCGGGCCGCCCGTCCCCCGGAGAGACCGACCTCCGAGAGCGCCCTGGCCAGGCGCTCGGGCATCTGCGGGATGGGGTAGCTGGGAGAAGCGCCGGCCTCGGGGAAGCGGCTCGGGACGGCGGCGATCTCCTTCTCCAGGTCGGCGATCCCCTTGCGCAGGGTCGTGTAGCGGGCCTGCAGCTCGACGGACACGTCCTCACCGGCCTCCTCCAGGTCGGCCATCTGCTGGTCCAGGTCTATCGCCTGGCGCTCCAGGGCACGCTTCTGGGCGCGCAGGGGTCGCTGCGCCTCCTTGATGGCCGCCTCGCGCTGCTCGGGGGTCAGTCCGGCGGCCTCCTCCGTCGCCCGCACCTGCGTCTCCAGGTCGGAGGCAAAGTCGCGCAGCGCCTCGGCCAGGTTCAGGAACGCCGCCGGCTGCCGCCAGCGCGCGAGCGCCTTGCCCGCCGCATCCAGCGCGGCCTGGGCCTCTTTGCGCAGCGCCTCGGCGGCGTGCTTCTGGCCCTGCGCCGCCGTGATGGCCTCCTCGCTGTCTCCTTCCAGGGCCAGGGCCAGGTCGGCGTCGCGCTCCTCAAGCGCCTGCTGCGCGCTCTGCACGGCGGCCCTGGCCTCAGCCTCCTGGGCCAGAGCCGCGGCGTACTGACGCATCACATGGGCGGGGAAGAGATCCTCCTGCGCGGCGTCGGTCTGGGCGGTCTCGGTCGGGATCGTCTCGGCGGTCATGGTCTGCTCCTTCTGCTGTGTGTTCTGGGCGGTGTTCTCGACTGCGGCGGCGCCGTCGGGTTTATTCTTCGTGGACACGGATGACGCTCTCCTTGCTCTGCTGTGTGTGCATGGTGGGCTGCTCTCGTGATGGGTCGTCGTTCGTGGTCCCTGGCCTCAATCACCCCCTCTCGTCGCGCGGCAGCGGCGCGTCGTACCACTCCAACACTGGTCCGGGCAGCGCTGCCATCTGGGTGGCGCGTCGCAGGCCGTAGCCGGCTAGTATGTCGTCGTCGTGCCCTTCCTCGAAGCGCTCGCAGCACCCGCCGAAGCACGTCGCGAACGTGGTCCCGTGCAGGGGTGTGTCCTCGACGGGATAGCGCTCCAGCAGGTCCAGGCATGCATCAAGGAAGGCAGCGTCGAAGTCAAGGCCGCTCTGCGCATCGTAGGCGAAGATCGAGAGTTGGTACTGCGCGCCCTCCTCGTAGACCAGGAAGACGTAGTAGGTCTGCGTCATGGGCATGCTCTTCTCCCTAGTGAGACTAGTCGAGCCGATAGTAGCCGGCTGTCTGTGCCTGTAGGCTGACGCAGGCCAGGATGCCACGCGCATGGTCGCGCGTGGTCGTGCCCCGGCGCATCTCGCGCGCCAATTCAACCCCGGCCATCAGGGCTTTGACCACCGGGTCATCGGGCGCCGTGCGGTAGAGGCGGTGGATGCGCAGGATGGTCCTGCGCTCGTGGCGCGTCCAGCGGTGCGCGGGCAACACGTGGCTCGCCATTGCTTACGCGCTCACCGGCGAGAGGCACGCCAGCACGCACAGCGCGCATAACCCGAAGCAAAAGCACAGGGCGAACCAGAGCGGGCGGCGGCGTCCTTTGCCGCCGGCCATGTGTGCGCCGACGATGGCGACGATCATCCAGATGCAGAGGGCAAGCCAGGACATGGGTCTATCTCCTTCGTGCGTGTGGTGTGTGTGGTGTACGCTGTGGGTGATGGGGTGCTAGCGGATGCTATCGATGCGGTGCACGACGCGTCCATCGTCGCGCACCTCGATCACCAGGCGTCCATCTGAGCGGACGTGCCCCTCGATCTCCAGGGGCACAGGCGCGATCGCGCCGTCAAAGCGGTAGAAGATCGTGGTCCGAAAGCCGCCATCTTTGGAGGGCGGACCGCTTTCGTCGCTGGTGGCGCGGCCATCGACGCGCGTGCGTACCCAGAAGTTGCGAATGGTTCTTGGCATGGGGTTGCTCCGTTTTCGTGTGTGTGATGGGGATAACGGGCTGTTTTAGGTGGACAGGTGGCCGTGGTGGGGGATAACTCCTTTCTCGTTCTAGTGGGCCTGATAGGCCACGACGCGCACGTCACGCGACCAGCAGGACCTGCAGGCTCCACAGCGGTTGTTTTGCTGGCGGGCCGGGCACATGAACACGTCGGACCTCGGCGAACGCACCACAATCGAGGCCGTGACCATGGGCAGTTGCCGGTACGTGGGCACGACGCCGCCGATCATGGGCGCGCTGATCCTGACGCACAGGTTGTCTGGTATCTCCCCTCCCGCTCGCATGTATTGCATGATGAGGTGGCGCTCCTGGGTTGGCAACCAGTGTTTGGTCTGGGGGGTACGCCGGCACACCTCAATGATGCGCTCCAGCATGGCCATGTCCCTGATATCCCCGCTATCAAACCAGCGCATCCATTCGGGCGAGAAGGCGCGCACCTGGAAGGTCATGGCCTCCACCCAGCGGGGATGGTCCAGGCGCGCAAGGCGGCGCTCCAAGGCACGCTGCACGCCCGCAGTCGGGTAACGACCCCGTTTTGCGTAACAGATACGGCAGGTTGATCCCTTGACCTGGGCGAGACGGCTTCCCGTCTGGCAGGCGTGCGTGGGCAGGCCAAAGCTATAGACGCCATGATCCATCTTTGAGGTCTTGGATAGACCGCCGGTGATCTGGCGCGCGAGGTCAACCGTCATGACGGGCAGCGATGCGGACATGCGTGGACTCCTCCTGTGTGTGGACGGGAGGGCTGTGAACGAGGGGGGTGGGCTGTGTCGGGCTGGCTAGTGGCTGTTGGCTTGCTGTTGCCACCGCGCGATGAAGGCTTGCGCGTCATCGAGCGTGTCATGCACACTCGCCCCGTGTAACCCGGATTGCAGGCGCATGGCTTGCCATGCGGTATGCTCTGCGGGCACACTCAGGATGACCCAGTTGCCTGCTCCTGGGTGCGGCATGGCCTCGACCCGGACCGGGCGTGCACCGAAGCCCAGGTAGCCCTCCGCGACGGCACGAAGGTCGGTGATGATATAGCGCACGGGATAGGGATGGGCGATCACGACGGCCTGATAGCCGCAGCGCGCGATGTCGGCCTGGCGCTTGGCGATGAACGCTTCTGCATCCGCGCGGCTGTAGAAGATGTCGAAGGTGAGCTGTGTCCCGTTTTCGTCTTTGTCATGGACGGTGTAGGTGCTATCGAACGCGGGCATGGTTAGTCCTCCTCTCCTGTGGGTGCGGGCTGCACGAGCGTGTGGTCGTCGATACGCCAGACGCCGTAGGGCGCGACGCCGCCATCAAACCAGCTTGGGTCAAGGCAGAATGCGGGCGCACCGAAGCGATGGTAGTCCTTCAAGTAGACAGCACCTGGTGCGCACGGGCTGCAATAGCGTCCGAACGTGAGGTACGGACTCCTGAGGACAAATATGTCCGGGCTGCCCTGGGACTGGTGCAATACATACTGCTCGCCCTGGAAGACCCAGGCGATGGGGTCCTCGGGCGCGCAGCACTCCTGAAGGCTGATGATGCCGCAGCGACGGCAGCGCATGTTGTCCTCCTCGGGTCGTAACGACTCGCGCCCCGCCGTCAGGTCGTAGGGCACCAGGTTCTCGCTGCCGCAGCGCGGGCACGTTGGCGGGCCGTAGACAGGCTCCACGTTATCCCACCAGACCTGGCCAACATCTGCGGCGGGGATGACGCCGTAGTGGATGCCGGTCTGGTGATCGACATTGAGGCTGCCATCGCTCCAGTCGATGCCGCCGTCGGTCGATAGGGGGAAGCGGGGATCGTACATGGGTCGGCTCTCCTTTCGCGTGTGTGCTACTTAACAGCGATGACCACGCCATCACGCAGGGTTGCTTGCGCGTACCATGAATGGCTGGCCGGAAAATGCGGCCCTTCAAGAAAGACCGTCCCCTCACGCGGCTCGTTGCCGCCGAAAGGTCCGGGCTGGAAGACGGTGACGCGCTCGCCTGCGGCAACGGCCGCTTTAAGGTCTTTCTTGGTCCTGAAATTTCGGGTACAGTACATCGTTGCTGCTCTCCTTCTTACAGGGGTGGACGGCAATGGACCGGCGGCTTTCTGTTCACGGCGGAAAGCCGCCGAGGTGTGCAATAGCGTGTGCAACGAGGCGCGCGCACGGCTATCTATCGAGGTGGACGCTCGGGTATCCGCTCTCGGTGGGTCCGAGGTCGATCTCGCCGGCCATAAAGCGGCGGCAGATCTCCTCATGTGCCTCATCGAGGTCATACCCGTGCGTGGCCCGCCACAGGGTTGCGCCCTCGGGTTCGCTAAAGATCACCGTTTCCGGGACGCGCACGAAATCATCCCAGGGGCCAATGGTGCTGATCTCGTAGCGCGGATTGATGGGTGGGTTGAGCAGGCTTCTCTCGGCATCGAACCAACTCTTCCTGACGTAGCGTGCGGACATGATGGCATCTCCTTTCCGGTGGCTGCACAAGCGGGCTGTTTTTGGCGCGCAAAAAAGTCTTCCAATTGTCGGCTAGCACACCTCCTGTTATCGTGCTGGCGATCCGACGACATACCAGCCCTGCTCCTGGGCGTAGGCGTGCGCCTGGTCCTCGGCGCTCTGCTCGGTGCGCGCATAGAGGCGCTCGATGAGCACGCGACGGCGCCCGGCTGCGTAGATGGCCGCGCCGTAGCTTTTGCCGGCGTGGTTGCACAGGCCGCAGGGGCAGAGCACGCCGTGCCAGTCGATGTCGTCGATGGTGATGTAGACGTGGCGCATGGCTGGATGGTCCCCTCCTTTAGCTGTGTGTGGGTACGATGGTGATGGCCCAGTCGCGCGGGATGTCAATGAACTCCCATGGACCCGTGCCGATATCGATGATGACCCGGCCGTTGGGGAATGCCTGCCTAGCGTGGCATTCGTACACCGTTACGGGGTCATCGGGCAGGCGAAAGCGTAGGCCCACGCGCAGGCGATCGGCGCGTATCGTTCTGGTGGTCGATGCTGACATGGATGGTCTCCCTCCTCGTGTGTGCATCTAGTGGTCAATGCGCCCAGTCTCGTAGAGGTAGCACACGAAGCGCAGGTGCGCGACCTCGGCCTCGGTGAGTAGGTCGCGCGTGTCCTTGAAGCGCTCGCGCTGGGCGAGCAGGGCGAGCATCTCCTCGCGCGTAAACTGGGCGGGTCGGCGCAGCACGTTGTTCTGGGGATACATGGCTAAAAGGCTCCTTTGCGGTGATAGGCATTAAGATACTGCTGCGCGTCGCGCACCTGCTGGCAGTGCGCGGCGAAGACGTAGGAACGGAAGCGCTCCGGGTCAACGCCCATGGGGATGGGCAGCGCGGCCTGGGGATGGTCATCCACGTAGAGCACGACCGCTTTGCCCAGGATCGCGGCGGCAATGCGCTGGCCACAGATGACGGTCGTCATGCTGCGGCGCACGTCTTTTAGCGTGGCACCCATCAGGCCACCTCGCTGATGGTCATCAATGCCAGGTCCATCTCGGCCGCGTACAGGTCGCTCGCGGCGTCCTGGTAGGCCCGACGCACGGCCGCGTTCTGGGGGTTGGCGCACAGGCGCGCATGGGCGCGCCGGCAGCGCTCTTCGGCGCGCGCAACACGGCCCTCTAGAGCGCTGATGGTGGCGGGAAGGATGCAATCGCGGATCATGGTCGTACTCTCCTTGTATGGTGATGGATGGCTGACTGTGAGCTGTGTGATGGCTAACTTGTCGGGCTGTGCGGATGGCGGGCTACTAGCGCGGCTCAAAATCCCAGCCATAGCGGTGCTTCATCTCCAGCAGGCCCATCTGGGCGCGGGCGCTGCCTTCGTCGGCGTAAACGCGGTCCTGCAGCGTCACCGGGTTCTGGACGTAGCTCTGGGTAGCGGTATCCCAGATGCGCCAGCTGGGCAAGCCCAGGCCGGTGCGCCTGGCGACAAAGTAGCGCGTGCGGGTCGTGGTCATGATGATCCTCCTTCTCCTGGCTAGCGGTCGTCGAACATAAAGGCGAGGCAGGGCGCTTCCGCATCGCGCACGATGCGAAACCCGCACAGGTAGATGATGAGGGTGAGCGCGGCCATGGCCCCGTAGTGGCCGCGCGGGGCGTGCAGGTTGATGGCGCTCGTGGCGTCCCAGGCGATGCGGAAACGGATAGCGCGGAACATCTGGATGGCCCTCCTTTCAAGGGCAAACGAATGCCGCTCTTTACCCGGAGCGGCAGCGGGATTCTTCGGCTGTACGCAGGTGCGTACAGGGGCGGCTGCGGCCAGATTCGATCTAGCGCCGTCGCGGTGGGTCGCAGCCATAGGGCTGATGAGGGATGGGTTAGCCCTGGCGCAGCTTCATCGCGGCTAGCTTGAGCACCGTGGCGTTGTGGCCGTCCTCCCCGATGCGATAGCGCCGCGCCGTCATGGGCGCTGTCACAACATGCGCTGTCCTGGGCGCAGGTGCATCTGCGGGCGCGGCCGGTTGCGGACGGGGGGCCGGCATCGGTCGGGGCTGCTGATCTAGCCACGCCTCAAACTCGCGCGGCGTTTTCAGGCCCAGGCGCACCGCCGCGGCCCACTGCGCCCTGGTCTGGGGCTCGTGCGGCTCGGGCCCGGGCACCGCAGGCGCACTTTCCTGGTGCCGGGGCAGGTACTCCTGCTGCCACCAGCGCTCGATGTCGGCCGAGGTTGCATCGGGCCGGCTCGGGTTGCCCGGACAGAGCGGCTCACGACCCGCCGGCTCCCGCTGCTCGGGTTCAACCTGGTGCGCCAGGGCCGCATCCTGGCGCTGATGATACTGCTCGCTGAAGCGCGCCCGTTCCTCGGGCGTCCAGTCCAGGTAGGGATGGTGCGGCCCGAGCAGCACGGGCCGATCCGCCACCAGGTCGGCGCGCAGGCCCTCATAGCAGCCGGCCAGGTAGGCCGCCTGGTGATCGGGTTGTACCCGCGTCAGGCGCACCCTGCGCCGAAACGCCTCCCAGTAGATGCTGGCCAGAGCGCGCGCCTGCGCCTCCGGGTACGGCTGTGGGTGGCCGCGCTCGCGGCGCAGCGTTTGCCCGTAGCGAAACGCCGCCGCCCTGACCTGCGCGGCGCTCAGGAGTGCGGGCTTCGGCTTTTGGCGCGCGTCGATACCGAAGCCGCGCGCGTCGCGGTCCTGGGTCACCGAATCCGCTTCGTCACGTGCGGGCGCGCCCATGGCCGCGCGCACGTCGGCCCAGTCATGCGAACGCACCTGCGCATACGGGTTGCGCCCAGGCGCGAGCTGTAGCCTGCTCAATTCGTCGTCAAAACGCCGCTCGACCTGCCAGTGATGACGCCGTATCTCGGGTGCCGGCCGTTTTGCCATAGGACAAAAAACCTCCGTCTAAACGCTGCAGGGAGGGTGGCATGGTGACCATCCCCGTTCAAACAAGCCGCCTATAGCCGCGATAGCCACCGAGCGCCTATAAAAAGGCTCCAGCGAAAAACAAAAAACGCTCTCAAAGGAGGCTTTCAAAAACCACCCCAAAACGGCACCGCCCAGGTGCCGATGGCGCGCAGGGCGCGCGATGCGGCCGCTGGGCACAACAAAGCCCGGCGCAGGCCGCTTGATGCGGCCTGGCCGGGCGATAGATCGCAGCTGTTGAACTAAAGTTTAGCCATTGTCGGCGTTATCCCTATCGATCAACTCTAGCAGTGCGTACAACTCTTTAGCCAGGTGGCAATAGATATGATACGCCTGGTCACGTTGACCCGCATAGGCCGCATCCCTCGAAGCCAGTGCATGCTTATAGGCTTGGGCGACATACGCGCGATCATACAGAAGATTCATCGCTCATACCTCATCGTTTCGGCACTATCACGCAAGGTTTCACCCTTGCTGTTAACCCATTTCATATCGGACACGCGCGCGTAGGCGTGCGCCTTGCGCATGATCCTGTCGTACTGCTCATTAGCTAGCCAGTCAGCACGCCTGACATGGCGCGCCGGGCGTTTTGCTGCCATAGTCGCATCCCCCTGTGGCGGCCGGCACCAGTCACCCAGTGCCGGCCAGGCTCGTCGATTGATTAGGCGGCCGGCTGTTCGGCCGTGGCCGTATCCGTGGCCGTATCCGTGGCCGTATCCGTGGACTGTTCGGCGGACTGTTCGGCGGACTGTTCGGCCGCGCGCAGCGTCTCATACGCGTTGTCAATCTCGGATAGGTCGTCGGCCGTCAAGGCCCGGATCAAGTTGGCCGCTTGCGCGTAGGCCGCGTCAAAATGAGTCTTGGCCTGTGCGGCGCACTCGGTGGCCGTGGCCACATCTTCAGAGTTACCCTTGATCGCGGCGCGGCGCAGGGCCGTATAGAAGTGGAGCGTGGACATACCCTTGGTGCGCTTGCGTGCCGCGTAGTACCCCTGCAGTCCGAAGGCGGCCAGGTCACTGCGCCTCTTGGCCGCCGCCGTCATTGCCGCATCGTAGGTGCTGCGCAGGGCGGCCAGCTCATGCGAATCGACCTTGAATGTCGGATCCGTTTCACCCAGGGCCGTTGCGATCATGCGCGCCAAGAGTTGCAACTTCTTGCGCGCCTCGTCGTCAAGCCCTTGCGATTCGCAGAACGCCGCATCAACTTCTAGGAATTGCGCGCGCAAGCTCGCCTCATCGCACAACCGATCGTCCACATAGCGATGGTACGGATTCTTGAGCGTGCCGACGACGCGGTTAAGATAGGGCAAGTTACCCTTGCGGACCTGTTCCATGGCTTGTGCGGCGCGCGGGTTAGCGATCACGTCGTGCAGATCGGACAGGAATTGCGTGGTAATGTTGACGATGTTACCCACGGTTGGTTCTCCGTTTCTCGTGTGTGCTTATTGGCTGTTCGTACCGTGTGGAGAGAGAAGCGCGATTGAATGGCAGGGGATACGTCTAAGGCTTGTTATGCCGGCCGCGCCGCCTGCTCAAGGCTTGTTGACCACCGCCCGTATCCTCTTACGTTTAGGTGTGCGCAGCTACCCTTTCCACGCTGTTTACGGATACCCCCACAGGTGCAAGCGGCGCTTACAGGCAGCACGTTACTACTGCCTACCCCTGCAATTCTGCAAGTCATCCGATATCCTACTGAACGCTCAGACCGCATCCCGAGTGCGCACTTTTCAGTCTCATGTCGCTGCAAGGCAACATGCATGCGCATCCCTGTTGTGGGATGATAACTCTAGCTAGCCCTTGTGCTAGCTCGGCCGAGGTGGTGTGTACGCGCCATGCGCGCCGCTTAGATCATGCGATAGATTGACCTCCGTTACGTCGGGCTGGTAGCTTGCATCGCCCCTTGGGCTCCGTTTCGCTCGTGTCGGCGCTTGCCGATCACACCTACAACTATAAGCCGTACAGTGACGATATTCTTCGGACGATCTAGCCGGGCGCGGAAGATATTTACTGTACGGCTTATCCAGTGTGTGACGATAGTGCAGTGTGCTACGCGCGTGTGACGTGTGCGTATCCTTATGGCGCGCGGCATGCGCCGGCCGGCGCAGCTGGCCGCGGGCGATAGACGCCATGGCGATGCGATGCTCTCAAACACGCACAGTGCGGGAGCAGGGCACGAGAGCGCAGCCTGAGAGTAGGTGCATTGTCGCCAGTGCACTCCCCATGCATCGGCGTATCCTCCGGTACCCATGCATCACGTTCCATGAGGTGGGCAGGGCCGGAGGGGTATGGGCAGGGTATTCCTTGGGGCAGGGCTGGGGGGAGGGACGACCGTCCCCTAGCCAATGTGTGTGGATGATGGGGATCATAGATTTGGAAAGCCCTAGACGCCCCAACGCTCTAGACGCACACCTCTTCTGGGACGGGACAGCCCACTGCTGTCCACGCATCTGGAGCGACCACCTGCGCTACGCGTCCGTTTGGCGCTGACGCGCCTCTATCAACCATCACGATGCGATGGGTATGACACCATAGAATCGGGCGCATCAGGCGTCGGGCCAACCACCAGTGTCGCTCGCAGACTCTCCTCCGGCCGGTCGCTATGTCTCGGGGCGGCCCAGGCACACATCTGCGTGCCGCGCTCATGATTGATTTGGGAGCAACATTGACCCTGGGGCCTGTCAAGATGCCGGCTTGGGTAGTCTTATCACCCAGCAGGGCTATAGCCAAAGAGCGGTCCATCATGGGATAATGAAGGTACAGGGCCGAGCACCCCCACTGTGTTCGCCCACCGGCACCCGGCAAAGAACACCGCCGCCACTCCGCAGGAGACGTCTATCCTGCACGAGGAGTTGGCGGCTTTTCTCTTATGTAGACCCTGCCCCCTTGCCCGCCCATGCCGCACATCCAGGACGCTGACCCCCTCAGTGCTGCCGACCTAGCGCAGCGCTGGGCGCGCACCCACGACGGTACACGTCCCGCGCGCCCGCACACGCGCGACGCCGATCACACCAGCCGCACCCGCTTGCTCGCGCACCGCAACCTCACACTAGCGACGCGCGTCTGGCGCGCACGCGACCTGCCCAGTTGCGACCAACTCTAGCCATCACGCCGGGTAAGGGACCGCGTCCCCTACCGCTGCCTCGGTAGCGGAGTTGTGCATCGAGACGTTGGACTCGTCTCCCCTGCACCTCTTGACCGATCGCCCCGCACGTCCTCATCTTGAGGCGGCGACCACGATTATGGAAATACCCAATGGCATCAGCCTCCCTAGACAACCTCGTCACTAACCTCACCGCGCTCGCGAGTACGGACACGATACCCCTGAGCGCCATGCCGTTGTGTGTCTACGACCAGGAGACCGGACGCGTCTACTTCAGCGTCTCGGGCCTCGCCGCCTTCTTTAGCGACGTGGCCGCCGAGCGCGAGAAGGCGCTGACCCCCGTCTTCCTGGGCGACTTTACGAACCAGGACGACATCACCGACGCCTTCGGGATTGAGCGCACGGCGCTGGAACCCTACTGGGTGCTGCTGGCCTACTACGGCGACCCCGCCGATAGCTACGAGTGGACGGCGTTCGTGCTCCTGCAGGGCCGCTACACCGGTAAGCTCTACGAGGTCAACGCCACGCACTGCTCATGCTATAACCTCCAGGGTCAGTGGCAGGCTGAAGAAACCAGCATAGAGGCGCTGCGCGCGCGCCTGGAGCAGGGCGAACTGGGCACCTACAAGAAGTACTGGGGCGGGCAGCGGACCGAGAACACCTTCGCCACAGAGCTGCGCCAGATCCTCGACCGCCTGAGCGCGTCTGCGACCTCCTAGCCATGGACCCTGCCATCTCCGGAAACTGGGGCGCGCTCTATCAGGGTGAGGCCGCACAGCTGCTTCGGGCTATGCCCGACGACAGCGTCCACTGCGCGGTCACCTCTCCTCCCTACTTCAATTTACGATCGTATGGCGCGGGCGAGCAGGAGATCGGGCGTGAACAGACGCCCACGGAGTACGTGCTGCGCCTGGTCGGCGTCTTTCGGGAACTGCGCCGCGTGCTGCGGCCGGACGGCGTCTTCTGGCTCAACCTGGGCGACTCCTACGCGGCTGGATCGGGCGGCGGCGGTGCGGAGAGCCACCGGCGCACCACATCCGGCAGGATGATGCCGCAGCAGGGCCGCGCCCCCGTCACGGGCGGGCTCAAGCGCAAAGATCTCATCGGCATTCCCTGGATGGTGGCCTTCGCCCTGCGCGAAGATGGGTGGTACCTCAGAGCGGATTGTGTCTGGCACAAGCCGAACGCGATGCCCTCCAGCGTGCGCGACCGCCCCGTCCGCGACCACGAGTACCTCTTCCTGTTCAGCCCGAGCGAACACTACTACTACGACGACGTGGCCGTCCGCGAGCCAGCCGTCAAGGGTGCCGCAGGTTCGTCGTTCACGCGGGGCAAGACGGCGGGCCATCAACCGAACGATTGGGAGGGTCCGCGCCGCGACGATGGATGGCGCTCACGGCGCACCGTCTGGAGCGTCCCCACGGTGCCCTTCAGCGCCAAAAGCTACGGTGTCGCCGACATCGAGCACTTTGCCGCCTACCCCGAAGCCCTGGTCGAACCCTGCATTCTCTCCTCGACGAGCGCCCATGGCTGCTGCGGCACGTGTGGCGCGCCCTACAGGCGGGTGACCGTGCGCACGCCCATGCATCTGCGTCCGGGCACGAGCAAGGGACTGCCGGGCATGCGTACCACGGACGGCCTTGCCGACACGATGACCGCGCTCGCCACCGTCAGCACGGTTGGGTGGGAACCCACCTGCGAGCATCCCGGCGCGCCTGTCGTCCCCGCGACGGTCCTCGATCCGTTCTGTGGGTCTGGCACAACGCTCTCCTGTGCCGTGCGCCTGGGCCGACGCGCCCTGGGGATTGAACTCAATCCCGACTACATTCCTCTGGCTGCGGCGCGCCTTGACCGCCTGGAGCAGGAGCAGGAGCGCACGAGCGCGGCCTAGACGCCGGACGCGTTATGCGGGGTTGTCCAGACTGAGTCCCAGCTGCCGGGCGACCTGCGCGTACGCCTCCTGCGCCGAGCCATAGGTCTCCTGGTGCATCTGGCGCAGCCACTGGGCAAAGCCCACGTCCACGAAGAGGCCGTGCACCCCGTCAAGCAGCGCCGCCGTGTGCGTCCCGATGCTCTCCCCCTGCCCTGTGGCCTGCGGGAGCGGCACGGGGACCGGTACCCAGCCCAGTCCCCCGCACCCTGGCACCTCTGCCGGGACAACCTGGTAGTCCACGCTGGCCCACGGCCCGCCCACTCGGCGCGTGCGCACGCGCAAGGTCCCCGTGCCCAGGCGGAACTCCACCTCGATGGGCCCGAGATCGGGTCCTGGGTAACTCTGCACCAGCAGCACCTCGTTTTCGTACGCATCGCTACTCATCTACGTCTAGTTTACATGCCGCGCGCCGTCGCCTGGAGACGGCGCCTCTGCACAGCCAGGCATAGGTGCAGAGCCATGCTGGTTCGACTCCAGCGCGCGGACCCGGCGGGTGGCCCCCCATGAGCACACCTGCCCATCACGGTAGGACGGCGTGCTCACCCTCGCCGGAGCGGGTGACTCGGGTGAACCCACCCTCACCCGCACTCCTGCTCATCGGGCACGGGTCCAGCCCCCACGGCCCTGCCCTGCCTACCATGCCCCCCCAGGCGCGCTTCGGTGCCCTGGCGCAAGCGCGCTCCTGGGACCGCGGCCTACCCCCGCGCGCCCAGGAGCGCGCTTTGCATCCGCTTTTGAATCCTAGTTGCACTCTCGTTGCAGTCTTTCGCAGTGATTACAGACTAGACCCGCCGCTCCGCACAGGCACCGAAAGACGCGCCCTGTGCGAACACGGAAAGGACAGCCCCTATGGCCCAGTACCGCAGCACCGCCCGTCTGGAGGCCGACGCCTACACGGTCCCGGTGCGCACGCCCGTGATGACCGATCGCGGCCTGCTCTTGGCCGAGCCGGGCGATAGTATCGTGCGCACGATCATCGACGGACGCCTCTTTACGAGTGTGCTAGCGCCCGAGCACTTCGCCGCCCTGTACGCGCCAGATGCAAACGTGGAGGTGTCCTGATGCTGCGCGTAGAGCCTGATGGCACCACCGTGGCCGTCTGCCGGCATGACTTTGCCTGCGCAATCTGCAAGAGCGTCATTGAGTACGAGCACCCGCGCGATGAGCGGCCCAAGATCACCTGTACGGCCTGCGACGCGCCGATGCGCATGCTGATCCCCTTTACGCCGACCAGTTATTCGTCAAGTTCGGCCTTCAACAAGAACTTTCGTGAGTTCCCGAAAGCAGGCCCCCGGTGAGCGCGCCTAACGGACTCTTTGCGACCACGGCACTCTTGGTGAGCAAGGACGAAGCCGCGCTGCTGATCGACGTGGGCATGAACCTGAACCCGCGGCTGGATGATCTAGCCGAGCGCTGCGCGCAGATCGTCTGCGACGCCGATGATTTGGCGCGTTCCGGACACGACGACGGAGGCGACTTCGCCCTATTGGTCGAAGTGCGCGAGCTTGAGGCGATCGTGCGCATGGTCCGCGTGCACGTCAGCCAGCCCCAGACGCAGCGCCCCTTAATGACCAAGATCTGGCGCGCGCTGTTGGAGGCGCGGCGGCGCGAGCACGCCCTTAGCATGCTCTCATCCCTCGATCTGGACGGCCTCTTTCAGTCTGGGGCCGCCTAAATGGCTCAAGCGCGCAGCAAACGGGTCGCGAGCCCTCAGCGCTACGGTCTGCTGATGCAGCCCCGCCCGGGCCTGGAGCGTGAAGAGGGTGGAGTGACGTCACCCGGCGGTGCCGAGCAGATGTCCCTGGGGAGCGGCCCATCCCAGTTCTATCTCTACCCGACGCTGATCGATGCGGGCGCTGCCGCCCGCATTGGCCTGTGCCAGGTGACGCGGCACCCCGATGGGCGACCGGCGGGGGTCCGCCGCCTGGGACTGGCCCTGCCCTGGAGTGGGGTGCGCGACGCGCGCGTGACCTACGTGCCGCTGTGCGGCCAGTACGTCATGGCCTACACCACGCTGGATGGTCCCGTGCCCAGGATCGCCCTCGCGTTCTCGCCCGACGGTCGGGAGTGGACGAGTGGCACCCCAGTCGAGTTCGTGCCCGAGACCGGCGCGCCCCCCTTGTGCCGCTGCGCCAACGGACACGCCGTCTTCTTGCCTTGGCCGCTGCGCGCCCCCGATGGCAGACGCGCCTGGGGCCTCATCCATAGCCCACGCCCAGACGGCATCGGCACCGCACCCGCCGAGATCTGGATCAGCTACCTGCCGATTCAGGGGACGGGCCTGCCCACCGTGATCTTCGAGCAGCACACGCTGCTGGCAGCGGCGCGTGAGGACTGGGAAATGGACGGCCTGGGTGCTGGCTGTCTCCTGGGAAGTTCCGCGGGTGACATCCTCTTCTACTGGGGGGACCGCCGCGGTCCCACAGGACGCTCGCTTATCTCCGTTGGAGCCCTGCGCCTGGATACGCGGACCGGTCTGCCCTGGGCGCGAAGTCACCGCCCGCTCCTGAGTCCCCAGGCGCTCTATGAACGTGGCACCAAAGAGGACGGGCATCCTGCCCGGCATGGCTCGGTCATGCCCGCGGCGGCCCAGTGGCGCGACGGGGGCATCGACCTCTACTACAGCGCCGACGGGCGCGCCGTCGCCTCCTGCCACATTGCCGCAGCAGATCTCCATCACCTAGGTGACCCTCTCCCCCGACGATAACGAACCAACAACAGAGGACTCGGCCCATGACCAACCCCCTCACGCAGACGGCCGCTACGACCAAGACCCTGACCTATCAGCCTAGCGCCGGATTCGGCACCTACCAACCCGCCCGCCTGGAGATCGACATCTCCCGCGTACCGGTGGGCTCCCTCTTGCAGACCATCAAGGAAGAGCAAGCCAAAGAGCGCGCGCGCATGCGCGCGGTTGCCGCCCGCGCCCAGCGCGCGCAGGACCTGGCGGCGGCCGACGATGCATTGGAGCACATCCGCCGCCTGCTCTCTGAAGCGCAGGACCTGGTGGAGTCGCTTATTGACCGCCTGGAGGACCTGGGCTGCACGGATGCGGACGACCCTCTTGCCGTGATCAGCGCCAGCATCTTCGCCGCGCACACCACGGCTGAGGCGTTCACGATGGCCGAGATGGCCGATGACCAGGACGAGGTAGAGGGAGATGCTGCGCATGGAGCCTAAGCAGACGGCCCTCCCGACGCGGATGATCGCGATTGGTGAGCTACGCGCCGATCCAAAGAACCCGCGCACCATTACGCCCGAGGCTCTCGACCGCCTGGTGCAGTCCATCAGGACGTACGGCTTCACGCAGCCCGTCGTCTTCAATAGGAGAACGGGCTACCTGGTGGCGGGCCACCAGCGCGTTATCGCCGCTGCGCGCCTGGGCATGACCGAGGTGCCCGCCGTCATCGTGGACTACGATGAGGCGACGCAGCGTGCGGCCAACGTCAGCCTGAACGCAGGGTTTGCCGAATTCGATAGCGTGCTGCTGCGCGACCTGATCCTGGAGCTAGACGCCCAGGAGTACGACCTGGACACGGTCGCCCTGCAAACAGGACAGATCGATGACATCGTGCAGAGCGTCGGGTCGCTGGTGCTGCCGCCGTCCGTCGAGGATGCCCTGAGCGAAGGGAACCTGGCGGTTCGTCCGACGGACCCTGAGCCAGCGCCAGCGCCCCCGACGCCTGTCCCCGACACCGCACCAGAACAGCCGACGCCACAAGCGAAAGGCAAGGGGCGTCACCCCAAGGCGAAAGCGCCCAAGGGGGCTGTTCCTGGCAAGATCGCGCCCGAGACTCTGAGCGGCGAGCGCTACGGCCTGGGTCGACACACCATCGATGTGTCCGGGGTTGACCTCATCACCATTGACGTCGGGATCACGTCGGTGACCGTCCAGAAGGGCGCTGATGACGCGGCGGATATGCTGCTGGAGGCGTCCTATGCGTCGGCTCAGTAGGCGCCATCTCTACAACGGGGTGCTCGCCGCACTCTGGGCCCTGGGCACCCTGGCCATGGCGGGCCTCTTCCTGGACGCCGCGCTCTCCGACTCAGGTCCTCACGGACCCTCACCCGCCCATCCGAACCCGCTCTTTACGCTGGTCATGATCGCCTGCGCCATCGTGATCGTGGGCGACCTATTCGTCTCCTTGCGCGAAGAGGCACGCGCGCGGCGCACCCGCGATGAGCCTGTCTCCCCGCGTCTGGAGGAGGGCTTCCACCAGCCCGATCCCGGACCCATTGCCTTTGTCCCCAGCAACAAGGTGGTGAGTGGAGACATCCAGATGATCTGGGCTGATCCGAAGACCTACACGCTGCCGCAGGGTAGTGCGATGGTCCCGCAGGGCACCTGGACAATCACCACCAGTGAGCCGATGCCCACACTGTTGACCCCACCATCAGGTGTGACATCTGCCTCAGCCTCAGCGGATACCGTGCCCCTGCACCTGCAATCACCGGAGGAGCGGCGCGCGCAGATCAAAGCCGTGCCGGCCACGACCCCGGAGGAGCACGATGGCGACATCGATGACGGCGCAACCCCGCCCCCAGTCGGACCTCCGGCCGAGGCATGACCTGGGGGACGATGCGCTGTACGCCATGCTGGACCGCCTGACCGACGCCCAACTGGAGGACCTGTGCAACCGGCTCAACATCCCAGTGGACACGTCGGAGGAGACATGGATGCCTCCGCTGGCGAGCATGCGCTGGTTCCCCAGGGAGCCGCACGCGTGGCGGCCCGCGCGCCTGCTGCTGACGTGGCGGTCAGCCCCGACCCTACGGCTGAGGATGCCCTCAAAGACTACCTCGCGCTCGGCCCAGGACGCACCCTTGCCGAGCTTGCCCGCACCACCGGACTCCCCGCCAGCACGCTAGGCCGCTGGGCCAAGACGGGCGAGTGGACGGCGCTGGCCCGCGACCATGACCGGCAGCAACGCCAGGCCATCAGGGAGGCCGAGCGCGCGGAGAAGGACAAGGAACGACGCAAGCGCGAGAGCGACCAGCTCAAGGTTGCGTTGCTCCTGCGGGGAAAGGCATTCAGCTACTTACGCGAGCGGGAGCTTGAAGGCGTCATCGACGAGCCGACAAAGACAGTCCTGGTCAAGGGCTGCGATCCCTCCAAAGCACAGGTGGCTCTTGCATTCCTGAAGGAAGCCCGGGACATCGAGCGGAGTGTATTGGGCAGCAATGTCGATCGCGACGACGATGAGGGTACGGCGTTCAGGCTGACGCCCGACATGCTGCGGCTCTCCGTCGAGAAGGCGATCATCATGAAAAACGAGATCACCCTTGAGCGCGGTCTGCCGTCGCCCGATGATCCCGATCCCCTCGGAGATATCGGTCTGTAGCGCATCCTCCCTCCCCTGACCCGGCACCACTGGACGAGAGACCCCCTATGCCAGCCCGCCGACCCAAGCAAGAACCCCAGAACCTAGACCAGGCACTCTCACCCGAGCAGATTGCGATCGAGCTAGCCCTCTCCGCACAGAGCGCCATCTACTGGATCGAGACCTACTGCAAGATTCTGATCCGCAACGATGACGGCAGCCGGCTCTACGAACCCTTCGTCCTCTGGAAGTTCCAGCAGCAACTCATCGCGGCGTTCCAGAAGAACGAGGAGCACTTCTGCATCCTCAAGGCGCGGCAGTTGGGCATCACGACCACGGTCTGCGCCTATGTGCTCTGGCGGGCCATGTACAAAAGCAACGCCTACATCCTGCTCCTGAGCAAACGTGAGCCCGAGGCCACCAAGCTCCTGGAACGCATCAAGGCGACCTATGAGCGCCTGCCCGCGTGGATGAAGGAGTTCTGTCCACCTGCCGACATCTGGAACAACCAGACGATCTCCTTTGGAAATGGCTCCAAGGTTGAGTCGATGGCCGCCACCGAGGGGGCGGGGCGTTCAGACACGGCAAGCTTGGTCTTCATTGACGAGGCCGACTACGTGGCTGACTTGGCGGCGTTATATAGCGCGGTCAAGCCTACTGTTGACGGTCCCGGCGGTCAACTCATCATCGCCTCCACGTCGCAGGGGCCCATGAGGTTCTTCCACGATCTCTACGGCCAGGCCATGCAGCGCAAAGGCAAGTTGCGCGCCGTCTTCATCCCCTGGTTTGCCCATCCGGGGCGTACTCCTGAGTGGCTGGCGCGCGAGACCGCTGACTACAGCGAGACCCAGCGCAAGCGCGAATACCCCGCTGTCTATACCGAGGCGTTTGCCGCGAACCAGGCCCTCGTCTACCCCGTCTTCGACCGGGGCACGCACATGGAGAGCCTGCGCTACGACCCGCGCACGCGCACCGTCACCACCAAGCGCTACGGGACCTTCACCCTGGACTATGTCGCGGCGGGCATCGACTTCAACATGTCCCAGCCCGGCTGCCTGGTCATCGCCGGCATAGCCAAGGACGGGACCATCGTGGAGATCGATGGCTACTATGGGGCCGAGATCCCCGTCGTGGCCGAAGACCCCCATCAACTGACCTGGGTCAAGATCGCGCGCTCCATGAGTCGGACCTATGCATTTACCAAGCTGGCCGCCGACTGGGATAGTGACGCGATCGACGCCTTGCGCCGTGCGGGCCTGCCGGCGATCAAGGCCATCAAGGATGTGAAGCAGGGTATTGGCCTGGTCTACGGAGCGCTCGCTGGCCAGCGTCCCATTGACCCCAGAGACCCCGATGGCCCCAAGCGACCCACGATGATCTTCTCGGATCGCCTCGACTACATCCCCACCGAGATGGCCGCCTACGCCTACCGCGAAATCGGCGGCACGGTCTCCGATGTGGTTCTGAAGCGGGCGGATCACCACGCAGACGCATTACGCTATTGCACAAATGTCCTCGTAAGGGGTCCCGCGAAGATTTCTCTCATCTAGTGTTGGCCATCATTGCGCCTCCTGCGCCACGATTGCCAGCCGCAAGATCGTGAGCAAAAGCGCCCATAGCGCGGCGATCCTTGATACAGTGTGCCGCACTCCTCGCAGATCTTCTCGATGGGCTGATCGGTCAGCGCGCGGGCACATGCAACAGAGCAGGTGAGGGTTTTGCGGTAGCGATTGATGCGGAACATCGTACCGCAGACGATGCACGCACGATCTTCGTCGTCTACTCCGCTTGCTCGACGCGCTGCGGACTTGCACGCATTGGAACAGAAGAGCGCATAGGTTGCGCGAAGCTGCTTCGTCTGGAAAAGGGTACCACACTGCGCACAGGTGAGGGTCACGAGAGGCATGCTCTCGTGGACGTCCCTGCCGTGCTCGCGATGCCATGCACGCCCCTCCTCTGAGCCATGCCACTCCTTGGTGAGCGGGCGCATACGCTCAGCCTGTTGTCGGGATAATTCCTGACGCCAGGGCGCGTGTCCATGGTCGGAGAGGTGATCACGCCCGCTCTTGCAGGCCAGATTTTCAAGGCGATTGTCAAGCGGGTCCTCATTAATGTGGTGTACGTGGTGCTTGGGCGGAATCGGCCCATACACGTCCTCCCACAGGTCGCGGTGCAAGAAGTGGCGCTGTCGCTCGCCGCCACCCCGACTGTAGGTGCAGGAGAAATACGCGCGCAGTGAGCGATTCGCGCTCTCTGGATACCGCACGTACGCGCGACCGCGATAGACGACGACTTCGCGCACCACGCCCCCGACATCAGCGCGCACGGGGACGGTGGGCGGCTCGCCAAACATGGGGAGTTGATGGTAGTCTTTACCTAGGGCCATGGTGACACCTCCTACGTGTCCTGTGGCTAGAGCCATCATGCGCTTCCGACGCGTGGTGGCTCGTTCTTTACCCCGCCTACAGTCTACTCCTCTTCAGGCAGCCGCGTCCAGCGGTCACCCATCGCCGCTCCGCGTGCGACGGAATTAGGTACGCCTGCTGTTTCCTCGCAAAGGGTGCACCCAAGATCGCGCTCCTGTAGCGTTCCCGACCAGGGGACACTGGCCCCATCAGTGGGGGGCGCATTGCCGGCCCTTGGGTAGTCGGCTGACCCTGGCTTCTTGTCCTTCTCCTTCTCCACTTTCGCCTACTGACCGTAATTCAGAATCGAATTACGGTCACTCATCTGGAGACTGCTATGCGCCGCTTCCTACGACGCGCCCTCACCGTGCTGCACCTGATAGTCGAGGTCGTCTCCCTGGTGGAGGAGGTCCTGGAGATCACGTCCCTGGCGCGACCCGTCGTGCGCGCCGCCGCGCTGGCCGCAGGCGCCCTTCTGTAATCGTCCGTAGGAGACCCATCCCCCCATGTCCACTCTGCTTTACGATACCGGCGTGCAGCGCTGGCCCGGTGACATTGTGCGCGCCAAGGGCACGCCCTACAGCGTGATCCGCCCGGAGGAGGCCGCCGCCCACGTGAGTGCGGGCTGGGCGACCTATGCGCCTAGCGGCCTCTTGACCGAGACCGTGACCGGTCTGCCGGCCAGCTACGTGGTCGCGCAGGACGCCTCTGGCACCATCCTGGCGCGCAACGCGCAGACGGGGGCATTTGAGTTCTCTGGGACGGATGCTGCCACCGTGATCAACGCGGCGCTGGCCGCGTGTGCGGCCACGGGCGGCACGGTCCAGCTCAGTGATGGAACCTACACCCTGACGGCCCCCCTGCAGAACGATGCCAGCTACGTCTCGCTCGTCGGCATGGGCCTGCGCCGCGGCGCCTACCTCACCGTCGCCAGCGGGGCCAGCCTCGCCTGCATGCTGCAGTGGGGCGTGACGCAGAACGTGACCGGATGCCGCATCGCGAACCTTGGCCTGAACGGCGTGCACAACACCAACGCCGCAGGCGATGGCATACTCCTCTTTGGGGGCGACTGCACGCTGCGCGACCTACGCGTGCAGCAGATGCCCCGCGACGGTATCCACTACTCCGTCCAAAGCGGCACGCTCTTCGACAACTACACCGAGAACTGCTACGTGATCCAGTGTGGGCGTGACGCCTACGTCATCGACAACGGCGTCTCTAGCTCGGAGTGGCACCTGTGCCGCGCCGCCGGGGGCACCGGTGCGACGCCGGGCGCGCTGGGCGGGCGCCTCGGGTTCTACAACCAGGGCTACGAGAACAAGTTCAGCCTGTGCCACCCCTACTTCTTCACCAATCACGGCTTCTTCCAGACCAGGGGCGGCGCGACGCAAATCGTGGGTGGAGAGTACGAGACCAACGGGCAGCACGGCATCTACCTGCAAGCCTCCGCCGGTGCCATCAATGACGTGCGCATCAGCGGGTCCTCGTTCTACGGCAACAACGTCACGGCGGGCACCAATACGCAGGACGCGCTCGTCAACCCCACGGCCAATACGCCGGGCATGGACATCTACGTCGATGGCACGAGCAACGCCATCAGCCAGCTCTCGATTAGTGAGTGCCACTTCCATACGGCGGGCGGGGGCACGCAGGCCAGCAACAATATCCAGCTCAGCCAGGCCACCTATTATACGGTGCGCGGCTGCTGCTTCGCCGGGGCGCCCAACGCCGCCCTGCGCACCACCAACTTCGCGCAGTACGGCACCATCGACTCCAACGTCTTTGGCGGGGGCGCGGGTTCGGCGATCTTCCTGGATGGCAACACCGCCTCCACGCGCGTCAGTGGCAACGTCCTCTCGCGCTCCGTGCAGGAGCACAATAGCACCGACTACACGACGTTTGAGGGTAATGTCCTGCCCAATGGCTCGCAGGGCAGTGTGACCCTGCTCGGCGCGCACTCGATCAGCCGCAACAATCGCGGCGTGCAGATGGGCCAGCGTACGCTAACGGCCAGCACGACGCTCTCGAGCATGGACTTCGGCGGCATGGTGCTGGTCTCCACCAACTCGAGCCTGACCATGACGCTGCCCTCAGCGGCCAGCGCCGGCCTGGGTAGCCAGACCATCACCATCAAGAACGGCTCCGGGGTCACCAGCACAACGGTGGCCTCGGCCGGCGGGACCATCGATGGGGCCAGCACCTACACGCTCGCCAGTGCGTTCTCGGCGGTCACCGTCCAGAGCGATGGCGCGAACTGGTTCATCGTCAACAAGATCTAGCCCCTAGGGCAGGAGCACGTTCGACCCCATGCCTGCACGCATCTACCCCAGCAACGCCCCGCGCGGTGGCAGCACCACGCTGACCGGGGGCGGCTCGACCAACGATATCTTCCCCTTCTACCTGGCGCAGGCCCAACTGGCCGCCCCGCTCTCCTACACCTTCTCCGCACCCAGTACGGCGGGCGGGCAGCTGGTGGGCGGCACCACCTACTACTACGTGGTGACAGCCACCAATAGCCAGGGCGAGTCCCTGCAGGGTGCCGAGCAGAGCTACACGCCGCCCAGTGGCACCAGCACCAACCAGGTGACGCTAGGCTGGACCCAGGTCAAGGACGCCAGCGGCTACAAGATCTACCGCAGCACGACCTCTGGGTCGTATGGGGCCTCCTCGCTGCTGACCACCATTGGCTCAGGGAGCACCGTGAGCTATGCCGATACCGGCACGGTGGGCGCGGGCCAGCCCCCGGCCAGCAATACCTCGGCGTACCCGACCAACCGCGCCTGCGGCGTGGTGCAGGTGCAGAACCAATCGGGCGGCACCATCTACGTGTTTGGCTCGCCCGACCTGGGCAGCCAGGTGGCGGCGACGCAGGGCGACCAGGCCGTTGGCAATGGCGCGAGCTTTACATCGGGGGAGCCCTGGGCCTGGTGCGCCATCTATGGCGCGGCGGGCAAGACGGTCAACGGGGGCACGGCAGCGGGCATCCTCGTCTTTTGCGACGTGACGTAGCCCGATGCCCCTCTCTGTCGCCATCCAGGAAACGTCGGGGACCGCGCACCAGGACACGGCCACCCGGCTGGCCAACCTGGAGGCGCAGATCCCGGCCTTACAGGCCCAGATCGCCGTCAAGGACCAGGAACTCAGTAGCCTGCGCAAACGCGTGGCCGAGCTCGAGGCGCAGGTCCGGCATATGGATTCAGAGAGAACAGCGTTGCACGAGCACATCAAGCAGGTGGAACACGAACGGGATGACCTGCGCCAGCGGCTGGCCTCTATGACGGCCGCACGTGACGCCTTACGGACGCCTGACGAGCTTGCGGCTTTGCCACAAGCCGTAGCCCGACGCCTAACGCCTGGTCAGGAGAGCTAGCCCATGGCGCTTGTTGTTGATAGCCAGGAAGCGAGCGGGGCGGCGCACCACGCCAACGCGGGCACGCTCTCCTGGTCCTTTACCAACACGGCCGGCGACATCCTCATCGTCGGCGCGATCAGCACCAACGCCACCCAGGCCTCAAGCAGCATCAGCAGCGTGACCTACGGCGGGCAGGCGCTCACCTTCATCGACGGCTATACGACGGACCAGAACTTCCACACGCAGCTGGGCCTCTATTACCTGCTCAGCCCGCCGACCGGCAGCAACACCGTCACGGTGACCATCGCCTCCAGTGCCGGGGCGCCCGATATCCTGGGCGGGGCCATCGCGCTCAAAGGCGCGAACCAGAGCACGCCCATCGGCGTGCACGGCAAGCACGAGGACAACAGCTCCAACATTACCGACGAGCAGGTGACCCTGGCCGGCACCACGGCGGGCAGTATCGTCCTGGCCGTCTGTGCCACGGGCACCAGCATTACCAGCGCCGACAGCCCGAGTACCCAGTCGTACAAGCTCAACGTCAGCAGCAATACCTCGGGCGACAACATCGGCGGCTCCTACTACGCCACGCCCGGCGGCAGCGTGACCATGGGCTTTACGGTGGCCAGCGACTTTGGACATATCGTGGCCGCCGAGATCAAGGCGGCCCCGGCCGGCGCCAGCGATCCCTTCCCCCTGGCCTACGACATCCCGTTGCTGGCCCTCAATCAGAATGCCTGCTACAGAATGCGGGCACCAGGCGACCTGGTGCAGCCCGCCCTCATCCTAGGAGCCTAGGAGCCTAGGAGCCTAGGAACCTGACCCTGTCAGCAACCGATGGCTAAAGCCACCAGCTTGTCCGTGCGATCCGGCGCCACGCAAGGAGGCGCCGGTCATGCCAGACATCAGGCCGGCTGACGGGCTGGCTAGACCACAACGGCCCGCTCGCGGCGGACGGCGCAAGCCACTACGCACCGGGAGGGTTACCCCTCGCCTTGCCCCCACGAGCATGTTTCCCGTCCGCGTGGGGCACACCCCAAGCCAGAGGCATCTCGGGCACGCCCGAGCGCCGTTGCCGCCATCTCCGCGCCGGTACTCCGGTTTCAGTATCGCACAGTGTCGGGGTTGTTGGCAGATTGCAACAGAAGTGCGCTGCTCGTCGCCGACGTGGCAGCACGCTCCATTCCGCTGTCACCTAAAGGCGACAGTCCCCTGGAGGTAATTCTATGGCCGCACCCGGCACGTTCGTCGCCCGTCTCGTGGCGACGAGCCTCTCCAGCTCGACGACGCTGCCCGTGATCCAGCTCACGCTGAACATCCCCTCCATCTAAGGAGTCTCCTGCCCCATGGCATCGGCCAACACCTACGTGGTGACCACGTCGAAGGCGTCGTTTGCCACGGCGCAGACGATCGTGCAGATCGCCACACCCTCCACCAAGCCCATCCAGATCATCCGTGTTTCGGTCTCGCAGGAAGGCTACACGACCTCATCGGGCCTGGGCGTGCTGCTCTACAAGGGCGGCGCTACCATGACCTGGACCAGCCCAACCACGGTGACGCCAGCCAAGCTTAACCCGAGCGATGCCGCAGCGTCATCGACCGTCACGGCTTGGGGCACCTCAGCCAGCGACGGCACGAGTCCGACCAACCTGATTGAGGACGGCTTCAATTCTTTGTCGTCCTATCTGTACCTGCCGGTTCCCGAAGAGCGCATCGTCATCCCTGCGTCCAGTTGGTTTTGTGTCAAGTTACTTGGCACTGTCCCGTCATCGACGTGGGATTGCAATATCGTCTACCAGGAACTCGGGTGATCGTTAGTCGGTCTGTCGTGGTGCGTGATCCTGGTTGATGGGCGCCCACCGGCGATGCTTGGTCGGATGGGATGTCTGATACCTCAGGTTGTTGTAGCAGCGGACGCACAGGCCCCACGCTCCATGCGGTCGGTCTGTACCGCCGCAGGAGACGCAGGCGTCGTAGTCCCGTGCCCATCGACCCTCACGCATGGGCCAATAGACGGTGTCGTAGCACAGACGGCAATATCCGTGTCCCACGTGAGGGCGTTCGGTTGTCCCGCAGGACACGCACCGCTGATGGACATAGGACCATCGACCGATCGCGTGGATGTGCCGGTGCTCCTCATGGCTCAGGACCATGAGGTTCTCCAGACGGTCGTCTGAGGGATCCAGATTTATGTGGTGTACCTGTTCATCGGAGCGCAGTTGGCGTCCCAGATGGTCCTCCATCACGAGGCGGGCACGGGCAACAGTTCCGCGACCAGAGATGCTGATGAAGACGCGGCCATCTGTATCGGTCCGCTCACCCTTCCACTGGTGATGGTTCGGTCCACGTAGATGGGCCGTGCGACACGCCGTGCAGCAGTACTTGGGACCCTTCTTCGCCTTTGACGGCCATACCCAGAAGTCGCCCGTGCAGTGAAGACAGACCTGGTGGACCCACCCGTGGTGCGGCGTCCTGGACGTGCCTGGGCCGGTCTGCGAGGAATCGTGTAGCCTCATAACGTCAGCACTCCCTTCATGAGTGTTGGCCATGCCCACGGTTGTCGCAAGCAACGCGTGGGCTTTTGCGTGCCTCAGTATAACACGGCACTCGGCCAGGAGATATAGCGCATGTCCGGTATCCAGACCACGCAGCCCGTCAAGAACGCGGCCATCAGCATCCAGATTACGCGCGCCGATGGGACCGTCGAAGACCTCGGCGTGGTGGCTTATCACAGCACCAATCCGCTCAAGCGCGCCCTCTTCGCGGTGCGCCAGCGCCTGGGCCAACACATCACCGAAGAGCAGCTCTTTGGCCCCATGGCGGGTCAGAGTGGCGACTCCAGTACCCCGCAGGAGTAGACAACAGTGGCTACAGTGGTCACCAACGCCGGTCGGGCAATTCAGACCAACCTCGTCTCCGGTCTGGGCGGCACCGCCCCCAACTATATCGCCATCGGCTCGGGTGCCGGTACATCCGCCGTCACCGATACCACCCTCTTTACCGAGTACACCACCGGCACGTGGACGGGCTACGCCCGCGTGAATGCGACGCCGACACGGGCCACCACTTCAGTTGCCTCAGACACGATCAAATGGAGCGGAAGCTTCACCGCTGGTGCCGCGCAAACCGTGACGAATGCGGGAAACTTCGATGCGTCCACAAACGGGAATGGCCTCGTGAAAGGTGACTTCGCGGGAGTCGCCTTGGCCAACGGGGACAGCATCACAATCAACATTAGTTTGCAGTACACATAGTTTGCGGTACGCCTAGCAGACAGCCATCCCCTGGAGGCGCGCTGTGTCGAGCTACGTCTTTCGCCCGCCGCCGCAGCCGCAGCAGGCCGCGCATCCCCTGCTTTTCCAGACCACGCCGCAGTCCCTATCCGCGACACAAGGGCAGAGCGCCCAGATGACGCGGGGCGTGGGCAAGGTGGTCAGCGTCACCCAGGGGACCGCGGCCACCCTCATGCGCGCCGTGGGCAAGGCGCTCGCGGCCACGCAGGGCACGCTCGGCAGCCTGCTCAAGACCGTGACCAATCTCCTGGCGGCGACGCAGGGCACGACGCCGACGCTGGGTGCCTTGCGCGCGCGCATCGTCAGTCTGGTCGCCACGCAGGCCACGACCGCGACCATTGTGCGTGCCGTGACAAAAGTGCTCACCGTGAGCCAGGCCAGCACGCCCAGCCTGCAAAAGGTCATCGGCAAAGTTCTGGCGGCCACCCAGGGTAGCACGGCGGCGATCTCGACGCTGAAGTCACGCCTGGTCGCCCTGGTCGCCACGCAGGGCACAAGCCCTGCCATCGCCCGGACCATCGGCAAGGCGCTCGCCGCCGGCCAGGGCACGGCGGCCGCCCTCGGGCGGGCCATCACGAAAGTCCTCGTGCTGACCCAGGGCACGACGCCCACCCTCGCGACCCTGAAGTCGCGCATCGTGAGCCTGCTGGCCACGCAAGCCCAGGCGGCCACCCTGGGACGCGCCATCGCCAAGAGCGTGGCCGCGCAGCAGGCCAGCGCCGCCCAGATCACGAGAGCCATTGGCAAGGCCCTCGGGGCCACCCAGGCGAGCCTGGGCGTCGTGGCGAAGGGCGTGGCGAAGGCTCTTGTCGCGACCCAAGCCACGGTCGGCGCACTCGCGACCCTTAGGAGCCATATCGTCAGCCTGCTGGCCACCCAGGGCACGACGGCGGCCCTGGCGCGCGGCGTCGGCAAAGCGCTCACCGTCACGCAGGGCAGCGCGCCCGTGCTGACCAAGGCCATCGGCAAGGGTCTGGGGGTGGCGCAGGGCACACTCGGCGCGGTGCCCAAGACGATCACGAAGGCGTTGGGCGCGGCGCAGAGCGGGCTGGGTGCCCTCTCCTGGAGCAAGACGAGCGGGGAGTCCCTTCTCCCCAACCTTGCGGTCCTGGCCACGTGGGGCCAGGCGCTCTCGCTCGGCGTGAGCGCGCTCTTTGGCCAGGGTCTCTCGCTCGCCGCCACGATTGGACGGAGCACCTCCCAGATGATCGCCCTTCCCACCACCGCCGGGGCCACCGCCACCATCGCCCCCGGCGATAGCAACAAGCCCTTCTACGTCGATCTCTCCCCGGCCCTTGTTGGGCCGCTGGCTGGGGCGACCATTGCCTCGGTTGGCCTCACCTCCGTGGCCAGCCGCTACAGCACCGCCGCCCCCGCCGCAGGGACGCCGTACACCAACGCCTTTGTGGCGGCGCTGGAGGGCACCGGCACCACGGTCAAGCTCTCGGTGGGCACCGGCCAGCAGACGCTGGACCAGACCTACGACATCACGGTGCAGGTCAACCTGGCTGGCGTGGCCTTTGGCCTGGCCCCGGCCCTGGCGCTGCGCGTCTCCATCGCCTGCACGCAGGACAGCTAGCGCCTCCCCTCTCCCTCTCTCTCTCCTGCTAGCCGATCACCGCGCCCTCGACCCGGCGCGGTCCCTCAGCCTCGGGGGAGCCGGGCCCGGCGCTCATCTCCTGGTCGTGATGGGACGGGATAAAGCCGGCGCGCTGCTGGAAGAGCAGCACGTCCTCATCGTCGATCGAGCGGCCAATGATGTCGTACTGCTGCTGGCCGAGTCCAAAGAGCACCTCGGCGCGCAGGCTCCTGATGTTCACCCTGGTGACGTGGTAGAGCGGCTCGCCCGGCGGCGGTCCCACTGACCCCGGTTGATCTGCTGCGGATCCCTGCACCCGTCTTTCCTCCTTCTCCCCAGTAGAGGACTCCTGCCCCATGTCGTCTGATGTTATCACGCTGGCCTCGGGCGTCGCGCTCCCCGGCAGCACACGCACGCTGCGCAGCCCCAGGGGCCAGGAACGCGTCGATCGGACGCCGGGTATCAAGGCGGCCACCTGGCAGGGCGGTACCGGCTCCTCGGTCGGCATGGTGCGCGAGAATAGGTTGCGCGACTACGAATCGTATCTCAATGCCGTCACCATTAGCTGGGTCTACCAGGCCGGCAGTACGGTGGCCGGGGCGTACGCCGCCGCCGACTTCCACATCACGGATGAGGAGACCGGCGACCGTATCGATAAAGACGACCCCCAACTCCGGCGGTTGCGTAAGCTCCTAAAGCACCCCAACCCCTGGCAGACCGGCTCTCACTTCAGGGAGAAGCTGTGCTGGCACTGGGAGCTGACCGGCAACGTCTTCGTCCTCAAAGACGAGATCGATGAGATGGGCGTGCCTGGCGAACTCTATTTGCTGCGGCCCTCGCGCGTCAGGATACAGCCCGACCCCAAGAAGTACATCAATGCCTTCTTCTACGAGGTCAACGGCAAGATCAAGCGCTACAGCCCCGAGCAGGTCGTCTGGTTCCGGCGGGCCAACCCGCGCGATGAGTACTGGGGCCTGGGCGTCATCGAGCCGGGCGAAGCCACCTTCAATAAGCTGCGCGCCATCATGCGCACCGTCGGCAACTACTTCGATTCGGGCGCGCGCGTCAAGGGGGTCTTAACGTATGACGGCATCCTCTCTGAAGACCAGGAAGCGGCCCTCAGAGACGACTGGCGGCTCTTTGACGAGGGCCAATCGGGCGAATTCAAGACCGCCGTCCTGCAGTCGGGCATGACCTATCAGCCGGTGCAGTCGGACATCCTGGCGCACGGCACGGGTATGGAAGCGCTCTCTAAAGAGGCGCGCGACGAAGTCTTAACGCTCTTTGGCGTCCCCAAGCAGAAGATCGGCATCTTTGAAGACGCCAACTACCGCTCGATCGAGGCTGATAGCTTCTTCCAGGCCGAGACGATGCTGCCCATCTACCGGGGCAGTAACGAGGGCTGGACGGAGATCGTGCGCTGCTTTAACCCGACCTGGGAGTATAAGCACCACGAGAAGGTGGTCGTCGACTACTACGACAAAGCGGTCACGGCGCACTACATGGCGCAGAGTGCCAGCTTTACGAGGGACGAGATTAGAGAAGTCTCGGGCCAGGCGCGCATGGAGAAGGACGACGCGCGCGGGGACGAGGTCGTCGGTCCCACCACGATGACCGTCTTTGGCGTCGGCGGCCCGATGCAGGAAGCGGCCCTGGCCGGACCCGGGTCTGGCCAAACCCCGCAAAGGGCCACAGATCCCAGCCCACCGGGGCTGGTACAACCGGGGCACGTTCCAGACCACACCCTGCCGACGCCCCAATTAGGCAAGCTCCCGACCGATCCAGGGACACCCAGAAAAAAAGGGGGCTATCTGAGAGCGCCCTGCGGGTGCCCCGTGCAGGTGCAGGTCAGCCACAAGGGCCTGACCGCCCTTGATCTGGGCGTCTGCCCGCACCACGCCCGCGCGGTGGACGAGGTGATGATCGAGGCGCGCAGGCGGCGCTACAGCCTGGACCAGATGCGCTACGGCGTCGCCAAGGAAATGTGGCGCGGGCAGGCGTTCCCCGGCCTGGCCGGCGTCCTGGGCGACGCCGTCGTGGTCCTGTAGATCTAGGTCGCGGGCGCGGCGGGCGGCGTCGGTGGCGTGGTCCCCGCGCTGGTCCCCGGCGCGGTCTGCTCCACCAGGGTGCGCCCCTGCGTGATGACCTGGTCGAGCTGCTGGACGATGGGCGCGAGCGCTTCGTCGGTGATCCCCGACCCCGCCGCCTGCGCCGCCGCTAGCTGCTGCTGGATCGTCCCGAGTTGGGTCAAGAGAGCCGCGATCTGTTGGCCCAGGGTCGCTTCCCCGGCCAGGATCTGCTGCACGTCGGCCTGGATGCGGTCAAGATTGGACATCACTCCTCCCATCAGCGGCGTCAAAAGGTCAACGAGGGCCTGCTGCTGGATGCGCAGGGCCGCGACATCGCTCTGCATCTGGTCCCACTGCGCCTGCAATTGATCCAGATAACTCATCAGAGCGCGCACTCCCTTCACCAGGACTCCTCCGCCCTGTACTCTACCAGACCCGTCCCCCACGGGGCCTATCTCCCGCCAGGACAATATCCGTGCTCCAGACACAGCATTTCAGCATCGACTTCGGGTTCAAGTCCGAAGGCGAGACCCAGTACGAGGGCCAGGAGGGCGTGCTCGTTCAGGGCTACGCGACCAGGTTCAACGAAGTGGACCAAGAAGACGAGCACGTCACCCCCGACGCGCTCTCCTCGGCCGCGCGCACGTTCTTCGATGACGGCGGCAACGGCCCTGTTCCGATTCTGTACCATCACGGCCTCGATCAGACCCTTTCGACGAAGCGCATCGGGCGCATCGTGGACTGGAAGATCGACAGCGTGGGCCTGTGGATCAAAGCCTTCTTGCCCAAGCCGCCCGACGCGAAGAAGGGTGATGCGGTGGGGCGCAAGGCCCAGGAGGTCTATGAGGCGGTCCGTAACGGACTGCTGAACGGCTTCTCCATTGGCGGCGTCTTCGGCCGGCTGGGCCGCGCCATCAAGAGCGTGGGCCTCTATGAGGTCTCCATTACGCCGATCCCGTGTCTGGATTCGGCGCGCTTCCAGCTGGCCCAGAAGAGCCTGCCGGCGGTCACCGAGGCCATGTCCGGTCCTGGTGGACGCCCGCTCGTGATCAAGCGCTCCAGCCTGGGCGACGAGATCGCGGGTGAGATCGGCGCGCTGATCGCACAGCAGATCCAGCAGGCCATTCAGTATCAGCCCGGCTCTAAGGACTGCATGCCAGGGGCCATCGGGGCCTACGACATGGACCAATCGGCCGGAGAGGACGATATGACCCCCGACGACAAAGACATGTGCGAACCCCAGGTGGGTCTCTCGCGCAAGGGACACGCCAAGGCGCTCAAGGTCGCCCTGGCCGAGAAGAGCCTGCAGCTGCACGACCATCTCCTGCACACGGATAATTACCCGTCCGAGGCGCAAGGGGCGCACGACCCCGAGGACTGCGGCGTCTGCTCCTATCGGCGGGTGATCACGGGCATCAAGGCCCTACGCATCAGTGACAAACCGTGGAGCCAGGTTGATAAAAGCGACCTGCCACGCTCGTCGTACCTGGACCAGGGCGATCCCGACCACCGATCGACCTGGCGCTACCCCGTCTACGAGGCCGATGGCGCGCTCAACACGCACGCCGTCGCCAATGCGTACGCACGGGCGTCGGCGCAGGGCGAAGAGGCCATCATCAAGAAACTGCAGCCCTTGCGGCAGGCCGTCGGCTTTACGGACGATACGCCTGCCGCACCAGGCAAGAAAGACCACGTCGAGACGGGAGAGGGCTCGACGATCGGTGACGAGACGATGGCCGAGACAGGTGATGTCACGGTCTCCGTCAAAACACTCTCCCCCACCTCCCTTCCCACCCGGATGGCGACCCTGCTCTCGCTCAGTGTCGATCTCGCCCACCTGCACGCCAACCTGTCCCCTCGTCACGAGACGGACGGTGCGGACGCTGTGGAGACGGACGGGACCACCACCGACATTGACGGGAAAGCGGGCCGGACGCTCTCCGGTCTCTCGCTGGCTGCCCTGCGCGGCTTCGCCTCCCAGGTCGTTCAGGCCGGGCAGGAGTTGCACGCCTGGCTCGACAAGTACGCCCCTGACCTGGAGCCGGTCCAACCGACACAGGACCAGGACGCGGGCAAAGACAAGAAGCCAGCAGCGGATACGACCCCGAACACGGGGTCTAGCGCCTCGTCATCCCCGACGGGTCCCGCCAAGACACCCGCAAAGAAGAGCTAGCCACACCTCCTCGGCTAGCCCTCAAGAGCAGGACATGCGCTCCTGCTGTCCCCCATTTCCCCTCCTCTAGGAACTCCCCACCACAATGGACGAACTCCAGAAGATCCTGGCCGAGCTGAACAGTAAGCTCGGCACCCCGGCCCCGACTGCGCCCGCAGCGGAGGCCGCGACCCCGGCCGCCGAGACCACGCCTGTGGTCGAGGCCACCGCCAGCACCAAGAGCGAGAAGACCGCCAAGGTCAAGACGCCCAAGGGCGTCTCGCGCAAAGAGTTCTCGGGTACGATGGGCGAGGTCACGACCAGCATGAAGACGCTGGCCGAGGCCGTCGCCGCCCTGCGTGCTCCCGGCACCAGCGGGCGCACCCACGACTTCGAGACCGGCTCGGTCGCCCCGACACAGGCCGGTGGCCCCGCCTACCTGCGCCTGACCAGTGACATCAAGAGCAACCCTAGCGTCCACAAGTGGATCGTGGCGCTCGGCCTCAAGGCCCTGGGCCGCACCTCGATGGACCTGGTGGACACGATCCGCTACGAGCTGGACCAAAAGGCCCTGGCCGAGGGCAACCTCGCCGTGGTCAGCAACACCGGCGCTGATTTGGGCACCGGTGGCGCCCTGGCGCCCGTGCAGCTCAACCAGCAGATCATCGACTACCTGTGGCCGAACGTGATCGTGCGCAAGGCCGGCGCGGAGCAGTGGAACCTGACCGCCGCCGAGATGATCATGCCGCGCATCCTCAACCCCTCGGGGTCGAACTTCGGCCAGGACCCGGCGATGAACCCGCTGCCCGCCTTCACCTCGGAGGCGGCGGTGATCCCGGCGACCACGATGGCCTTCGGCCAGCGCACCCTGCGCCCGCAGGAGCTGGCGGTGATCGTGGCGGTCAGCCGGCAGTTGGTGGTCGATTCGGACCCGACGGTGGAGGCTGTGCTGCGCAACGCGCTCGTGCAGTCGATCGCGGCGATCGAGGACCGCAACTTCCTGATCGGCTCAGGCACCAGCCCGGTGATCAAGGGCCTGCTCAAGTACACGAATGCGACCGACGGCTGCGTGCAAGTCTCGAAGGGCACCAACGGCGGCGCGCTCACCTATGACGACCTGGTGAACATGATCACCAGCCTGATGGGCAACGGCGTGCCGATGAACAAGGCGTGCTGGCTGATGAACCCCTTGCTCTTCGGCGGCATCCGCAAGCTGAAAGACAACCAGGGCCGCCCGCTCATGGTCGACTACATGGACATCCAGCAGGGCTCGCTCTCCGGGGCCAACTCGATCGTCCGCGTGCCCTCGATGTTCGGCTTCCCGGTGTTCATGTCGCAGCAGATCCCGACCAACGACACGCAGGGCACGGCCTCAAACGCCACCAAGCTGGCCCTCTTGGACATGGACTACGTCAAGATCGGCCAGCGCGGCACGCTGGAGATCACGACCTCGACCGACGCCAGCTACGTCGACAACGGCGGCTCGAGCGAGCAGTCGGCCTTCATCCGCAACCAGATCCTCTTTAGAGCGATCGAGCGCGTGGACATCACGATGACCGCGCCGCAGGCCCTCTCCATCCTCTACGGCATCACCGGGTACTAAAGTTCAGTAGCCTGCTGACGCGGTAGATCCGTCCAGGGAGGTGGCGCTCGTCCCCGACGTTATCGACCGCCTCCCTGGACACGTCCTTCGCTTCATCTCTTCTCTTTGGAGGATCACTTTCCATGGCAGCATCCACTCAGCGCGTGGTGGGCGCGATCCCGACGTCGGCCACTGCGGCGCTCACCGTCACCGCCCCAGCCAAGCTCACGGGCCTGGTGGCCTGCAACACCGGCGGCTCCAGCTATACCGTCACCATCAACGTGGTGCCGGCGGGTGGCGCGGCCTCGGCCGCCAACACCCTCATCTCCGCTGCCTCGGTGGCAGCGGGCGCGACCAGCAACCTGCTCAGTAACGTGGGCACGGTCTACCTCGCGGCCGGCGACCAGGTCGTCTGGACGGCCTCGAACACCGCGGTCACCGGCTTCGTATCGGTTGCCCAGCTCGACGGCAACCAGACGCCGGGCGAGATGGTCACCATCTAGAGCAGAGGAGCGGAAGGGAGCATCAGCATCTCCCTTCCACTCTCCCTAAAGGAGTCCCCATGCCTCGCCTCTGGGACAGTGGCGCGCGACGCTACGCCGGGGACATCACGCGCATCCCTGGCACGCCCTACGACGTGGTGACCGAGTCGGAGGCCGACGCCCAGGTCGCCGCCGGGTGGGCCACGCGCCTGCCTCCCGCCACCTCACCCGACGCCGTGCCCCCCACGGCCACAGTGGACACGGTCCTGGACGCGCTCAAAGAGCGCCTGGCCCGCCTTCCCGAGCGGCCCGTGCCGATGCCGGCACCATCCGTTGCGGTGGGTCCTGCGCAGCGCTGGAGCCGCGCCAGCATGATGCCCGCACCCTCGGGCATCCGTATCGACTCCGGCACCGGGCTGCCCGTGCGCCCCGACGGCACCGTCATCTCCCCCTCATCCCTGTAGGTAGGACCCCGATCCCATGACCGCTCCGTCAACACTGGTCAGTCCCGCCACGCTCCCCCAGTTCAGCCAGGTGGACTACTCGAGCTACCAGGGCCCCTACCTGCAGAGCATCTGCACGGCGGCGCACCTGATCTGCGCGGGCTACCTGGGCTATGACCCCGCCGTGCAGACGCACACGAACGAAGAGGGACCCGTCACCCTGGCGCACTCCGGGCGCGAGGTTGGCTCCACGGTGCTGCGTCTGAAGCACCAGCCGCTGACCTCACGCGACCCCGGCCTGCTCTTCTCCTCGCTCTATTTGACCTACGCGCTGCCGCTACCAGACCTGGACGCTTTGGCGGCGGGCGGCATCACGCCGGGTGTCGCCTACCTGGGCGTGGGCACGGCGGGCCTGGGCGATACGGTGCGCTGCCAGCAAACATCGGGGCGCATCATGGTCGGCTGGCTCAACTTGGGCACGACGGGCCTGGGCTTTCAGTACGGGGCCAGCACGTACGGCATGGCCCAGACCGGGGCCACCGGCTATCGCGCGACGTACACCGCCGGCTACGCGATTACGGCCGCCGATGTGGCGGCCTATCCCACAGCCCTCGTGGTCCCGCCTGACATGCAACTGGCCTGTGCGCTGATGGTCGAAGTGCTCCTGGGGCAGGCGACGCGCGTCTCTAGTGCGGTGGACGCCGCCGTCTCGGGCGTGCTGCAGGGCTTTACCAACATGGAGTACACCGAGCGCTACGACCGCGTGGAGATCAAGGATAGCGACAGCAGTCTGCTCCTGCGCGGCACGCAGCAGGGCATGTGGGCCTCGCAACTCCTGTCCACCTACCGCCGCACGAGTGCTGAGAAGGTCAGGCTACTTTGATGCTTGGCACCACAGAACAGGTGACCATCACCCGCCCCACGCGTGATAGCCAGGGACGCCAGACCGGGCAGACCAGCACGCTGGGGACCCTGCGCGTGCGCATCCAGCCGCTGCGCCTGGAGGACGCGATCGACGCCGTGGGGCGCGAGAGATTGGCCACCATGGTCGCGCCGATCGCGCCGACCCTGCAGCGCGACGACCGCCTCACCTGGGCGGCGCGCACCTGGCGCGTCGTGCAGCAGAGCCAAGTCACCGGGCGCAGTCCCTACCAGCGCTGCATCCTCTCCAGCCCCGAGCAGTAGGAGAGCGGACCACTATGGCCTCGGCTGGTTTTCGCCTCGACGTGCAGGGTTTGCGCGGGGAGGGCGGGCGCTTCATTAGCCCGAACCTGAACCGTGCGCTCCAGAACAGCCTGCGCGCCCCGCTCAAGGCGGAGGCGGGGCGCCTGCGCGACGCGCTGCGCAAGGCCACACCCATCTCGCGTCTGGAGCCAGGGGAAAAGCCGTCGGAGTACCGCGCCCCCGTGGGGGCCTTGCGCAAGGGCTGGGGCCGTCCCGAGGACCTCGTCGCGGAGGGTACCAGCGACACACGCCTCTCCGTCGAGATCACCAACCCCGTGCGCGCGCCGGGCATGCAGCACGCGCTGCTCGCCGTGCTGATGCATGGGGCCAAGACACACTCCTACGGGCCGCGCGAGAAAGACAAGCTCATCTTCCCCGAGCGTGCGGGCTACCACCATCATCAGCGCGGACTCTATGCCCAGGATGCCTCCATGCGCCGCCCCAGGGGCGCGCGCCCCGAGCAAGCGGGCATGGTCCAGGCCGACTGGGTCACCCACCCCGGCTTTAAGCCGCAGGGCATCGTGAGCAGGGCCCTGCGCAGCGCTGATGCGCCCGGCATCAAGAGCCGCCTGCAAAAGGGCAGCGCCGAAGCCATGCTGCACATCATCGAAGAGTTTGTAGGCGCGAACGGACGGCGCCAGAGCACGGAGCGTCGGGTGTTATGAGCGAAGCAACCATTCTTGCGGGCTTCAAAACAGCCTTCCAGAATGATCCAACGATCTCCTCGTTGGTCAAGACAATCCTGACTGATCTGCCTGACCTTCAGACGGATATCGTTCCAGCGCCGTGGCTTCTGATCCAGCCGGGCACGCTCACCGATGCGCCCGTGGAGGCTGGTGATCCCCACTCAGGAAACCAGATCCAGGGGACGTATAGCGTCCTGTGCTTCGATGAGCTGGGCGAGATGTCCAATTTGCGCGTCTCCCAGGTGATGGCCAACATGCGCGCCATTGCCACGGCCATCCGGGCCAACCTGCGCTCTGACTATACACTGGGCGGTGCCTGCCTATGGGCGGGCAAGGGCGACGGCGTGACCATCCACTATGGGGACGCCGGCATCGTGCAGGGCCTGGGCAACGTGCCCTTATACTGCCTGCCCATTGATGTGGATACCCTCGACTTTGTCGGACAATAAGGACTCTTCCGCTCATGACCACCGTACGCATCACCAACCCCGGCGGCCTCACGGTCTACGACGGCCGCACCGACCCGCCCACCACGACGACGTATCCCGAGGGAGCTGTGGTCTCCTTTGACCTGGATGACTACGCCACGGCGCTCATCCGCGCCGAACAGGCCACTCTTGAGGTCGCCGTAGGCGATCCGGGCGATCCCCTCCAGAGCACCGGCGGCTAGCCACATCTCCCCCTCCCTTCTGCATGTAAAGGACCCCCTCCCCCCCCATGGCTACACAAACACTTCCGGGCCGTGTCGCACAGTTCGGACTGCAAAAGAACGCGAGCGGCGGCTACCTCGCGTCGGGGTCATACCCGACGTGGAATACCTCCACCAAAGCCGACACCACCCAGGGCACCAGTTCGGGCTACTGGATCAAGTGGCGCCAGGGCTCGATGCTCACGCCCAAGATGGACTATGCCTTCGAGTTCGAAGGTGATGGCTCGCGCGGTGAGTCGCTCGGCTACCGCAAGCTCAACTACGGACAGGCCAAGCACATCTTTGCCCCGCGCGCCGTGGAGATCCCGCTCTACCTGACGGCCTTCGCGGGCACGGGCTCGGATACGGTGGTCAGCAACGCCAACGTCCTCTCGGCCACGGGCACCGCCGCCGTCACGGCCAATACGGTGGCCAGCGTGCCGCTGACGGGCACCGTCTCGGGCACCATTTACCCCGGCATGTCCGTGCAAGTCGACACGGGCGGCAGCCAGGAAACCGTCATCGTGCTGCAGGTCTCCGGGCCGTCAGCACCGGCCACCACGGGCACCACGATCACGGCCTTCTTCACCAAGGGGCATACGACGAGCTACGCCATCAACGGTGTGATCGGCGCATCGAACTATGCGCACGTCGTGCAGCCCGCGCTCACCGGCAACAACGACTTCTATGACCTGGTCGAGCAGTACCCCTCGGCGCTGCCCATCGGCACCAACAACAAGAGCTACATCAAGCGCATGCACAACAGCATGCTCTACTCGTTGGGCGTCAACTGTTCGACGCAGTCGCCGGTGATGACCTTTGAGGCCGACTGGTACGGCATCAATAACCAGGCATCCGACCCGGTGAACGGCGAGACGGCGATGTCGACGGGGTCCGCGGCGCCCCTGGGCTTCCAGAGTGACCAGCCCTACTACCTCTATACCGCAAGCCAGGTCGCCTTCCCCGCCACCTCGCTGACGGCGGCGGTCAAGGACGTGGCCATGAAGATGAGCTTCGAATTGACGCCGAGCGACTTCCAGACCGACGCCGTGACCCCGCTGCCCTACGTGGCCGGCAACCTGACCGTCTCAGGCGACGTCTCGGTGCTCTGGCAGGACGGCGGCATGGGCGCGTTTACCTACTTCGGCTCAAGCTCGGGGACGGCGGACTCCACGCAGAACATCACCGGCTCGATGGGCCTGGTGCTGCAGAACGGCTCGACGCCCGGCTACACCTTCGGACTGGTCTACCCGGCGTGCGCCTTCCAGTCGTCTGAGTTCACGCCGGACCTCTCGGGCAAGCCCCTGGAGATGAAGCTCAGCTTCCACGCCCTCAAGTACACCAACAACGGTGCGGGCAGCACGGCGCAGGTGCCGATCTTCTCGGCCTGCGCCATCAACGGCGTCTCTGCCGCCTACTAAGCCCCGCGCTCGTCCTGGGGCACACCGCCCGCTTCCCGTCAAGGGACGAGATATGGCTAGCCATATCTCGTCCCGGGCTGGGGCATCCGACACACGAAACAAGCGAAAGAACCTCTGACGATGAGCACGACTCCCGCGCCTACCCCAGCTCCTTCTGCCGAGCAGACACCGGGCACAGGTATCGACCTCGACCTGGGCGCCCTGGCCGGTGCCCGCATCAAGATCCAGGACGCCTCCGGGCGCGTCTGGACCGCTAGCGACGCCCTGCCGCTGCGCACCATGCTGACGCTCTATCGGCTGGCCCAGGACGGTGAGCGCGAGCAGATGACCATCGACGACGTGGAGTCGGTGATCGACGCCGTGCACGCCATCTTCTCCTTCTGCGACCGCTCAGTGACGCGCGATGATGTGGTGGATAGCTTCACACTCGACGACATGCTCGTCATCATCTCGCGCCTCTCTTCAACGGGAGCGGAGCCAGCGAGCGCGACCGCCCACCCGACCCGTTCAGCACGGAAGCGCTCGACCCAGACGCCGCAGCCCTAGAGGCCGCCCTGCGGCGCGGTGAGATCGACCGGGGTACGCCCGACTGGATGGCCGAGGCGATGAAGCCGCGCATTCCGTCCTTCAGTGAACTGATCTTCTCCGTCGCCAAGTTCTACCACTGGACCGCCGTGCACATCCTCGATGAGATGAAGGCGTCCGAGTTCTGGGCGGCCCTTGAGTGGATGGTCGAGTATCGCCGCGAAGAGGCACGCGCCAACAAGGCCGACCCTCTTGGATCTATCGACCGACGCATGCGCGAGGCCCACTAGCCCATCCGCCCCCCTCCCACACATCACCCCCCCGTCTTCACTAGCCCCCTTCACCAAGAGAGCACACTGTCATGGCTGGCTCGAACGACATCGTCATCAAGCTCGAGGTCCAGGGCAACACGTCCAGCGCTGACGCGGCGCTCAAGAGCCTTAATGAGACGTTGACGAGCACGTCCCGTCGTCTAGGAACGCTCTCTAAACAAATGGTCGATTTCGGGGCGGCCTCCGAACTGATGAAGGGGACGGGCCTGGGCAAGGCCACCACCTCGCTCAACAAACTGATCAAGAGCCTGGAGGATTTTGGGGCCGCGCTCGAACTGATGGATAGAAAAGCCATCAGCAGCCTGACCCGCATGGCCAAGGCGTTTGCCGCGGTCGATGATGCCGCCGCATCCTCGGCGGGTTCGATCGCCCGCTCGGCCAAGCGTGGGGCCGACGCCCAGAGCGCTGCGGCCAGCCAGACCGCGGCGGCCGGCGCGTCCGAAGTCCAGACCGCGCGCAAGGTGGCCAGCGCCTGGAAGCAGACGCGCGACGAGATCAAGATCGCCGCGCGTGACCAGGCCGCGGGTGAGGTGGGGAGCGGCGCGCTCGACCCCAAACTCGAGACCGGCAAGCGCAAGCTCATCGAAGCGACCCTCTTGCAAAAGGCCGCCACCGAGCAGTTGACCGCAGCCGAGGAGCGCCTGGCCCACGCCGACACCGAGGCCAACAAGGCGCTTGTGCAGCAGGCCGAGACCCGCCTGCGCGACTTTACGTCGCTCGCCGCACAACTCGACCAGCAGCTGGCCCGCCGCCAACAGGACCTGGCTAACGCCCAGGCCAAGATGCTCTCATCGGGCGCCTCCGCGACGTTCGGACCCGGGCGGCAGGCGGCGCGCGATGCGGCCCGGCAGGCCGCCGCTGAGAAGGCTGAGCGCCTAGCCGCCGAGCGCATCGAAGCGCAGCGCCTGCGCAATGAGTACACGCTCTCGGATGTCCAGGCGTCACGCGGCGCGGGCGTCTTCGGCCCCGAGCTAGCCGGTCCGACCAGGGCGCGCATCAAAGCCTATGGCGACCTACAGATCGCCGCGCGCCAGATGGCCGAGGCCGTGGCACGGGCCAACCAATCGACCGAGGAATCAGACAAAGTCGCCGCTGAGACGGCCACTGCCCTCTGGCAGAAGGCTGCCGCGGCCTACGAGGAAGCTGCCGCCAAGCAGGTCGCTGCCGCCCAAAAGATCGTGCGGGCCGAGGAGCAGGTCAATCAGAAGACGACGCAGACCCTCGCCAACACCAAGGTGCGCGCCTTCATCGACGAGATGGGCGCCTTCGACATCGCCGGTGGGCGCATGGCGTCCCGCCTCTTCTACCTGCGCGACGCCTGGCGCTCGCTCTCGGAGACCATCGGCGGGGGTGGCGCCCTGGGCTTTCTGGCGCAAGGGGTGCTCCTGACGGCGGGCACGCATGCGCTGGGGGCCTCCATCACGCAGGGCGAGCAGGAGCAGGACGCCGACGCCCGATTGCGCGCGGCGCTCGGTCCGAAGCGCTACGCCCAGTACCAGGGCCAGATCAACCGGGCCGCTGATTCAGAAGCCCCCCTGGGAGCCACCTCGGCGCAGGTCAAGACCGCCGTCTCCTACGGCGTCTCAGCCGGCCTCACGCCCGAGCAGGCCATCGGCCAGGTGCACCTGTGGACCGAGATGGCCGCCAAGCTGGGCACCACGGTCGATGCGATCGCCAAGCGCGCCACGCAGCCGGGCATCGGCATGTCGCGCCTGCTCAAAGATTTGGGCATCACGGTGATGGCTCCCCAGGCCACCCAGATGAGCAAGGGTGCGACCTTCCAGCAGAAGTACGAGGGCTTTAGCCAGGCCGTCGATATCCAGGGCCTGCGCAACACCAAGGGACAGAGCTCTGACCCCTTTGGGGGCCTGGCCGAACAGAAGGCCCAGACGTTCCAGGGTCAGATGACCCACTTGCAGACCAGCCTGGACAACCTCTTCGCGCGCATCGGCACCGTCATCCTGCCGCCGCTGACGGTTGTGGTAGGCAAGGTGGCCGACCTGGTCACGGGCATCACGCAGCTTGGGGATAGGATCGGCCCGATCTTCGCCGTGCTGGCCGGGAGCGGGGCCACGGTCGGCGGCATCCTCTTGGCCGTCTTTGGCGTCAAGTTCCTAAAAGCGATCCAGGGCGTCTGGAAGATGTTCACCACAGTCAACGACGTGGTGCGCTCGAAAGTGACGCCCGCCCTGCGCCAATTGGCCGACCAGGAGCGCGACGACACCCTGCAGACGGAGAAGCTGGGGCAGTCGATCTATAGCCTGCCCCGTGAGTGGGACATCCTGATCAACGTCTTCGCTGATAAAGCGATGAATGATAAGGATGCCTTCATCCGCAACCTTGACCTCTTAATGAGCAAGGGCGACCCCGGGAGCACGCCGGGCCAGCGCACCTTTGACGCGCAGATCGGCGCGCCCGGCGCGCCTGAGGCGACGCAGCAGATGGCGGCGGTGGTCGCGGAGGCGCAGGCCGTCGCGGCGACGCGCGCCTTTGCCACCGTCGGACTGAACGACCAGGTATCGGCCAAACTGCGGCAGATCGCGGGCGAACTGGCCCAGATCAGGACCGAGGGCGGCAAAGCGGTCATTCGCGTCTCTCCCCAGATCGACCAGACATCCATCTTCGCACGGGTCCTCCAGGCGCAGGAGCAGGTCGATACCCTGGCGGTGCAGGCGCGCAGCGCCCGTCGGTCGCGCGGGGGCCGAGAGCACCTGCCCGCCATCCAGACCAGGCTGCGGGGAGAGCAGGCGCGCTTGGCGGCCCTGCGCGCGCAGATGGACACGGAGCTGGGCATCCCCAAGGATATCCCCATCCTGCTCGAACCCCAGGTTGACCCCAAAGCGGAGTCGCGTGTCCAGACCAAGCTGCGCGCGCTCGCGGGGGCGCACACGGCCATCGTCAAAGCGGTCGACCAGACCACGGCGGCGGATGAGCGCCGCTTGCGGGGGCTCGAGCAAGAACTCTCCGTCGTCTCCGGGATCAAAGACGCGCACGTCAAGGTCTCGGACGAGGTGACGGCGCAGCAGGAAGCGGGCCTGAAGAAAGTCGCCTCCGAACTGGGACAGATACAGAATAAGACGGCCCTGGTCGGCGTCGACTTCATGCCCAAGGAGCAATTGGCGCAGGCCGAGGCGACCCTTAAGACACTTGGGCATGATCTGGGAGCGATCCACTCGGAGAGAGCGGTCGTCTGGGTCGATACAAGCAAGATCACCAAGGAGCAGCGCGCGCTGCTCGACGCGCTTGGGCAGGACCTGCAAACGGTGTCGCGTAGCCCAGGGCGCATCGGCCTGCACGTTGATCACCTGGACCAGGTCGAGAAGCTGAAGGCTGCCCTCGACGGCATCGTGGCGGACGAGCAGCAATTGGGGGCGATGACCACGCCCACACGTGTGTCCCAGACGCCGGCCGCGCCCCCGACGACCACCACACCGCCGCCCACGACGACCAATCTCTCGACACCACAGATGCCCCAGGACCAGCAGGATACCCTGCTGATGACCACGGCGAACCAGCCCGCCGAGCGCCTGGTCTACGCGCGCCTGATCGCCGCTGATGGCGGCTGGGCCACCGACGCCGCCGGGCGCAAGATCGTCCAGCAGGTCAAGGCCGAGATGGTCGCGACGGACGACCAGGTGCAGCAGCGCTATCAGGAGGCGCTCGCCGCCGAGGAAGCGGCGGCCCGCAGGCTCCAGGACGCGCGCACGCACAACGCGCCCAAGACCGTCGGCCAGGCCCAGATCGCGCTCCGCAACGCGCAGCGTGACCTGGCGCAGGCCCGCGCGGCGCTGCCCCGCATCTACGAGAACGTCCAGAATGCGGGCGGCGATCTGCACATCACCGGCGCCCAGATCGATGCCACGCCCAAGATGCCCCAGGACCTGCAGGGCAAGCCCTTGCAGACGACGGCGGATCAGCCCGCCGAGCAGACCATGCAGGTCACGCCGGTGCTGGGCACCGACGAGCAGCGCGCCGCCCTCTCCCAGATCGAGGGGCGTATCCGGTCCTTACGCGATCAGCTCTTCCGCGAGGGCTCGACGGGCGGGACAAAGAGCACGCGCTACCAGCAGATCGTGAAGGACCTGGCGGCGGCCGAGGAGCAGTACAACGGCGTCTGGAACCGCATCATGGGGCGCGGCCCGGGCGAAGAGATCCACCTGCCGACGATTGCCGACATCACGTCGGCTGAGCCAGCACCGGGCATGAAGGAACCCGAGATCCAGGCTAAGGGTCTGCTCTCCGCGCAGGTGGCGCTCGACCAGAACGTCCCGGCCTCCGGGCCGAACGGCATGGTCGCGCAGTGGAGCCGGCTCAAGCGCACCATGCAGCCGGCGCTCCTAAAGGCGATGGATGCCACGGGCGGGGCGCTCGAGGTCGGCGTCTCCTTTGGTGTCGCGGCGGGCGTTACCGAGGCCATCACCAACCCGCACTTCCTCTCCGACATCGGACGCCTCAAAGACGCCATCTTCGCGGCCTTCCAGGGCACGCCGCTGCCGAGTCCCTCCGACCCCAAGTACCAGGCCGCGCTCAAAGCCGTGCAGGCGCAGTACCAAAAGGCCAAGGGCGAGGCCCAGATCCCCGTGGGCCTGAAGGTCGACGGCGGCGCACTCGACCACCTGCTCAGCAGCTCGCATACGACGACGGTGCACGTCAACGCGGTGGGATCCGACGGCAAGCCCTTCACGCTCACCGACCAGAACGGCAAGATCACCGTCCAGGTGCAGCAGCCGCAGGCCCCTGGCTTTGATTTTGGCGGCGTGCTGGGGGGCCTGGGCTCGACCATTCTCTCGGCCACCGTCTTTAGCCTGACGCAGTCCTTCGTGCAGGGGCGCATGCAAGCCGGGCGGGCCAGGCTGGAGGGCCTCTTCCAGCAAAGAGCGCAGGACCAGGCGCTCGAGCAAGCCACTGGCGGCAAAGAGGGTGGAGCGGACCTGAAGGCGACGGATGCCCAGATAGCCCAGCAGGAGCAAGCGCTCGTGCCGGTCGGCCCGAACGGGCAACCCATCACCCAGGCTGCCGCTGCCGCTGCCCAGCCCGCCGCACAGACCGAGGCCGAGATGGCGGCGCTGCAAAAGCAGATGGCGGACCTCGCCAGCAAGCCCGGCGGCACCACTAGCCAGGCGTATAAGGACCTCGCGACCAAGCTCTCCATGGCCGAGCAACAGGCCCAGGCGCAGGCCACCGGTGGCCTGGAGAACTTTTTTGCGCAGCAGGACGCGAGTGGAGCGGCGGGCGACGCCTCACGCGCTCTGATCACCGAGCAGCAGGCCCAGGCTGAAGCCGCTCGTCTGGAAGAGATCCTAAAACTGGGCCGCTACCCCGGTGGGCGGGCCATCACATCAGCCGAGCGCACGGCCATCGAGGGGCGTCTGGCGGGATGGGCGCAGGGCGCCTCCGACCTGGGCGCGGACGCCGTCGACGGGGCCGCAGCGGCCGATGGGATCGCCGCCAAGATTATGGGTGCGCTGCCGGGGTCGTTCGCCGCGGCGGCAGCCCAGAATGGGGTGCGCGCGGCGCTGGCCGACGCCCTCGGTGGGCTGTTCTCGGCGGCAATGGATACGGCGGTCGCCTCCGGCGCTATCGCCCTGGCCCCCGGTGTCCTGCTCGGAGCGATCGTGGCCGGCTTCGGCCACAACACCAATGGCACGGTCGCGCCCACCGCCGACATGAACCCGAACAAGCCGCCCGCAGTGGGACGGGGCCAGCAGGCCGAGTTCATTGAAACCGACCAGGCGGGCGATCAGGGCTACTGGGCGATTGTCAACCAGTACCAGAAGAACGGCAAGCTCTCGACCCAGAGTTTTCGGCCCATCAAGATCCCCTTCGGGCAGACCATCCAGCAGATGATCGGCCCGCAGAAGAGCCTCTACCAGGGTATTGGCGAGACGATCGGCCAGTGGATCGCCCAGGGCATGCAGGGCAAGAGCGTCGCGCAAGCGTTCGGGGACTTCGTGTCCTGGTCGTTTAATACGATCAAGGACGCGGCATCAGGGCTAAAGAACGCGCTCTCGAACGGGCTTGACCCCAAGAGCACGCGCGCCACGGGCCTATCGAACATCAACCAACCCCCCTCGACGGGCAAGGGCCAGCAAGCTGTCTGGACGCCGACCGGCCCCCTGCCTGGGCAGGGCGAGTGGCTGATCATCGACACGCACGATAACAAGACCCACGACCCGGTCTACCAACCCAACCCCTTTAACCACAATAAGCCGACCAAGCCGGCCCACGGGCGCGGGCACGACCTGAAGCCGGGGTCTAAGCCGGCTCCCGTTGGCGGCTACGTGGACGGACCCGGCGGCGCGGTGCTGGTCACGCCCGGCCAGCGCACCTTCGGCCCAAGCGGCTCTTTTGGGTATTGGCCCTCGACCGCCAGCACGACGCCCACGGGCCAGGCCCACATCGCGGCGATCGCGACGGCGGCGGGCCAGCACGTCGCGCGCACCCTGGCGCAGAGCGGGCACACGCCCGCGGGCCACCGCACGTCTGCGCCGGGAGCGCCCAACCGGACGCACCCCACGCAGCAGCGCCCCATCACGGTCAGCATTGGCCAGATCACGCTGCCCCAGGTGACCAATGCGCAGAGCTTCGCGCAGGAACTCGAGCGCCTGGCCCAGGGGGCTGAGAGAGCGGCCCGCGCGGCCTAACGCGTCAGTTGGACGAGACCAGCGCAGAGGGCGCCCTCTGCGCTGGTCTCGTCTTCTTTCTGTTCAGTACCAACACCCCTACGCGGAGGGTCAAGGTGGGATTTTTCCCTGCCAGCAACGTCACCTACAACGGGACCATCGACTCGTCCTACCTCTCGTACTGGGGTGGCTCAGGGTCCACGTTCCCCCTGGACAAGGGCCTCTTTTTCTCGAGTATCCAGGCAGCGAGCTTCACGACACAGAACACACCGCCGCAGGGGACCAACGACGGCTGCTTCGGTATCTATGGGCTGCAGTACGACTTTTCCTACATCGATGATTCAGCCGAGGTGGTCTTCATCGGTCGCCAGAAGCCGGTCTCTGAATTGGGCCAGTTCTTCTTCGCTCAGGGAAAATTTTCGTTCAAGATCCCCCCACCGGGCGTGATCTTTTCGACGGGGGTCGCCACCAACTGGAGTCCCGCGTCGAACTGGTCGAACGGCACCTGGGCCGGTGGATCTGGCTGGATCGCGAATCAACCGGGCACCAACGGGACGTCCACCGAGTCGTGCCTGCGCGCCATCGTCGCCCGTCAGCACGCCTCTTCAGCGGGTCTATGCCGCGTCCAGACCGCTCGCGGCCAAGTCTACGTTGGTGTGCTCGACTCCCTGGATTTTCAGACCCTGGACGCGGGTTGGACCCAGGCCACGGGGCGCATCAGCGAGGTGGGGATCGTCTAATGCAGCTCTTTGCCGGGGCCAACCAGGGTCCCAAGGTCACCGTCGCCGGACCATTCGGCGGGGGAGGCGTGTCCTACTATGACCAGGACGTCTGCGACGCACTACAGATCAAGTCTGGGCGCTTGGTGCGTTCCTGGCGCTTCTGCCTATTGACGCAGAACGGTGTCACCTGGAAGTACAAGGCGGATCTGACCCCGTGGATCACGCGCGCCACCATCAGTCACGACACAACCAGGGCCGTCAAGCGCACCTGCGAGATGGTGATGGCAGAGACCAGCTCCGTCATTACGGTGGACCTGAACAACCAGCAGTACGGACAAACGCAGTTCGATTATTACCGCGACTGGGTGCAGGTGGTCTATCGGTTGGGCATGCCTGATGGGGGCTACCTAGAATACTGCCTGGGGACTTTTTGTGTCACCAACCCCCAGGAGCTGATGACCTCCAGCTTGATGCAGCGCACCGTTCAGCTCGCGGATCTGACCTACACGATCAGCCGCATGGAGGGCATCGCCGCCGACGCCACGGACTCGACGGGCAAGCCCATCGTCTCCCCGTATGCGCAGCCCATCGTCATCCCAGAGGGCACGGGCGTGATGAGCGCGATCCTGAAGATGCTCACCAATAGCTACGCCCCCAACCCCGGCAAAAGCTATGATAGCTCCTCGGTGTCCTCGGCGCTGGCCACGCTGCCCGGCGTCGGACTGGACCCGACCTGGCTCGATCACACCATCTTCGACGACAGCCGCTCTGAATGGAGCAGCGCGCTGATCCCGGCGGGCGGCTTCCAGATCGCGCCCGGTTCGAGCTACCTGGATGCCATCAACCAGCTGCTCTACAGCATCAACGTCTATCAGATCTACGCGACGGCGGGGGCGCTGTGCCCGCAGAACACGGCGACGGGGCTGATCGGCACGGGTCAGGGCGACCAGTACACGATGTCCGGGCATCACACCACCTCCAACGGGCCCGTGCTCTCGGCCAATCGCTGGCCCGCCTACCAGAACTACGCGGGCGTCACGCCGGGCTACGCCTACACGTCGGACCACGGCACGGCCCACCAGGTGATCGTGCAAAAGAACGACGGCTCCGTGCCCACGACCTATGGCGGCGCCTCGGCGAATGGCGGACTCACCTTCCAGTACTCGGTGGTGATGCCGGGCACCCAGGAGACGCTGGATATGTCGGGGGCGGCCAACGTGGTCAACGTGATCATCGAGGATACCTCGGCGGCGGCGGTCTCCTTCGCCTACGTCAATACGAACCCCAATTCGCCCCTGAGTAAGGCGGCGGGCTTTGGGCGCACCATGACCAAGGTGGTCCAGCTCTCGGGCATCCCGGCCAACAACGTGCAGTCGGGCGCGTACAGTTGGGCAGCGGGCATCGCCATGTACGAGATGATGCTGGCCACGGGCGGCGTGGACCAGGTGAGCCTGGTGACGGCGGTCAACCCCCTGCACGAGGACCACGACGTGATCGCCCTTAACCTCACCACGCCCTACATCCAGGATGGCACGCTGCAGAACCAGGTGCTGGTCATCGGCGAAGCCCCGGGCCAGTCGGGCACCATTTTGCCGGGCATCACGCTCTCGCAGAACTTTTTGGAGACGGCCTGGCAGATCGACATCTCCTTGCCCACGCCCGGGTCGGGCAACGACGCCGTCACGACGGGTCTGACCACGGCGATCGAGGCCCGCCAGACGGCTCCAGGCGCGGTGATGACGCACAGCCTGATGCGCGTCACCAACATCACCCCGGACTGGAACGGCTCCAACGGCCAGGGCACCCTGACCCCGCCCGGCAGCCCCGTCCCCGGCTATTAACCCTTCCCCCGGCAGGAGGCCCGTTCGGGGCCATCCCCCCCCCTCCATAGAGGTAGACCATCGTGGCAGCGAGCACAAGCAAGCAGGTCCAGAAGACCCCCCAGGATGTGGCGTCGCAGGCGGGGGCGCGCCTGGTCAAAGCGGCGGCGCGCTATGTGCTCGAAGACCCGCAGGTTCAGAAGGAGCTGCGCTCGCGCCAGCAGATCCTCTTTCGGGGCACCGTCACCAAGGTGACCCGTAGCGGACTGGGACCTGACGGCAGTCTCTCCACCAATACGGTGCGCGTGCGCCGCACCGGCCAGGGGGTCTCTGACCCCATCGACTACCCCGTCTACGACGGGCAGTACGTGCCCGCGGTGGGCGACGACGTCCTGCTCGTAGCGCAGGGCAAGACCGGGGCGGTGATCGGCACGCGCTCTGGCGGGCGCCCTGGCGCGCTCAAAACGCCGGTGCACGGCGGGCAGGTCAGTGTGCAGACCGCGCGCGGCCAGGTGCTCACCGCCTTCCAGGAGGCGGGTGCAACCCCAGGGCAGATCGTCTACAGCCTGGACGGCGTGACGCCGCGCCAGCAGCTGAGGAGCGACGGCTCGCACACGGGGACGGGGCCGCACCGCCAGGTGGCCAAACTGAGCCCGAGCACGGGGGTCGCGCAGGGACCCAAGGTGGAGCGGGTCTTAAACGTGGCGGCGCAGCGCATCGAGTCGTACCTGGCGGCGCACGGGCAGGCGCCCAACAGCGCGGCACACCAGATCGAGACCAAGACCAAGTACGCCCACCAGAAGGTGGTGCGCGGCAAAGGCGGCGCATCGACCCAGACGGGCACGGGCACGACCGATATTACCGGCGTGACCACGCCGACCGGGCACGGCCTCTTGGAAGGCGACTACCAGGACAACGCGGCGGCCAGCCAGTACATCGATACGCCCACCGATGCGCCGCAGGTCTCCACCGACCCGCCGACCTACAGCACGGCGCTTGCGGCGGGCGACTACCAGGTCACCTACACGTTTACCAACGCGAGTGGGGAGACCCCCGCCGCGCCCGCGGCGACCGTGACCATCGAGCAGGGCCAGCAGATCGTCGTACCCGCCCTCGCGATGCCGCAGGGCGCCACCTCGATCAACGTCTATCTCTCCTCGGCCGCCGGCTCAAGCACGCTCTATTTGCTGGGCGCCTGGAACGGGCAGGGACCCTACACCTGTACGGCGCTCCCCGGGACGACGACGCAGCCCCCGAGCAGTAACACCACCGTCCAGGTGGCCAGCCCCACCTCGGCGCCGCCCTGCACGGTGCAGGCGGGCGGCACGGTGCCCATCGGCGTCTACAACGTCGCCTACGCCTGGGAGATGAGCGGCGGACTCTTGACCGCCGTCTCGCCGCTGACGCAGGTCACGGTGACCTCAAACACGACGGCGCTGCAGATCTCTGGATTGCCCGCGCTGCCTGCGGGGGCCGTGGCCATCAACTACTACTGCTCGCCGGCCAATGCCGGGGGCACGCCCGTCGCGCTGGCCTGGGCTGGGCGGCAGCAAGCGGTCAGTACGTTCACGCTCTCCGCGCCGCCCACGGGCGCGCCGTCCTGGCCGGGCTACAACCAGACCGGGGTGCCCACGCCGCAGATGGCCCTGGAGCCGCAGGCCCAGACGCCCGACTATGGCACGTCGTCCACCCTCTTGGCGGGCACCTACAACGCCTGCTACGTGCTGACCAACGCCTACGGACATACGCAGTGCAGTCCCGGGATCTATCCGCCGGGCGTGACCATTACGGCGGGGCAGTACATCACGCTCGGGCCGGTGGACTTCCCCCCCAACGCCACCGGGATTACGTGGTACTTCTCGGCCAACGGCGGCGGGGTCACCACCTACCAGGCCGCCACTGGGACCGATGGGAGCGCGGTCACCTTTGGGGGCTCGGCGCCCTTCGTTAGCGCGCCGCCCTCGACGAACCCGCAGCCGCCCAGCACGAATACGACCCCGACGTTTACACCCAACCCAACCTCCAACCTGGTTGTGCAGCACAAGAGCGGCAAGCCGGCCATCAAGCACAACTCGATCAAGCACACCGTGCACTCCAACGGAGTGGTGGTGCACCAGCACGACGGCACGCGCATCACCGAGTGGGACAACACCGCGGTGCAGTTCGGCTACCGCGACGCGACGGGCCACTACCACTACGTCTCCGGGACGATCCGCCACAAGATCACGGTGGCCTCCAGTGGGGCGGGTGGCGCGGTCCAGATCATGTCCGGGGACTCGACCAACTTCCATGTTCTGGGCGATGAGGGCGACGCCAGTTATAGCATCTCGCTCAAGCACAAATCGGGCTACCGCGTCGTCAAGCACGACGGCTCCAAAGTGAGCCTGTTTGCCGGGGGACAGGACAGCTACGCCGTCATCACCCACGACGGCACGACGCACGCCTCCTACGCCTCTGACGGCACCCAGCTGCACGGCTTCACCAAGACCGGCCACACTTGGTACATGTGGGGCGGCAAGCAGTCGGCCTATATCGGCGAGGTCGGGGCCTCCTCGGGCGCCGTGTTCGCGGCGATGCAGGAGGGCACGGCCAACTGGCACTGGTGGGGCGACGACAGCACGGGCAAGGTGTACGTCAAGCACGCCTCGGGCAATCGCGCCTGGGACCACGACGGCACCACGCAGCAGGTCTGGGGCGGGGGCCAGCTCGCCCACAAGCTGTTCAACGGCGGGCAGATCGCCTACTACTACGGCAACGCAACCGTGGGCAACGTGCAGATCTACTCGGTCGGTGGCTGGGCCCCCTTCTCGGGCAACAGCTACGCGGGCAGCATCATCTCCTTGCAGCAAGCCGGTGACATGTCGACCAGCACCAAGGGCCAGGTGCACGTCGTCGGCGACGACCAGGGCGGGCGCATCCACGCCCGGCATGCCTCGGGCAACAAAGCCTGGGACCACGACGGCAACACGCACAACGTCTACTCGGCCGGGGCGCTGACGCACCAGTTCGTGAGTGGCGGCGGCTGGTCGGGCTACATGTCGGGCCAGCAGTTCATGGCCCTGGGCACCTGGAGCGGGCTCAACTCGGGCGCGCTCTTATCGCTGGTGCAGCAGGGCGGCGTCTCCTCGGGCACCTACAAGTACCACCGCGTGGGCGCGGACAACGGCGGCACGACCGATTTTACGATCATGCACGCCACCAACGCCAGTTATGCGTACCGGCACACGGGCGTCTACGCGCGGCACTACAGCTGGAACACGACGACGTCGGCCGCCGAGGAGGTGATGAACACCTTCTCGACCAACGCCATCTCATCGGGCACCTCGGGCGGGCGCACGGCGCACAAGGTGCACGGCCAATCGATCGGCGGCGCGGCGCACTACAGCGGGGATTCGGGCGACGGGAACCAGTACCTGTTCTCGAACAGCCAGATCTTCAAGTACACCAACGCCAACACGACGGGGCGCAAGTACACCTACAACAACGACATCTTCTACGGCACGCTCAACCAGAACATCAACTTCAACGCCAGCGACGCCTCCGAGATCTTCTTCGTGCCGCAGGGCACCAGTCGCGGCGCGGGCAATGGGGCCATCAAGCAGTTCAGCCACAGCGTCGGCTTTACGCCGGTGCATACCCCCAACGTCACGATCCCCAACGCCACCACCATGAACACGATCCCCTCGGGCACCAACCCTGGTGGCGGCATCATCGCCAACGTGGCCGCAGTCACCGGCCACACCAACTACGACGCGCACTTCAAGATCCTCTCCTTTAACTTCTGGTACATCACCAACACCGGCGTCTACAGCGACGGCAAGATGAGCTTCTACTCGAACTACGGGTGGGGCCGTGACACCGAGGGGTCGGCGACGGGCCTGGCGGCGTGGACGTCGTACTCGCCGCATGCCGACACCAGCTACAAGATCGAGGGTGCGAGCTACAACAACAACACCTGGGTTGGGGATGTCACCGTCTTCTATAGCTACGTGAATTAACCAGCCTGGATCAGGATCAGGATCAGGATCAGGATCAGGATCAGGAGCACTGCCCATGGTCATCCACCGTACCGGGCTCTTCCGTCTCGACGGGACCGGCTTCTCTTGCAGCACCGTGATGCAGCCCATGGGTGGGCCGGTCATCCCGCCGCCCGCCGCCGCCTACGCGGGAGCTGGTCCCGTCGCGGGGGGCACCGGCCCCAACCATACACCCAACGTCTATGTGGTGCCCCTGGATGACCAACCGGAGCACTGGCTGCGGCTGATGGGGGAAGCGCGCCTGGTCATGCCCGGCGTGGGTGACCCCTCGCGGGCACGGCATAGCGGCGGGGTACGACACCCTGACCATGCGCACGTCAGGCTCGGCGGGTCCATCAGCTGGGCCGGTCCGCCCCATCCGCACGTGCGGGCGCATATGGACTGGTTGCGCGGACTCTCGGACGAGCAGCTGATCCTGCACCTGGCCGGTTCAGGCGCCTTTGACCTGCCCGGGGGCACCTCATGAGCACGAGCACGAGCACGAGCACGAGCACACCGCAGGCGCTGATCCCGCTGCCCCGCTACGACACAGACAACGCCGCTGGCGGGGCAGCAGGACAGGGACAGGGACAGGGATCGGGAGCGGGTTCTGGCGCGCACGTCTACCGCACCCCCTCCCCGCGCGTGCGTCCACAGTTGCACCCCGAGGTGACGCTGCGCGTGCACCGGGCGCACCTGCAACTGGCCTACGATGGATCGATCTGGGTGCAGACGAAGGCGACCCTCATCGGACGCCAGGGTCAGGCGCTGCCCTACGGGCATCACTTCTATCACCGCATCAGCCCCTCTGCCTGGTGGGACGGCACGCCGCGCCACCACCTCGCGGCGGCGGTGCGGGCGCATTATCACGACCTCGGCCTTGCGCCGCCGGCGCCCCTCCAGGGACCGGGCGCGATTCCGCTGCACCTGCACCCCGAGGGCCATCCCTTCCACCCGCGCACGGGCCCCGACACCGCGCCCGCCGGGCTACACCAGGGCTTTGACCCATCGGCGCACTGGCACCTTAAGGACATCGCGCTGCAGTGGGAGTACGGCGGCCACCTGCACGTGGCGCTGCACAGCATCCTGGCCACGCCTGATGGGACGCTCCATCCCTCCTATAGCAGTGCGCACGACCACTACCATCCCCTGGAGCAGTGGTGGGAGCAGCCCACCCGCCTCTTGATCTTGGATGCCCTGCAAGCCCAGCACGCTCACTGGTCGCTCGATGCGCCCCCCCTGGAGCACCTGCCCATGCACCTGCACCCCGTGGCGCACCCGTATCAGGAGCACGTGATGCCCGATGGGCCGACGGCGCACCCTGATCTGCCAGCCCTGGACGCCGGGACCAGGGACTGGGTGCTGCGCCACCAGATCGCGGCCAAGGAAGCGGAGAGTAACGGCGCGGCCACCAGGCCACCCGGAGCGCCGCTGCTCTCCATTCACCCGAGCACGCACCCCCTGCATCCCGACTACATCCCGCCTCATAAGAAAGTGGTCCCCGCGTCATGAGCACCCCACCCCCACAAACACCCGCGACCATTGCGGATGCCATCACGGTGACGTTCGATCCCACGACGCACGCGCTTCAGACCACGGCCACGCTCCATTTTCCTGATGGCACCACCCAGGTGGGCTGGAGCGACTATCTACAGGGCTACCAGTACGACCTGTACCTGGCCTTCGTCGGTAAGGTCGTGCCCCCCGTGTTCTACGCCGCCAACCACGCCTCCGATGGCAGCCCCCTGGCGCCCACTGATCCGGCCTACCAGACCACACCAGGTCCGGCGGACGTGGCCAATATGCGCATCGCCACCAGCCTGCCCCTGGTCTGGAGCGGACCCGCCCAGTCGGCGCCCACCGCCGTCGGTGCCCCGCCTCTGGCGCTGTAGGCTCCCCCGCCCCCGCCCCCCCCCACACCGCAGGAGACGGTCCGTGCCTTCCCCACTCACCGACCCGTTCTTCGGCCTGCCGCCCTTGGCCGTGATCCCCGTCGCTCTGACCTGGGTACCCCTGGTGATCGGGGCGCTGGCCATGGGCCACAACGGCTTTCGCGACAAGCTGCTGCAGTACAAGGGCGAGGCTATCGCGACCTTGCAGCAGCAGGTCTCGTCCCTGAGGGAGCAGCTGGAGAGCGCGAAGGGTCGCCTCGCGGAGCTGGAGCAGCAGATCCCCGCCCTGCAAGCGCAGATCACGCAGAAGGACCGCGAGGTGGGGGTCTTGCGCGCACGCATGGCCGAGCTTGAAGCCCAGGTGCACGCCTCCAAGATCGAGCGCGCCGCCCTGTTGGGGCAGATCACGGCGCTGCAGCACGAGCGCAGCGACCTTTTGGCGCGCATAGGCGCGCTCACGGATGAGCGCGCGAAGCTCACCGCCCAGCTCGCCGCGCTCGGCGCGGCGCCCACGCCCATCCCCGTCACCATCACCATTGGTGATACGGGGACCTGCCCGACCATCCCCTCATCTGACGCCTGAGACACCCCCCCAGAAGAGCGAGCCCCCCATGTCTGCGTTGCCCCAGCGGGACACCCGCTTCCTGCTGTCCTCGGTGTGTGTTGGCCTGCGCTTCTGGAGCGGGAGCGACCTGCTCTCGCGCGGCGTGCAGTGGGCCGAGAGCCGCCTAGAGGGCGATCACGCGCCCCTGCCTGGCCTGGGCCTCGCCAACCACGTCGGCCTGGAGCTATGGACCTACGATAGCGCGGGGCTGCTCTGGCGCGCCCAGGGCATCAATGCCGTGCCGCCGCGCGTGTGCCGCTACGATGCGCGGGCCGCGTCCATTAACCCCCAGACGCGCCTCTACGTGCTGGCCGGGGCCGACGATCCGACCCATGCGCAGGTTATCTTCCGCACGGCGCAGGAGCGCCTGGGCGAGAGGTACGACTACGTCGGCTGCGCGCAAGCGTTTCTGGCGCTGCTCTCGCATCACCCGCAGACGTTCCTTACCAATCCGCGCGCGCGTCTCTTTTGCAGCGAGATGGTCACGGTCGTCTTGCGCCGGCACGGCATCAACGTGTGCCCTCTTACCCCGGCGTGCAACGTGACCCCGGCGGGTCTGGAGTGGTGGACTAGTGCGCAGCCCTTTGTGTACGGGCCGCTGGCCCGACCGACATGGAGACCGCGTGTCCCCCTGGGCGGCGCTGCCCAGGGTGCGCGATCGGCCCCCGTGCCGGCCCTGCGGTGAAGCAGTCCGAGGCGCACGCGCTCGCGCACGCGCTGCTCCGGCAGTACCCGCAGACGGTTCGGCACGTCTGGATCATCGGATCCCAGCACCACGCGGGGCACCGCGGCATGGGCCTGCAGGTGGAGTGTTGTGATGGCGCGCGCCAGATCTACCGCACCCTGGAGGACGTGCGCTCCGCCTACCCCGATCTGCGCCTTTCGGCTCGTGATCTAGGAGATTTGGGTCAGATGCCCACCCTGGCAAGAGGACCTTCGTGCCATGAGTCATAGGTGATACCCAAGAGGCCCCTGGGCGGTCGATACTGGATATCCGTCCCCACGGATACATCCCCCTCGACCCCTAGCCAGGAGCCCCGCCTATGACGATCTCAAGCCTTGCTGCGGTTCTCGCGCTGATCAGTCTGTTGCACCAGGGACCCGGACCGCACGTCGTGCGCCGCGTTCCCCGGCCCGCTCCCGTGCATACCGTCGCCCCAGCGCCCGTGCAGGCGCAGCCCACCCCAGCGCCCGCTCCCGTACAGCCTGTCGTCGGCTATAGCACCGACCCGACCGTGATTCGGCAGGAGGTCGTGGCTCTGGGCGACCAGCAGTTTGGCGCAGGCCAGGGCTATTACTTCGCCCTCGTGATCCAGCGGGAATCAGGATTTAATCCCTACGCGACCAATCCGTCGAGCGGTGCCTGTAGTTTGGTTCAGGCGGACCCGTGTGGCAAGCTCCCGTGCTCCCTGTCCGATGTGCCCTGCCAGCTCAACTGGGGCGTGGCCTACATCCGCGCGGCGTATGGCACGCCCCAGGCGGCCTGGGCCTCGGAGGTCAATCGCGGTTGGTACTAAGCCAGGCGACCGTCTTATAGCTCGATATCGAGCAGCGCCGAGGCCCGTCCCGTGTGGCGGGCCTCTTTCGTAGGTCTGATCATCTCGGCCCGCACCCCATTTGCCGGGTAGCGGAACGCCACAGAGTCCATGTGGTGGCCCTCGCGCCCGGCTTCCTCGAGCAGACGGCACCGGTACACGTACTGGTTGACCCAGTCCTCCTCGCGGCGCAGGTCCTCCAGGTCCCGCCGCCCGGCGCGCGCCAGTGGGAGCAGCACCATGCACCCCGCCAGGGCCACCCCCAGCGGCACCAGGGCAAAGAGGTGCCAGAGCAGCGTCATCATCCTCGTTCGTCTCTTTGCTTCTCTTTCTCTTCTAGGAGTGTAGCCCCCATGTCGGTCAAACAGTTACCCGGAATCCCGGTGTGGAACCAGCTTAACGACCCGCTCCCCGACGGCCAGCAAGACAGCCAAAACTTCAATGACTGCGGAGAAGAATGCGTCGCCATGCTCATTAAGGCATATGGCGGTCCCGAGCTTCCAGCAGGACAGATCCGTATGCTGCTGCACGGTATCAATGGAACCGGCATCACCACGGGCGATGACCTCGTGCGCGCCCTCGCCATGTTCAAAGACCGACAGGGACGCACCATTGCTGCACACGTGCGCAGCGGGATCGACGCAGCGACGTTCCAGGTCGAGGCAACTCACGCCATCAGTAGCGGGCTACCCGTGATTGCTCTGGGCGATTGGGTCACGCGTGGCTATGGACACTGGGTTGTCGTCCGAGGAACTGACGAGACGGGCATAGCCGTCAATGATCCTTGGGGTGGCCTGAATAGGGTCATCTCGTGGAGTGACGTCAACGCTCTCTTCGATGGCTGCTATGTCCATCTTGACCTGTCGATTGGCGCGCTTCCTGTTTGAGGGCTGCGGATTGGCCGGCTCGTGAGCGGTTACGTGCTGCTAGGCGCTCAGCCGCTTGCGCGCGGCGTTCGGGGGTCCATGCCTTGCGCTGAGACTCTGACATCTTGCGCTTGGTCTCCTCAGAAAAGCTCCGCGCGCGCGCCGACGCCGCCGCGCGAAGCTCGGGCGTCCTGAGCGCGGCGAGGTGCCGCTCACGGGCCTCAGCGTCCGCCCATCGACGCCGACTCGCCGCGCCCATACGCTCACGCGTTTGTGGGCTACGGCGATGTCCACGCGGACCCGTCGCCGAGAGGTGGCTGTTGAGAAGGAAAGGCGAACCGTCGATCCATCTCTGTTCACGATCGGGCAAGAGACGGGGATCGTCCACGACTTCCAGCATCTCCATCCGAAAGGCGTCGGCCCCATGGGCGTTCCAGAGTTCCTGCATGCGCGGGTGGTGGCTTTGGCCCTTGGTAAGATCCTGTCGATGCTCCTTGAAACGGCGCTTGGCGTTGATCGTCCGACCAATATACATATATCCCGAAGCAATGTGCGTCACGGCGTAGATACCCATGATGGCGGGCTTGCGCCGCTGCTTAGGCGAGCGTGGGCGCGGGCGCGTTATCTGTTCGTGGTTATAGACGGGGTGGTGGCGATCCAGCCAGCATTGCTCACGCTCATCGAGCAGCTCGCGGAACATGACCAATTCGAGGATCGAGAAGCTGAAAGCGGACGCGCTGTCGTTGATCCAATCCTGTTGTAGGTCAGCGCAGCGATGGATGCGGCGCGTCAGTTCTGAGCGATGCGCAGACCAGCGGCGGTAGATATTGACGCTCGATCCAATGTACTGGCGACCAGACGGTAGATGCGTGATAGCGTAGACACCCATCACGCGGGTAGACTGAGAGCGCATGGCGACCTCCACTGTCGTCGTGCCACGCCGGGGGATGGTACGAACATCGCCCCGGCATCGTTCTAACGCACCCAGTCTAGCACATCATAGAGCCGCCACGACAGACCACACAAAGCCCCACCCCCTCTCCGAGTCGGAGAGGGGGTGGGGCTTTGTGTGCTTTGCAAAGGGTACGGAAGGCAAAGGGGTAGGTCGGGTCCGGACCTAGACCCCGGTCTTCTTTTGCGGGCCGCGCGTGACCGGCGTCTGCCTGGTCGCACTCGCTGCCCCGGTGCGCGCAATCGACCCGCCCGCGCTCGTGCCCGCTCCGGCCAGGGCCTTCTGGCCCACGGCCTGACTGGCCTGCTGGCCAACAAAGCTGCCCTGGTTGTAATTCGGGTTGGGCGTCTCTCCGATGTAGGGCGCGACCGTGTTGGTCATGTGCTGGCGCAAGAGGTCCAGTCGGTTGTGCAACTGGGCCTGCGTGATCGTGTCGCCCTCGATGTTCTCGACCCAGTTGATGTCGTCGAAGACCAGATTGCAGAGCATCTGGCTCATGCCGTAGCCCTGGTTGAACTGGCCCCCGCCTGTGCCGGGGCCGGGGGATTGTGATTGTGCCATCTCGCTCTTTTCACCTCCTGGCTGGATCGATGGCCCCATCTCATCTCTAGCGCGTCATACGCTACGCTTGCCAGTGTACGCCCTGACGTTGACGTTGCGCAAGCGCACTAGGTCGGGCCGCATGCGGGTGCGGGCGGGGAGGGAGGGGGCCTGCACGGCTTAGACGGTTTAGCTGGCCTGGGCGAGCGCGCGCAAGAGGCGCCTATCGACCGCGTCCGGGTCGGTCTGCACCGCGTGCGGGGGGGCCAGATCGCGCAGCACGCTGACCACATGCCGCGTCATTTGCGGGTCGTACTGCGTTCCGGCGCAGCGCAGGAGTTCCTCCAGGGCGTCCTCGTGGCTGCGCGCCCGCTTGTAGGGACGCTCCTCGCGCATCGCATCGTAGCCGTCAAGAATGGCGATCAGGCGCGCTTCAGGCGGGATGTCGCGGCCAGCAAGACCATCGGGGTAGCCCCGCCCATCCCAGCGCTCGTGGTGCGCCGCCACCACGATGCTAAAGGTCGAGGGCACACTCACGCGGCGCATCTGGTCGGCCAACCTGCGCAGCAGGGCGAGGGCCGCGCGGGGATGCCCCTGGATGCGTGCCCACTCGCGCGGGGTCAAGGGGCCGCGCTTGTCCAGGATACGCTTGGGCACGCTGGTCTTGCCCGTGTCGTGAATAAGGGCCGCCAGCTCCACGTCAAAGCGCTGGAATAGGTCAACCTGACTGTAGAGAGTGGCGACGCGCAAAGAGTGCGCCGCCGTTGGGGGATGATAGCTGGCCAGTTTGTCATACGCGCGCAGGGCAAGCAACGGCACCAGTAGGCTCTCCTTTACACGTGCGCTCGGTGCGACCGGACTCTTTCTAGACAAAAGAGCGCGCCCCGCACCGACCACAGGACGGTCGGCTGCCTCTCGCCTCGTGCGCCGATGAACGCAGCACTAATGCAACAGATGCGGGGCTCGCACCTCTTTAGTGTATCCCTGGGCTGTACCGATCGGGCGCGAGGGGCATGCCGATTTTGGGTCAAGTGCCGTGCGGGGCGGCGCGGGTAGTGGTGCAGGTCCCCTGTCCCCTGTCCCCTGTCCCCTGTCCCCTAACGCCTATCCCCTAACGCCTATCCCCTAACGCCTATCCCCTAACGCCTGGCGTGAAGGGGCCGGTGCGGCGCAGGTAGTGGTGCAGGAGCCACTTGCCCTTCTCGATGACGCGGCGCTGGCTGGGGTACGGCCCCCAGTAGCGCCCATCGGAGGCCCAGTAGAGCCACCAGCCCTGCGCCGGACCCGGTTCCCTGTCCAGGGTCATGGCCCAGGGGCGTGGTCGGGGCGCGTGGTGGCAGCGCCACCGCAGGCGGCGCACCGCGTTCGCTCCTGGCCGAGAGGGCCGGCTAGGTTTGGGGCAGGGGGTCTGGCTGGGCACCGGCGGGAGCGGCGGGAGCGGCGGGAGCGGCGGGCGAGATAGGATACGTATAGCCCCCCGTCACCCTGGCATCTGTAAACATCGGCGCAGGTGCAGGCGCAGGAGTGGGAGCCGACGACGGCGACGGGGAGACGTGCAGCGCCTCGACCTGCAGGTGCTGGTGCAGCTCACCCACCTGCATCGGAACCGGGGCAGCCGGCTCCCCAGAAGCGATCTGGACGGGTAGGGCCACGCTCTGCGGCGCGGGCGTCGGGATACCCAGCGCACGCGCGATGCCGACGACGGCCAGCGTGGTGAGAATGGTAATCAGCGTGGCTTCGTTCTGGCCGAGGGCCACGCCCCAGGCATGGGTCGAGATATCGTTGATGGTGCCCAAAATGGCGGGCATCACGAGGCTGGGGGTGGCGATGCCCAGGCCGAAGCCGACGGCGTAGTGGGCGGTCTGGCCTGAGAGGCCCACCTGCTGGGCGATGCTCTGTGTCGGCATGGTGCCGGGGGTGGGTGTGTTACTCATGCGGCGGGAATCTCCTTGGTCTCCTTGGTCTCCTTGGTCTCCTTCATCGTTGTCGCCTCTGCCGCAGCCAGTCCGACGGCGCGCAGGATGAGGGCGCGGCGGTTGCGCGCGCCGGTCTTACGCAGGACGCGCCCGGTGTGGATCTTGACGGTGTTGGGCGAAATACCCAGGGCAGAGGCGATCTCGCGCGTGGAGAGGCCGCGGGCCATCAGGTCAGCCACCTCCGCTTCGCGCCGCGAGAGGCCGTCGAAGCGCAGGCGCTCGGCGGCTGGTGCAGACGCAAGCGCCCCGGCCAACGCCTGCGGATCAGCGCCGCGCATCAGCATGATGACGGCGCGTTCGCGCGCCGTGAGCAGCGTCGCGGTGAGGGGTCCGTCAAGAGCGGGGGCAGCGGGCACAGACGCGGTGGGTCGGGGGTGTCGGGCGCGGAGTGCAGGGCCGCTAGCGCTCGCCCAGAGTGTGATCGGTTCGGGGGTCAAGGACACGGCTGACACGGGGGCTAGCCTTTCTTCCCCGCGGCGCGCTTGGCGGCGGCGGGGCCGTCGTTGACCTGGAAGGCGGGCAGGCCCAGCGTATCGCGCCACATCCGCACCATGCGCGGGCGGTCATCGAGCACGAGGTCCACCTGGTAGTAGGGGGCCACCTGGCTCATATAGAACTCTCTCTTGCGCACGCGCCGGGGACGATTGTCCTCATCGGGGCGCAGGTGCAGCAGGTCGTAGGGCACGCCGTGCTGATCGAGCCAGGCGATCGTCTGTTTGGTCTCGGATTGGGGACGGCCCGTGGCCAGGATGATCTGGTAGCCGGCCAGGCTGTAGAGGCGCAGGGTCTTGATGACCGGCCAGTTGGGCAGCGCGCCCGTGATGCCCGCACGATCTTCATGGCGGCTATCGGCGTCGTCGATCTGCGCGCGCTGCAAGGTGATGGTGCCGTCGATGTCCGAGAGAATGGCCGCCGGGCGCAGCAGTAGACGCTCCTTCTCGGCCCTGGGCGTCTGTTCTTTATCCGCCGCCATCGCTATCTCCCCCTGATGTCCTGGTAATCCGGGAACTCAAGATTGTGCTGCAAGAGGAAATTGTAGAACTCGCTTCTGACCTGCGCCACAACGGGCGCGTTCAGGACCTTATGGATGTGCCCCAGGGCGATGCGGCAGAGCCGGTTAATAGCATCGGGAGCCGTCCCGATCTCCTCGGCGATCGCGGCGTCGGTCAGGCCGAACTTATGGCGCAAGACGAAGCTGCGGTGCGCCCAGCGATTGTCGATGCTGGAGAGCGCCGCAAAGACGTCGGCCCGCGAGATCGCGGCTCTTTGGCCGCCCCGGCACGCGCCCCGGTCGTCGGAGGCCAGTGTCTCCAGGATCGCGCCCTCCGAGTAGATGCGGCCCAGGCACAAATACTCGACGCACGCCGTCATCTTTTGCTTTGCTTTGCGCCGCGCCTCTTCCAACGCCGCGGCGCGTTCGCTCTTCTCCCAGGAGCGTACGGCGGGCGGGTCACGCTCGTCTGACTGATGGAGGAGGGCGACGGCCTCTTCTATGCGGCGGCGCTCCTCGGCCAGGGCCTGGTCGATCTGCTCCTTCTCGCGCGTGGCCAAAGACAGAGCTTCTAGGACCTTGCGCTGCGTCGGCGGGGGCCAGTCGCGGTCGGCCACCGCGTGCGGCGGGGCGGTCGAGTACGGGGGAGCAGCGGGAGCAAAGGCGGCCGAGTACGGGGGAGCAGCAGCAAGTGACAAGGGGCAGTCCTCGATATAGGGCAGCAAGACAGAAAGAAGACCGTGTGCTTCTTATGTACGCCACAAGGGCGTCCACTAGCAATGGCCCACCAGTCCTACAGACGCCGCCCCCAAAGAGGCTATGCCCTAGGCGCCCTCTTCCTGCAGTATCTGGTATCCCTGCTCCTGCGCCCAGCGCAGGGCGTCCTCCAGGCCCGCTGTGGTGGCGTACAGAGGGCCTGCAGACCGCTGCCCTGTGCCCACGACAAAGTGGCGCTCGGGCAGCGTGAGCGATCCCGCAAAATGGACAATGCGGACAGCAGTGGACGAGGGACTCGACGTCCGGGCCTCGTCGTCCGCGGACGCCGGCCCGCGGTGCGCGTTCTTCTGGCGCCACGCCCGCGCATACGCATTGTACGCGCTGCGGGTCGCCGGGTCCGCGCGGTAGCGCTGCACCGTCTCCCGCCGACGCCGGGCCACTTCCTGGGGGGAGGGCGCGCCATAGAGCCGGCGCTCCTGTGCGCTCTCCAGGCGGCGCTCCTTGGCTCTCGCCTCTTTGGCCGCCTGCTCTTTGCGCGCCTGGTAGCGGGCGCGGCGCTGCGCGCCCAGCATCTCGCTCTTTTGGGCGCGGCGCTGCTGCGTGTAGACCCGCCGGCACGCCTGGCACAGACGGTCCTTGCGCGCGAGGGGGCGCGGGCCGGCACACCCTGAGCAGGGCGCGCCAGGAGAGGGGGCAGTCATGGATATGTTAGGGGGGGGTGGGGCTAGTCAAAGCTGGGGCTTTTGCGCACGGCGGCGATGCGGCGTGCCTTGTGGCGCGGGTGCTCGAGGGGTGCATCGGGGTACTGGCGGCGATAGAGGGCGACCGTTGAGTTGTGTGTGCGCAGGTGCTGGCTGGTGATCAGGCTGAGCCAGCGATGGCAGATGCGGCACTGCACCTGATCAGGGTCTTCGCGCGCACGCGCACCCTGCTCAGTCGTCATCGGGAGCCAAGACCAACAGGCCACCGATGATGGCGGCGCAGCAGAGCACGAGCAGGCCCGTACTAAGGCTACTGAGGAGCATGATGAGCGCGCCCAGAGCCAGCAGGGCGAGGGTCAGCGTGATGGCGAGCGCACGCCTGGCGCGGTGACGCGTCATAGCGCGGCCCCGCCCAGAGCGGGCCAGCTCCACTCGCCCATCTGCGTCCCGTAGGCCACGCGTCCGGCCGGGATAAAGAGGCCGCCCGGCACGAAGACGACCAGCCAGACCGCCGAGCGGTGCTCGCCGGGTACCTCGACGGCCGTGACGATGGCGGCGCACACGCGAGAGGCGCTCATCTCGTCCTCGGGTGCCCCCGAGGGGCCTGGGTGCGGCTGGTGGTAGTGCACGATGTGCCCGACCGTGGGCGGATACTCTGGCCGGGTGGGGTCGGGGACGGTGGCCCCCTGCTGTGGGGCGGGGATGTGCTCCAGGGCTTCGGTGCGCACGCGCAGCGCCACGTCGAGCGCCGCCTCGGCCACGAACGCCGCCAGGCTCTCGCGTGTCCAACTCGTGCAGAGGTCGGGCAGCATGGCCAGCGCCGTCACGGTGGCGTCGTGGCGCACCTGGCGACGGATTTCGGCCCGACGCAGGCTATCAATCGGCGGCACGCGGTCCATAGAACTACCTCCAGGGGACACCGCTCTTTAGAGCGGTGGGGAAGGGAGCGTGCCGCGACGAGCAGCGCACTTCTGTCGCACTCAGCCAACACTCTCTCCCCTGTGCGACAGTGTGGCCAGCACCGTGGCAAGAACGTTCGGTTCGGGAGGTTCGGGCGGGAAGGCCGCGCGGTAAAAGCGAGCCCGTTTGCGTCCACATGGTGCGCTCCTGCTGAGTCGGGGTCACGTCCACCAGCACGGGCAGACATGCCCAGGGAGCACAACGGCTAGAGGCGGGTGAACCCCGTCGCCGGGGTGAGCGATGCCCTCTAGACGGGCCCGGACGGGGCCTGCGGTCGCTAACGTAGAGGGGTACCTCATGCGTAGACCGCGAAGCCCCTGCTAGGGTAAGGGCCACTGCCCTCGGGCAGAAGCCCCCTGCTTTAGATGGGGGAGTCGTCACCGTGCGCGTTAGTCCTCCAAGAGAGCGCGGGGGCTCTGGTCGCGCCCCGCGTAGTCCAGGCTATCCTGGATCAGCAGCGCCGCAGCCAGCGCCTGCTCCAGGGCCTCAGAGATGTGGGTATAGAGGCGAGAGGCGGGGTCCCCACGAGCGCGCGCGCGGGCGCAGTGGCTGGCCAGGGCCATCAGACGGTGACACTGCTGGACCGTGACGTAGAGCGCGCGCTCCTCGTAGCGGGCCTGCTCCTCGCTCAGGTTGGTCACGCCCTGGCCCCCTCTCTCTCCACGGTCTATTCCCACTCGGGGATGAGCGCCCTGAACTGCTTCTCAAGAGTACGATACGCCGTGCGGTCGATGAGTTCAATGGTCACGTCGGGGTAATAGAGGGCCATGCGCCGCAGAGCCGTCTTATTCTGAGGGGACATGTAGCCGCGCACCTCCCAGTAGGTGACGCAGGGGTCGCGCCCATCAGCCCACTGCACGCGAAAGTCGGGGCGGTAGAGCACGACCCCCTGGCGCACGCCGCGCAAGGGCCGACGCACGCCGTTCACGCGACGGTCGGGCTGGGGCGTAAAACGAAATGTCGTGGGTTCATAGGTGGCTGAGAGCACCACGCCCCGCGCCTGCAAAACGCGTAGGACGCGCATACAATTGCGCTCCCAGGTCGAGCGGTACCAGGTCGTCCCTAGGTCAGGCGCACGCCCGGGGCGGTTGCCGCTCTTGCCCCTGATGGCTTTGCCTTGCCTCCAGGATGAGCGCAGGCTCTCCGCCCACAGCCGGCGGCCTTCCTGGGCCGACACCACGTCCTGCACACTCACGGCTCAGGCTCTCTTCCGTCGTGTGTGACGGCGTAGGCCAGCGGGTACAGGTCGGGGCGCGCGGCGCGCAGCCACTCCAGCATCGCTTCGCCCGAGACGTAGCCCGTGTAGCCGGGGCGTGCCTTCTCCTGCTGCCGCCAGGCCATGAAGGCCGGCAGCGCGCCCCCCGTGATGATCACCTCGATGAAGAGATCGAGGCGCGCCAGGCTCTCTGGGGTCGCCACGGACTCCACCATCCTCTCCTGCGCTCCTCCCCGTGTGTCCCTGCCAGCATAGTGCACGATGCCGGAACTTGTACAGCCCTCCTGGAGCCCTCCTGGGCACCGCCACCGGTGGGTTCATGACAGCGCCAGCATCAGCAGAAGGAGCAGCGCGGCTTCCAGGACGGCCGCCGCCCCCAGGAGCCAGGGCAACGCGGCGTCGAGGCGGCGGTACGCGCCGTAGCGCACCCCGGCGGTGAAGGTGACGAGCCACGCGCCCAGGGCGATCACCGCAGCGTCGAGCAGCATCCAGGGGTGGTGCATGGCGGGCTAGGCTCCTCTTTTCTGGCGGCGCTCCGCACATAGGCGTGCCCGCAGCTTGCGCTGGAGCCACCATAGCGAGCGGTGATGCTGGCCCCAGAAGTGGGCGACCCAGCCCAGGTCGAGGCGAGAATCGCGACGCACGAGGATGTGCTTGGGACCGGTGCGCCCTGGCATCAGATCTACTCGACGACTCCGGGGTGCGCCTGCTCCAGGCTGCGCCGCAGCTCATCGAGGTCCTCTTTGGTGAGCGGGAGGCGCGGGATGTCGCAGTCGTCGGTGCGCCCGGAGGCGATGATCAACTGGGCGTACTCCACGGACTCTTTGTGGCCACGCAGGGCCTGATCATAGGTGCTGTACCTGCGCTGGTAGTCCCACCACACGTGACCTTCGTGCAGGTCGTCGTCCCGGTGCGCCCCCGGGTCGTAGCTGATCATGGTCTCCCACAAGAGGGGTGGCCCCTCGCCAAATTGGTGGTTACACGATAAGAACACCGTTGAAATTCTGTAGAGCCCATCGCCCAGGTACGTCAGCGCGGCGTGCCGCTCGTGCGTCTGCATCCAGCGCGCCTGGCGCAGCACCTCGTCGTCGCCTAGCGGGATGGGCGTGCGCCCGTCCTCGTCCAGTATCCAGAGCAAGGGTTGGCGACGCCACTGGCGGTAGACCGCCGGGATACGCGTCTGTCCGGCCGTCTGGGCCGACCCAGCAGAGCGCTCCAGATCATCCACGTGCTCTCCAAAGCCTCCTCTCCCTTCAGTGTAGCGGCCCAGTGAGTGGTCCGCCCACCTGGTCCAGCTCTAGCTCGTACGTCTTGCCCGTCCACACGCTGCTCCAGTGCGCTCGATACCAGCCCGGACCCGGTGGCTGGGGCGGCCCTGTTCCCGGACCCAGCAGCAGCATGAGCCCACCCACCAGGACAGCGAAGAGCAGCAGGCAGCCGGCAAAGAAACTGGCGATGAAGACGATGAGGCCGCGCCAGCCATCCTCCATGCAGTGATCCGTAAACGCGCCCGGCGTGCGCAGCCACGCGGGTATCCGTATCCTCACCATCAGGCGGCCGTCCCCTCGTGCAGCCGACGATCATAGCTGGGCCACGGGAAGGGTGGCGGACCGGGGTCTCGCCCCGCCGCGATGCGACGCCGCAGCCAGCGGTCCCGATAGTCCTGGCCAAGGGCCGACCTCTTCTTCCGATTACAGGGGGCACACGCTAGCTGGCGGTTATGGGCTCCATCCTCCCCACCCCTGCTTAAGGGGATGACGTGATCCAGCTCGAACGGCTCACCCGTCGGATCAGGGACAGCGCCGCAGGCCACACACTCGCCAAAGTACGCCCGCAGGATCATCGCCTCGTCCTGCGAGAGACGCGTGGGACTTGCGGCAATCAGATCCCTCCGCTTTTGAGAATTGCGATTTTTCGCCTGGGCATTCTCTCGAGCGTATCTGGCAGCGCGCTCCCTGATCTGCTCGCCCTTCTTCAGATAGCGTTCCCTGTCGTAATCGGAATGACATTGTCGATCCCAAGCTTGACCGGGGTCAGCGAACGCCTCTGGTGGTTTAGGCCAGCCACAGCGCGAACACACGCGCCAGCCAGGCGGGCACGGGGCCTTAGCCACCACGGTCTGTCTTCGTCCCAAGATACTCACTCCTATCGCGACCCGTTCGCAATTTGTAAACATAGCAGTTGTTGCAAAGACCGCGCTTGAGACCCGTCACGACCGCCCCACACTCCTGGCAGGGCTTTGGCTGGACAGGTGGTCTGGGCTGCTCGGGGTTTCGGTCGATACCGGTACGTAGCCAATAACGGTAGCACGTCGGGCACTTGCCGTGGGTCGGCTTATTCGTTAGCGTGCTGCAGATCACGCACGGGCGCGGCGGCTTATATGGGTTGATCGCCTTCTCGGACAGGTAGGCATCGCGCTCGGTCCCATGCCGCCTGACGTACTCGTTACAAGCGTGGCATCGACCGTCGCGCAGGCCCTTGGCCAGAACACCACAGATGCGACAGGGCGTCGGCGGCTTGATGTGATGATTGGCGGGGTCGTGTAATGCGTCGAGGCGTCCATCTCTAGCCATGTGACAACGCCGACACAAGAAAGCGACGGATTCTCGACGGTTGTCCGACGTATCCACCAAATGATGCCGCTCAGTTGCCGGCTCACCGCAATCCTCACACGCGCCGAGATCAGGGTAGAGGCGCTGCGCTTGGCTGCGGCCACGGTTCTGATGGACCTGGCAGTCCTTGCAGGTGCTATTGTACCCGTCGCGGTAGCTCTTGTTATGGTTGAAGGCTGGCAGAGGCAACACGCGGCCACAATGGCGGCATGCTTTGGTCGCTTGTGGGGTAGACTGATCGTACATCGAGACCTACTTTCTCGGTGTCACGGGGCAAGGCGCTCACAACGCCGTTGCCCCATTTTGTTGTAGACGTCCCTATACTACTCCGGTGCAGCACGTAGCACAAGGCCAGCGCCAGATGTCCTAGCATGCCCATCAGAGCACCACCAGCACGACGAGCAGTACGAGCCAGAGCACGCTAGCCATGCACCACCCCCCATCCGCTATGCGGCGCACATGCCTCGGTCCACTCCACGCGGGCCTCGGCGGCGGCTTCACTCGCCAGCACGTGATCCCAGCGCACGCCGCGACTCGGGGGATCGCTCAGCAGTTCCGTCCGCACGACTCTGGTGGAGCGCGGCGCATCGATGAGCAGGCTGCAGTAGCGATCGCCCACGTTGCGCACCGTGATGTGTACGCTGCTCTCCCCCTCGCCGATCTGGATCGCTTCTCCGGCCTGCCGGGAGAGCACCAGGTATCCCCTGGTTCCCCGGCTTCCTGGTGCCCCCTGCGCGCCCTCTCTCTTCTTGTTGGCCATCCGTCCCTCCCTATTCCTTTGGAAAGGATAGATGGGCGGGGCAGGCGGACGCGATGAGACGTTTGGGCTAGGGACCAGGCAGCGGCGGCGGGTTCAGGCGCGGGCCGTTCGGGCCGTGCACCTGGGCCGGGTCGGCCAGCACGCTGATGTGACTGCGCGTCAGGCATCCGCAAAAACAACAACCTCGTGGTGGGCGTGCCTGCTCCTCGCCCGCCGGACCGGCGCGTACCACGAGGCCCGCACCGGGTATGCTGTAGCGCGCTTGGCAGCGCGGGCAGATCAGGTGCTCAGTTGACTGGCAGGCCACGATGGGTCGCCCTCCTCTCTCTCCACTCTTTCTGTTCAAGGGCGGTGACGGCCTCCGTGCGTAGCGCCAGGTACTCTAAGAAAGAGACGCGTCCCTGGCGCATGCCCCGCCACGCAAAGACCAGGCGGCGGCGCACCGGCCGCGGCAGCCCGGCCCAATGCTCCGGGCACAGGCTAAGGCTTGCGTGGTGTGTCCATTCATTGCAACCGCTCACAAAACACCGATGGCTCCGTCCGGGCACGCCGTGTGTTCTCCCTTCGGGGGTGGGTCTCGGACGCACAAATGGATGCGCTGTCCTTTCTATTCTCGCACGCACTCCGTTGCGCTAGTACGGAGTCCAGATGGAGCGGGCCGCACGGGGCGACCGGGGCCGGAGCGTGCGCATCGCCGTCGTCACCCAGCGCGTCCCTGAGAGCCCGTGCCAGGGTGCGGCGGATGCCCCGGGGCAGGTGCTTGCTCTGGGTCATGGGCTGACCTCCAGGCTAGCCAGGTCGGCGCGTAGCTCCGCGATCTCCCGCTCCAGCACGCGTAGACGCGCCAGCAGTCCGCGCGCCAGGCCCGCCGGGGCTGGCCCGGTGCCAAAGAGCAGCCAGGACGGGTCCACCTCCAGGGCACGCGCGATCTCGACCAGCGTGTGCAGCGGCGTGCGCTGCCGGCCGCTCTCCATGTTGGCGATCGAGGGGCGCGTGACGCCGACCAGGCGGGCCAGGTCCTCCTGGCGCAGGCCGAGCGCCTGGCGCGCCTCCTGGGCGCGGCGGCCCAGGCTGCGGTAGAGGAGCGTCTGCTCCTCGCCCCACTCCTTGTGGCGATCAGTCGGATAGGTGCGGCGCTCAGTCATGGCAGTCATGGCTGCTCCGGGGTGGGCAGGGTGCCCCACGTCCCCGTCTGGGGGTTGACCAGATAGGCATAGGTGCGCAGACCATACTCCCTGGCCAGCCTGATGGTGTGGAAGGTGCCCCGTGACTGCCCATCCCACGCCGCAACCAGCGCGCCACCCCCAGGCTGCCGTGCCGCCTGCTGCACCATGTCCACGTTGCGCGCCAGGCCCGCCAGGCGGTTGTACTGGCCCCGGTCATACCACACTGGGATAAAGCGCACGATCTCGATGCCGTTCTCTTTAGCCCAGCGCTCGCCCAGGCGATCGGTGCCCGGCGCCCCGCCCGAGTAGACCGCGGTGATCCGTAAGCCGTGCCAGCGCATGGTGTGGGCCAGGATGTCCGTCACAATGGTGTAGTCCCGGATCGAGCGGCTGCCGGCGATGATCGTGGTCACGTCAGGTTCCCATCCGTTGGCGTTTGCCGTCGCCTCGCACCATCACGTGTTCCGCTCTCGCGCGTGACGTCGCCCAGGGGCAACTGGGCCCGGTCCGGTGTGGTCTGTGCTCCGGTCATCGCGTGATCTCCTCCCGTGTGTGTGATGGTCTAGGGCGCGCCCGTGTTTGAGCGCGCCCCAGGCTGTCGATGCGCCCACCGCAGCGCGTGCACGTGAGCGGGTGCCCCGGGTCACGATCGGTCCAGCGCGTCCCCCAGGCGCTGGCCAGGACGTCGGGGTGCCGGGCGCACTCCAGGCAGTAGACGCCATCCTTGGTCCGCACGTGCATGATGGGGTAGTGGTCGTTCCTCGTGGTGCTCATCTGTTCTCCACATCTCTCCTCGGGCGTGTCCTTTTACCGAGTACGTTTCTGTGTCTGTGTATCCTGATACGTCACCTGAGCAGCCCGCGCCTGCTCAGGTCCTGGCTGTGGTCCGGTGGTCTGTGTGCTCTCCAGGCGCTCCAGCTCCTGCTGGAGTTGGCCGATCAGGCCGCGCATCCGGGTGCGGTCCACCTGGGCGAAGCGCCCCGAGCGCGTGCGCGGCGTGTCGGGTAAGAGGTCGTGCACGCCGACGCCCAGGCCCCGTGCCACCAAGAAGAGCACGCCCAGGTGCGGGCTCATCGTGCCCGCTTCCAGGCGGTAGATGGTGGCGCGGTCCACCCCGGCCACCCTGGCCACGTCCTCCACGCGCAGGGCCTGGGCCGTGCGGTAGGCGCGCACCCGCTTGGCTACCTGGCCAAGGTACGCCTCCACGCCCGGGTCATCCGCGCTGATCAGCCTGGGCACCGCTCCCGCTACCTCCTCCCTCTCCCGTTCGTCTCGTCCAGTGCCCCGTATGAGCGCAGCACGTCCATGGCCTGATTGATCTGTTTGGCTCGCTCCTCGCTTCCTCCTTTATCGGGATGGTGTATTTTAAGCAGGGCCCGATACGCGGCTTCCACAACGCAGGATGGGGCCCCCGGCTGGACATAGAGCGTGCGGTAGGCCGTGCCGACGCTAGGCACGCTCGTGTTCTGTGTTCCATAGCCCGCCGAGTTGTAGCGAAAGCTCTCCTCCCAGCGCCCGAAGAAGTCCTCAGCACGCCCATAATCGTACCCGGACCCCCCTGGGCCAGCATAGCTCTGGCGGGCGCGCGCTCGCTGCTGGCGGGCCTGCTCCTGGGCGCGGCGGGCCCGGTCTGCCCGATCGCGCTCGCGCGCCCCGTGGGCAGCGGCCTCATCCCGCGTGAAGCGCGCCCGGAACTCCTCCCGCCCCTCCCACTGCACCGCTGCCTCGCCCGAGGGGACTCCCCAGTCGAAGACGCGCCGGCACCACGCGTCGAGCAGCCCGAACTGGTGCCCGGGCACGCTCCAGATGTGCGTCCCTGGGTCGTAGCGGCGGCCGATCCCGACGGGCAGAGCGTCCTTAAAGCTCTCCTTGATGGCCGCAAACGCGTCACCCTTCGCCCACCATTTGACCTGCCAGCGCTCGCCATCGAGCCAGATGCGCACGCCCATCTGTGGCGAGGACCCCGCGTGCCCGGCGTTCATGCGTCCGTCTCGTCTGGCTCCATGCAGTCGTCCCTGCCGTCGAGGTGGACCTGCACGTGCTGGTAGGCGTCCAGCTGGCCCTCCGCGTGCGCGATGCGCAGCAGCGGGATCAAGTGCTCCTGGGCCCAGTGCGTCCGCTCCTCCTGGTTCGTCCCAAAGCGCGCCTGCTCCAGCATGGCCAGACCCATCTCGTAGCCCATGATGACCAGGCGCTCCAAAAAGCCCTCATCGGGGGGCATCGGCCCCTCCTCCAGGCAGCGCACGACCGCAGGGTGCAAGGGGCCGGGCGCATCGGGCGAGAGCGTGATCTCCCAGGTCATGCCCCCGTGCTCCTGGTCGTAGGGGTCCCCGCCCACGATGTCGGGGCGCTGTCCCGCGGGCCAGGGACCGTTACTAAAGATGCGCGGCTTCTGCTCCATCGCTCGTTACTCTCCTTGCTTCTGCTGTGTGTGTGGCTGTGTCGGGTGCCCCTGTGGTGCCCTCGCCCACAGGCTCTGTTTGTAGGATAAGCTGACCGGCGTCCACCTGACGACGGCGGCGGGTCTCGGCGGCATGGCGGGCCCGCATGGGCGCGTCCATCGTGTTGTGACAAAGCTGACACAGACAAAGGACATCCGCAGGGTCGGTGCTGGTGAGCGGAATCCCCGGCTTGTGCGCTAAAGTTAGCACCACGCGGCTTCCCGTGACGGGGTGTGGCTCATGGTTGCGTGCCCTACAGTCTGGGTACGCGGGCGATCCTTCACAGCACCCACCAGCGCGCTCAAGAACCTGCTGGCGCAAACTCTCCCACTCCAAGGGGTAGTCTTTGCGGTTCCACGGCACGGCTAGACTCCTTCCTCGCTCGGTGTGTGTGGGCTGCTCTGCTCCCATTCCGCGATGGCCGCGAAAAGCACATAGGCTTGCGCCGGCACAACACAATTTCCCAGGCCGCGGAGCCTGGGCACGCGGTCCCTGATGCCCCTGCCCAAGCGCGGCGCTTCCCACGCGTGCTGGCGCTCTCCGGGGCGGGCGGGCCAGCGCGGCGCGCGCGCCAAGGCGTACGCCTGCGCTAGAAGAGGGGCAGTTGCCCGGTCGCCGCCCTGCACGCAGGGGTCTTCCGCGGACGCCTGATCCTGGCTTTGGCTACCGGCGCCTCCCTGACCCGCTTGCGGGGTGCTGGCGGCACGTCCGTCCAGCCCGACGGCAGACCAACCAAGTTCTCCACCCACTCCGGATGAAGCTGTCCCGTCGCCCCCGTCGCTGCCACGGGACGTGGCAGCGAGGCTGCGTGAGCGCCCCGCTCGGTCGCGCTTGCTCCCGGTTGCCCCTTGTAGTCGCGGCTGCAGGGCGTCGCCCAGGCCCCGTTCGCCGCCGTCGTGGCCAGGCCCGGCGCCTTGCGTCGGCGCTGACTGGGGCTGTCCAGGTTGTGTGCATCCTGCACCGTGGGTGTCGGCCAGGCCGACACCCCATCCGGGTCTCGGTCCTGCACCTCCTGGCTCTGGTGAACGGCGCTCGGCAGCATCAGATCGCCCTTGCGACCATGTTGGTTCGGACCCCCCTTCGCCCCGTCGCTGGCCCTGGGCGAGGGCCAGGCCCTCGCCGTCATCTCCCGCACCGTGTGCCCTGGGTCGACCTGCCGCTTCTTGCCCTCGGAGGTCATGCCCGTCAGGCTCATGCCCCCCTTCGGCTGGCGACCCCCACCAGGCACGGTCGGCGTTGGCCACATCCGCGTCGCATCCACCAGCGTCACCCCGCTGTGGTGCTGGCTGCCTGGTGTCCGCCGTGCTGTGGCGTTCGCCGTGTTGCTCGCGTCGTTGGCCACCGGCGTCGGCCAGTCCAGGTCTCGGTGCGCCTGCTGTGCCTGGACCGCGATCGCCAGAGGCGTCCCGCAGCCATTGCCGTTGTTGTACTCCTGCCTCAAGCGTTCGCGGCGTGCCAGCCACGAGTCCAGCCTCTCGCCATCGTTGGGATTCGCTGCCGCTGGCGTCGGCCAATCGCGTTTCCGCTCGTCGGGCGACGATGAAGACCCGCTCGCGCCGGTGGGGCGCGCCGACATCTGAAGCGCCCCAAGTGCCCCATCCGCACACATACCCCAGCGCGGATAGCTCTGCGAGTATTCCCCCCATGGCCGGCTCCCCGCTGCCGTGTCGAAGAGAGAGAAGGCCAATTGGGTTCTCAAAAATCGCCCACCGGCATCCAACGTCGCCAGTAATTCGGAGGGCCTCACCCCACAGCCAGCGCTCGTCCCGGTTGCCGCGTCGGCGACCCGCCGCACTAGCTGGCTGACACGGTGGGCCAGCGATGATACAGTCGATGGGCCAGACTCCATCGCGTCTGAGTCGGGCGGCGTCAAGATCTCGTACATCGTCATACAGCGGTACCTCCGGCCAGCGCTCACGCAGCACGCGCCGGCAAAACTCGTCCTTTTCCACGAAGGCTATGGTCTGGAAGCCCGCCGCTTCCGCCGCAATATCGAAGGCCCCGATACCCGCGAACAGGCTGAGCACGCGCAGCGGCCTCTGCTGCTCCATGGCTAGGCTCCTTTGCGCGCGGGTATGTCGGTGTCGCCGGGACCTGGAAGACCCGTGCGCAGAAGCTCTAGAAAATCAACCGAGTTCCCGTGTGCCGTACACCCCTCACACCA